AAATGAGCGATCAAAATCTTGCACGTTATTGGGACCAAAGGTCTAAAACCTGGAGTGGCATTCCAGAGCCTTTAAAACCTACAGATGAAGACATTTCTGTTTTTAATGTTATGCTTTCAAAGTATTCAAAGACAAATTCTGATGCACTAATCTTAGGTGCTACGCCAAAACTTTACACCTTAGACCAAGGCTTAGAAAGAGTTTGTGTTGATATATCTCAGTCTATGATATTAGAAAATCATAATGAAAATGTTCGATTTGTTCAAGGTAATTGGCTTCATATGCCATTCATACCTAGTAGTTCTATTGGGTATGTTGTTGGTGATGGTGTCCTAACATTGCTTAAGTTTCGAGAACAATATGAAATGTTTTTTAAGGAACTACATAGAGTTATGGAACTTGGTGCCGTATTTATTGTAAGAGTTTTTGCTCGCTCTATTCACTTAGCATTATTGCAAGGCAATGAACATGTTGATAGATTTAAAGGCTATATGGCCAAAAGCGAAGATAATCTTGTAGTGGATCACGAATTTGATATTACTTATTCCTTTCCAGACTTAATAGATGTTATTGATATTGCAGCTGAATGGTTTCCATTGATGGCCATTGAGTTCCCTCATGGGAATGTAAACTTTCCTATTCTTTGCTTTGTGAAGTCTTAATGAAAAGTATATTGTTAATGTTTTCAGGTGGCTTGGATTCTTTGGCTGCCTTATATCTATTGTTAACAGATCCTAAATATGCTGAATATTCAATTCATGTTCATCATGTTGAAATTGTTAATAAAGAATGGCGACATTTGGCAGAACGAATAGCTGTACAGAGTATCTTTAAGTATCTTAAGGATAATAAATATAAAGACTTTGATTATTCAGAGTCCTCTATTACAGTTCCTGCTATTGGTAATAACTTCCTTTGGGATACGGACATTACTAGTTTTATTTCAGGATATATGTCTTTATATGGCAACCATACTATTGCGTTTGGTGTTAATAAAGATGACTTAACCAGAGTTAATAGCAGACAAATGATGAGAGCAGCTTCTCTCTTTGGCAGCTTCTCTGATCCTAGACGTAAACTTTATCCTGTTTCCCATTTAACAAAGCAAGAGCTTTATGATCTTCTTCCCAAAGAACTTTCTGAATTGTCATGGTCATGCAGAACTCCAGTATTAGAAAATAATATTTGGACTAAGTGCAAGAAATGCCATACATGTATAAGATTGTCATTGCTAAGGATGGTTGATTATAAACCAAATACTTAGGTGTATTAAGATGAAAAAGATTATAGCATTAGCATTTATCATACTATTAACGGCCTGCGAACGTAAGACTGTTGATGTTGCAGGTAATTATGCTATTCCTCAAGAATTGTCTGATTGTATCTTTAGGCGTATGGATTCTCATACTGCTTTCTTCATTACTGTTGTTCGTTGTCCTAATAGTGCAACTACCACTGTTCAAAGCGATAAAGCTCATACGACTACGATTGTTGTTGATGGAGTTAAATATACTCCAGCTCAATAATTGTTGCTATTGATATCATAGCACTTAGCATATATAATATATTTAAATCATCAATAAGGAAGAATTAAATGGGCTTTATATATGCTTTAATATGTCCAGAATCACAAACAATTAGATATATTGGACAAACAAAAAGAACATTAAATATAAGATTGGCTCAGCATATTTCAAGATGCAAGATTGCCAAGAAGAAATATAACCATAAAGAACAATGGCTCAGAAAGCTTATATCTAATAATTCAATTGATAGCCTACAGATATTGTTAATTGAAGAATGCAATGATGATCTTCTCAATACTCAAGAAATCTACTGGATAGATTACTATTCTAATAGTTGCCAATTAGTTAATGGCACAATAGGCGGATCATATGTCCCTATATTGGTTGGTGTAGATAATCCAAATTATGGTAAGAAATTATCAGAAGAACGATTACTTAAGCTTAAGCAAAGAATTGGTGATGCTAATCCTAATTATGGAAATCACAATAAGCCTTCTGGTGAAGTTATTATAAAACGTAAAGAAGCGATGATTGTTTTTGAAAAATTTCAACAATCTAGAAAATCTGAAGAGTATAGAAAGAAGATTTCTGATATATAATTAAATACTGTCTTGGTACTAGATGAAGATTTTAAAATTATTTCTGCTTATAAAAATGCAACTATTGCTTCTGTTGCACTTGGATTTACGCGTGGTAACATAACTAATGCTATTAGAGCTAAACGTCAAATTGGTAAACAATCTAAAAATAAATATTGGGTGTGTTATGAAAAAGACCTCGGAAATTTTATATAAATATCCAAGAACGCCACACTTACCTCATAGCCCTGGCGTTACTTCTGACGATAAAATTCATAAAGATATGACTTTTTTCAATGGCAAAGAAGTTGTAGTTACACTTAAAATGGATGGTGAAAATACGACTATTGGCAATGATTATTATCATGCAAGATCTTTGGATAGCAATAATCATCCTAGTAGGAATTATGTTAAAGGATTTGCCGCTCAAGTTATTTATGGCAATCTTCCTGGTTTGTGGAGAATTTGTGGTGAGAATCTCTTCGCTAAGCACTCAATCTATTATAAAGACCTAGAGTCATACTTCTATGCTTTTTCTATTTGGGATAGTACAAATAAGTGTCTTTCTTGGGATGACACAATTGAGTGGATTAGTCTTATAGGATTGTTTCCAGTTAAGACAATCTACCGCGGTATTTACAATCAAGACCTTATTGATAAGGCTTTCTCTACTTATGCAAATGATCATGAAGGATATGTTGTGCGTCTAACGAGTGCTATTTCTTATAATGATTTTGAATTATCATTTGCAAAATTTGTTAGAGCTAATCATGTTCAGCCAAATTCTGAACATTGGATGCATTCTCAACTTATTAAAAATGAACTAAGAGAATTTTAAATTATGGCTTTATTTGGTAGCATCGTAATGATGCTTTTAGGCATATGTGTTTGTATTGCCGCTGGTCTCTTTACTATGCTTGCCAATGGTATGTCTACATCTCCTTTAACTTTTGAAGAAGTATTATTCCTTATCTACTTATATGCAGCTGGCATCTTTTTGGTTTTCTTTGGTGCATACTATTCACCAATTCATATTACGGTAATTTAATCATGGTTATGAGTCTTAAAGAATACATGGAACGGAAAGAAAGAGGCGAGGAAGTGTTTAACTTTCCTTCTAGCGGTCTTTCTAAAGATGATGCATTTTATGATGGTTTAGGCGAAATGATTGAAGAAACAGGATATATAGGTCACATGGGATGTGTTGGAATGCGCGGACATACAGGTTTAGATGATGAGCTTATTTCCTAATAGAATCTCTTGGGATGTTCCAGAAGCACCTCACCCAGGCTCCTATGGAGCCGTTAGACGCCATGATCGTCACACTGGAGTAGATATATACGTTCCTGAAGGAACTCCTGTCTATGCCCTTGAAGATTGCCGTGTAATTGATGTTTCCTACTTTACTGGTCCAAATGCTAAACCGCCTTGTCCGTGGTGGGAAGAGACTTGGGCTGTCACTGTGATAAATAAAAGCTCTACTTATTTATTGTATGGTGAATTAACTCCTGTTGTTCTTGAACATGATCAAAGAAAAGCTGGTGATATCATTGGCTATGTTAAAAGAGTCTTAAAGACAGACAAAGGCTTACCCGTATCAATGCTTCATGTTGAAATGTATAGTCATTTATTAGATGAACACCCTTACTGGCATCATGATGAACCTTCTCCGTATGGCTTATTAGATCCAACTTCATATTTAAAGCAATTTAAATAAACCTCTTTACTGGAGATATGGCTGAGTTAATTATGGATAATTATGAATTCAAAACAAAAAGGTAATATTGGAATTGGCATGGCTATTGCCCATTTCACAAAACTTGGACTTACAGTATCTTTGCCTCTTACTGATAGTCAAGATTATGATATTATTGTAGATATAGACGGTGTTTTACAAAAAGTGCAAGTAAAATATACTGCAAGTAAAGCAACTAGTAATCACTACATAGTGCCATTAAGATCTATTAGCGGTACTACTCGAAAAATTTATAAAACCATCATAGAAACAGATATAGACATTTTGTTTATATATTCTGAAGATGGTAACTCTTATTGTCTTTCAATTAATGATTTGTCCAATGTTAATATGTTGACACTGAATGAAGAATTTAAAGAAAAATATTTAATTAAATAGTGAGTTGGATGAGCGGTTTAAATCGGTATCCTGCTAAGATATTACTCGTACTAATAATACGGGTCGTGGGTTCAAATCCCACACTCACTGCCACTAACTATCTCCGCCAATTTAACTATTCCTTCTGGAAACAACTGTGAACTTTATTATGAAATTTATTGCTAAACTGTTTAGCAAACCTTCTGCACCATTGACTATCAATGATGTCGTATCTCAATTTTCTAAGATGATTAAAGATCTTAATACCATTGCAGACAATCAACGTGCTTCCATTACTTCTTGTGATTTAAGTATTCAAGCGCTTGAAGTGAGAAAAGCTAACAATTAGGTTGAACTTAATCGTGCAACCGCTATTGCTGAAAAAATCAATAACATTATTGAATAATTCCTTTAGCATTTAAAAGGATGTTTATATGTCTGCTCAATCTTATGAATCTCATCGCATGGGGTTAATGGGATATATTGATGATCGTCCGAGCTTCATGTCTTATGGGGATGAAATTCATGCCAATGAGTATGAACATATGCGTATGATTACTCTAAAAGAGAGGTCCAAATCAATGGCACAAACTGCTATTCCCGTCCTTACGGCACCTTGGGATAAGCCAGTATTGTCTTTAACTGATAATACTGCGTATACCTACAATCCTTATCTTTCTCAAGCGGATAAGTTGTATGAGGTAAGCCCTTCAAGTATTGCGTCTTATTTAAAGGAATTGAATAAACGTTTTGCCTTGACTCATGGTCAAAAACTGTTCTTTATGTATTCTGCAAAGATTACTGATTATTTCTATGCTAATACGGGTAGAACTTATCGCAAAGCTGATGATGATGTTTATGAGATGATTTGTGAAATTGTTTACTCATCTTATAGAAATGGATCTGATGGAATACGCGATGGACTTGGTGAAACAAGTGGTGATAGACCAGGCTTAATGCATAATCTTAGAAGATATTTTTCTAATATAAAAGCAACCCTTCCATGTAAGATGAATTTTGGAATGACCACTCCGTACTTTGGATGTGGTGGCGACTCTTTATATGATGCTATTAAATCAAATATTTTTCTAATTGATAACAGAAAGCATGTTCCTTTTGATAAGGATATGTATGTTGAAATTGATGCTGCTGAAAATTTTGATTTAACTCATAGAGTGGACAATAAGATGACTAGTTTCATTAGAAGTCCTTACACTTTTATGTTTGCAGTAGACTTTAATGCTTTAAGGTTTATCTTAAAATGTTTTGCCATATTGTGCGAAAATAAACATTTTGAAAAAAAAGTTGTAACTCTTGAGCAATGGTCTCCTGCAAAAGTTGATGCAGACTTTAAAGAGTTTTTAGATCCTATTATTAAATTACCTCAGATACAGAAGAATATCGTGGCCTCACCAGTTAACACTACCGCTGAAGCATTAAGTTCATTAGCAGTTCTTAAAGCTGCTAAAACTAAAGCTGCCCCTAAACCAACTGCTACTATTGTAGCGAAGAGTGATAAAACGACTACATTGTCTACACAAGTCGATCAAATTAAAGATGCTAACTTACAAGCTTTTGCTTTAGCTGGTAAAATTGAAGCTGGTAAAGCTGTCATTGCTTTAATTAAAACCCAATTAGCTGATAAAGTTCCAGAAGGACTTACAATTTGGACTCAGCATCCAGCTTTTGATTTAATCGTTGCAAACTTAGCAAACATTGCTATTCAACAATTTGCAGCTGACCATCCAAAGGCACAGTTTGTTAACGAAGCTTTGATGATTGCTTCTGCTCAAACTCTTGTTCAAGCTTTTAACATTCCTGGTTTTATCAGAGATGTTCTTGATTCTACTAAAATTTAATTTTTAGTGACCCAAATTACGACATAGTGTAATGGTAGCACGTATAAAAATTTCTGTGATAACTTCCTTCTCCTTAATAGGATGCGATAATTACAGTTACTTCTATTGGGTAGATAAGGTCTGGGTTCGATTCCCAGTGTCGTAAATATTTTATTAACAGGGTATTGACATTATGGATATTATGCGTCTTAATATTCCACGTGATCAAAAGAAAACGGTTCGTTATTTCAATCCTCCTCGTGGATGGGCTACTGACAATGTTGTAGTAGGCGAAAGAGCTGTTGTTTATACTATTGATCATCCATCACCATTTGTAACGAATGGACAAGCATGTTACACATCTCCAGTTGTTTCTTACAATAAAGACACTGATGAGATTGAGACAGTATTCACTATTTATATTCGCATCAGAGACAATGATGAACAAATAGATTCAACCAAAACTAGTCGTAATAACTAGAAATGATTTAAGTGCTGGTTATCAATCAGTACAACCAGCTCATGCTGTAGCGCAATTTGCTGTAGACCATTATGATACTTTTAAGAAATGGGATGCAGAATCTAAGTATATTATTATTTTATCTGCTAATGATTTAGAGCATCTAAATAAACAGATAAATAAGATAAACCATCTTAATGTTGATTTTTCGGTATTCAATGAACCCGATATACAAAATCAAACAACAGCAGTATGTTTTTATGCAGAGACTGATAAAGCAATTAAAATGTTTTCTCATTTACCTCTGGCATTAAAGAATTATAGGTCATTGGTGTAATGAAAGCACAGCACCCTTTGACGGTGTTAGTTGAGGTTTGAGTCCTTGATGGCCTACCATAATTAAATTAAAACAATGCGGACGTAGCCCAGCGGTCGAAGGCACTGGATTGCAAATCCAATTAGAGAAATCTACGCGTCTGTTCGAATCAGACCGTCCGTTCCATATTTAAAATATTTAGAGATTTAAAATGACATAGATTCATCATATAGATTCAATAGTTCCTATTGTATTCCATTATAATAAACAGCATAATATTGATTCAGCAATTCCTCCTTGGGTTGTTAAAGCAAAAGGTGAAACACATTATGTTAACCATATAGATGTTGATAAAGGGATTGGCTTCTCAACTCGTGAGACACCTGATAATCCACATACTAAGGCTAGTTTAAAATTCAAAGGCAAATTAACTATTGAAAAACAAAATGATGAAATCATTGCCAAGATTTATTTGTAAATGTATTAGGTATTAATATGAAAAAGAAGAAACCAAAGCTTGTAAAGTTTAATCCTGTCGCTATGCATCAACTGATAAACAGAGGTGGTAGACATGGGCCAACTGGCAAAGCTATTCGTCGTCAACAAAAAGTTGACATTCAAAAAAATATTGATACAATATAAAAATTACATAGCGTAAAGCTATAAACCGAACATGTGTTTGTTGCAATAGATGCGGGTTACTTCTTTCTTTTGATGAAAAACCAAATATCCTGCGTCAATCTTTATCTCTTACACATTCTTATTCCTTTCCTCCTTGGATTTATATCATGAGAATCTTAGCATTAATTGCTACCATTATTTTATTAATAATCCTTTGTTGGATGTTGTTCCATACTTTGTTATTTCCATTAGCTAAGTTTGTATTCATCATTGTCTTACTCTATATGTTTGTTAAGACTTTTAAATACGCTTACTATGGTAAAGCAATTTAGTTTTTGGGTGTGCGCCAGAGCGGGAGAGCTGGGGCGGACTGTAAATCCGTTGTCTTCGACTGAATAGGTTCGAATCCTATGACACCCACCAAATATCCCGAATTAGCTTAGCTGGTCTAAAGCTGCCCCCTCTAAAAGGGCCATCACAGGTTCGAATCCTGTATTCGGGACCAATTTTTTAACGGTACAGTTCCCGAGCGGTCAAAGGGAATGTCTTGATAAGGCATCACGAAAGTTTCGCAGGTTCAAATCCTGCCTGTACCACCAATTAAAGCCCATTTAAATAAAATTATTATTTATCCAAAGCTCTTCAGTTAGTCTAGGATTAAGAGTTGCAAACTTATACGCTATAATAATTATCTGATACTAAATGGCACAATTTTAATAAAGGCTGTATATGTCCTCAATGCCATTGTTTGTAGATATGGATGGAGTCGCTTGTGACTTCAATAAAGAAGCTTCTCGTATGGTTGGAAGATCATATGAAGAATTAACTTCTCATGAAAAAATAGATTTTTGGCATTACACATTCACTCCTGAATTCTTTGAAAGATTAGAGCCTGCTCCTTTCTTAGATGAGTTTTTAGATGGTGCAATGGATTTCTTTGATGGCGATGTAAGGTTTTTAACTGCCTTGCCATTAAATAGAAAAGATTTAGCCTATCAATCTGCTGCTTGTAAAATGAATTGGGTTCGTCGTAATTGTAAGCGTGATATTCCTGTAACATTTGGTCCGTTTGCAATTGACAAACAAAGACATTGCTTAGGTAAGACTTATAGCTTATTAGATGACAACAAGAAGAATGTTGCTCAATGGCAAGCAAGAGGTGGAATAGCAGTCCATCATAAGGGTATTGACACGTTGTTAGATAGTTTAATATTATTAACGACGTAAACGAATAGGTGTCCCGCTACCTTAAATGCGGATCATAAATTGTTGCGGTGTGTCAGAAGTCTGGTATCTGGGAGGGCTCATAACCCTCTGCGTAAGCCTCGTGGGTTCGAATCCCACCTCCGCTACCATATTGTATAGAGAGTCCCATACTACGGTAATTAAAACCTGTGCTATCGTTCTCTATTCATGAGGTGTATAAGGTTTGGCCATTGTGACCTGTAAAATTGCCTTATTACATAACATAGGGTTCATATGTTGCCACTTAAAACAAAGGACGTGAGTGCCTTTGTAAGTTCCTGTGCCCTTCCACCTATTGCTTCTGGCGATATGAGTCACACCCAAGTGTGTTTAAGAGATCAGTGGCGCTAATTTAAGAGTTTGTTATGAAAATGGAAAAATTAATACCGCTTTATGACGAATTCTACGAGTCGGTTTGTAAAGTATCAGAAGATATTGATCCTCATAATAATCATAATTGGTCTTCATTGTCTATTGGCTGGGCTCTTGCTAAAGGATTGAATCCTGAAGATGCTCTTCAATTTGCACAATATGCAAGGTTTACTAAGTATTATGAAAAGAGTTAAGAGTTTCTTTAAGTGTGTTAAAACAACACAAGATCATACGCTAAGAAGAACCGATTCTGCTATTTTAATTAAGGTATTTTATACAGTATCTTATGATAATAATAAATCTACTACGTCATGTGTCTCTGTTAGATGTGCTGAACAAGATTTAGTTTCTAATAGAAAAGAAATTGCTGATCAATTAAGATCTGCAAGAAAGTTATTGCGTAGTAAATTAAAAAATTAATATCCCATCCAATGGAAGGCTTGATGCATACGAAGCATTGAATAACAGGTTCGAATCCTGTATGGGGTTCCAGTAAAGCCTTAGATAGTCTCAATATAGAACAAGTTGACCACCCATTTCTGGAAGCAGTCATCCCTGTATACTTTCTAAGCATTAATTTCAGTATGTCGGATAGCGGCAATTCCGCCACGTTTGGGACGTGGTTTATCGAAGGTTCGAGTCCTTCCATACTGACCAAGTTTTATAATTCGTAAAGAGCATTGTATGAAATGGGCCACGGCATTATCGGGCCTTCATACTCGGACGGCAAATCTATATGCAGGTTTGTATACAGGACACGTAATGAGAGATTATTCTCGTGAGGGTGGAACCCGAACCTCAAAGCTAAGGGGTCGCTGCTACTGTGTAATTATAAATTATTTAAAAGAGATCCATTATGGACGATACAGATTTATATAATGAAGCTTTAAATGATCTTGTTGATGAATGGCATGAAAGCGATTCAGTTCAAGAACTTTATGAGTATATTGGCATGACTTGGGAAGAATATTCTGATTGGGTCTATGACTCTAATGATATTCCTGATCGCATTAAGGATCTTATTGATCAATTCTCATAAGGAGGCATTCATAGTGAATGAATTGCACCAATTAAGACTCGTAGTAAGAGCTACTCTTGCTAGTGAAGAACTTAAGAATGAAATTGTTATGGATTTAATCAAAACTAAATTATTGCATGATTGCATTTATTTTGGTGGAGAAGATTCTATAATTGTGTACTTTAAAAAACTTTCTCAAAGTAATATTGATTATATTATTTCAGAATTTGAAGATTCTAAGTTTGTTAAATTAGAATTTGGCGTAAATAACGACTATGTAAAAATAGTTATTGATAAAACCGTAGAGGTGTCAAATGGCGAAGTTAAAAACTAATACTCTTAGAGATATTAATTTAGCGGCTAGAACTATTGTTAATGCTGATAAAGCTTTAACTGTTATTCTTAAACACTTATCAAATTTTAAGTCTGCTAAGACTAAAAAAGAAACCACTACTACGGAATAATCTTCATCATGTGTAAACCTGTTGTAGAATATCATTGTAATAAACTTCCTGCTCCTACGCTTAATGTAGGAGAATCTGCCTATATATTCCCAGCGGAATTAATGATCAGAGAAGATGATAATGTTGTTCAAAGAAAATATGGCTTAACTAAGACTGATGAGATTGTATTTGTCAATCCTGAAGATGGTTCATTTGAAACTTTTTCAGTACGATATGTTTTAGTAAGCAAGTAAAGAGCAGACTGTTTGTAGGTTTAACGCATTAACCTTCTAGATAAAGATGTTTCCTAGGACATCGCATTGAATCTCTACTAGGAGCTAATTTTGGTAATACTGATTCTATTAGGTATTTAATTTATATTAGAGCTAGTCTGGTCTCTATATAGGTATTACTATAAAATAATCTCATAAGAATACTACTTATGAGCGGGAAAAACTCTACATAAGACGATACGATGTAGGAATTCGTGGGAGTTAGAAGCCACAGTATAAGTCTCTATACTAAACTGGATTGACAGATGAGGCACTATTTCTATTCTGTGTAGCCCGCAAGGTGCGGGAGAATGCTGTTAACATTCCATAGCTTGGTTCGATTCCAAGGCGCAGAGCCAATTTTGTAGTATGTGACATGATTCGTAGTAATACGGCCTAGGTGGATTCCAAAATCATACTACACTGGAGGGCAGGTAAGCATTCCCGATCTAGATTAAGTTCTAGTGAGGCGCTCCTGTCTAAAGAAGCAGCTATGCTCTAAATAGCACTAATTCGGGAATGTAGTTTAGTCGGTTAAAATACAGGATAATAATCCAGGAGCCAGTGGTTCGAATCCACTCTTTCCCACCATAATGATTGAGTAGCTTAGCAGGTAGAGCAAAGGTGGTTATACATCTTCTGCGCTGGTTCGATCCCAGCCTCTTTCGCCAATTTTAATCGTAAGTGCTCCCAAGGGTAAAAGGAATCCCCGTTCATATAAATATCTTATGTCAGGCTGTAATGACAGGACACAGAGAACAGCTACGATTAAATCAACTTAAAAACAGAAGGTAATATAGAATGTCAAAAACAGCTAGTGGTATTAGTGGCTACGTTTATACAGCTAAAAGTATTGGTGATTCATTTCAACCATTTTATCGGTTTACTCAGAAATAAAAGAATTCGGAAGGTAGCTCAGTTGGTAGAGCGGGACATAGCAGTCCGCGTCGATGGTTCGAATCTATCCCTTCCGACAAATTAAATGGCTTGCGATCTGGGATTAAGAAGGTCTCCAACACCATCTGTGCGCGGTTCGATTCCGTGGCGGGCCGCCAAATAACCAAGGAACGTTATGACAATTAATATTAAGCCTAAGTTTATTGCTCTAGAAGGCTTTAAAGAATGGATTGAAAATGCTTTTGACTTATTCCGTAGAGAATATGCTGAAGAATTAGAAAGTTCAATTCCAACACAAATTGATAGTGAAAACATTTTTAAATACTTATTAACTCCAATGCATGCGTCACATTTTAATGATGTCACTCAAATTGGTACAAGCTGCATTATGGTAGCTTATGATGATAAGATTTCTATGGTTTCATTTGGTAATGATGGTTTGTTTATTTATAAGAATGAACATCTATCTGGTTATAATAAAGATTTTGATCCTTCTATTAAAAAAGAAGAAACTTCAAAACTGTTATTGCCTACTTAAGAATTTTGCTCGCTTAGCTCAGTTGGTAGAGCGCCATCTTTACACGGTGGATGTCGTCAGTTCGACTCTGACAGTGAGTACCATTTACAATGTCACATGTTTACATGTGTACCAAAATACGGGGAAGACGCCCATCGGGGGCATCTACTGACTCTAAACTTTTTACTTCTTGATTGATTGCAAATTAAAGTCATACATCTAAAAGTTCAACTCTTTTCTTCCCCACCTAATTATACTGTGTTCATATAGTGGTTATTATGCCAGGCTGTCTACTTGGTCACAGGGATTCGAATTCCCTACGCGGTGCATTCCAGCTTATTGATGTCCTATCAGTAAACTAATAAAATCAGAATTTATTAGTAAGATATAGCAAATGAAAATATTGTTTTTAACTGGTGCTGGACTTAGTGCCAATGCAGGTTTGCCTACTTATCGTGGGCCTGACGGTGTTTATACAAACACTGATTTTAAGATAGAAGATTTCCTTACTTTCAAAAACTATAAAGCCAATACTGATGTTGTCAGGGCTTATATGGAAGATATGAGAAAGAAGTTCTCTGGAGTTCCACCTTCTGATTGGCATACTTATATTGCATCTCTTCAGAAGGATCATGACGTTCTTGTAGTTACCCAGAACATTGATGGTTTACATCAGGCTGCTGGATCTAAGAATGTTGTGGAGCTTCATGGGAATGCTCACAATCTTATTATTAGGGATGGTATTGAAACTCCTGATATTGTATTTTTTGGTGATCACATTAGTAATGATAAAATGTGGCACATTTATAGATGGGAAAATAATGAAGACATAGATCTTTGTATTATTATTGGAACATCAATGCAATTTGGTTATCTGTATGAGATAGGATACATGGGCAAGAAAGTTATACTTGTAGACAAAGATCCTAATCATCCTTGCGCTTCTTCTGTTGATTATGTTTATCAAAACATTACAGAAATTGCTACTCATATTAAATATGGATTAACCTATGTATGAAATTCCTGAAGAAGGTTTATTGTTAGATAGGTATTTTAGACCTGCTACATATCAAAAGATTCTTGATCTTATTGGTGATGCTTCTTGGAAGTTTGGATGGAAGACATCCAACAATGTTCCTGAATATGTATTTAATTGTACATATGTAAAATGTAATAGAGGTGACACTCACGACATTCAAGACGAATTACCAAATGATACGCTTCGTTTAGTTTGGAAGATTCTTAAAGAAGAATTTGAACTAAAGAAATTGTTAAGATGTTATGCTAATTTAACTGTACATGGTGTCGATGCATATCCACATGTAGATGTTGAAGAAGACGATGTTCTTACTTTTGTTATTTATATTTGTGATCAATGGGATATAGGCTTTGGTGGATCAACTCTTTTATATAATAAGGATACTATTATTAGAGCAGTAAGTCCTAAACCGAATCGTATGCTTGTTTTTCATGGCAAACAATTGCATTCTGCTACATCTGTTACTAGGATGTGTAGTTTGCCTCGTATCACTTTAATGTTTAAGGCAAGTAAGTAAATGAATCTTAATAATTTAAAAGAGGTTAATGGCCTTTCTGAAGCTCTTCGTATAACTGAAAAGGCTATACTTTATTACGATGCATCTTGGAATGATTCTAGATGTAATGGCCCTCATGTTATTAGTTGTCATCAACAGTTTATGCCTGATGATAAGCAAATTTCTGGCTTTCAGCATGAAGTAATGCCTGATAACGATCTTCGTGCAGCATTTCGTGTTTTCTATACTAAGCGTAAAATTAACATCTTGAATAGACTTCAAGAGCTTGGTGTAACTGTGTAAGTTTAATGGGACTATAGCCTAGCGGTCAGGCATCTGGCTTTTAACCAGTCCAAGGTTGGTTCAACTCCAACTGGTCCCACCATTTCCCGATCACATATCGTGATCATTTTTATTAACCTATAAAAAGGTAATTTTTTATGAGCGGTGCTATCCCTCAAATCCCTCAATCTTCGTATTACAAAGTAACTCAAGTCAATGGCAAACCTGCTTTTGTACTTCATGATAATTCTTTCCGTTATCTGCTTGTGAACAATTTTGATATTTTAAATAAAACAGTTATTCATGATGATGATACTGATGCAGTAAAGCGTGAAAAGAACAAGATTATGATACCTGTCGATGCTTTTATTGAAATGTTTGTAAAGGCTGCTGCAGATGCTTATGCTCATGGTGGTTTAATTTCTGTTTTGCACATGGTTGATTTAACTCAGCGTACAAGTGATACCAGTTTAAGCTATATCAATTATGATGAAATTTACACCTTAGAAGAATCTTTGGAAGATGATAAGGTTTCTACTGAAGACAAAGTAAAGAACTCTGCTCAGTTAGAAGTTTATTACAAAGAACGTTCTAATCTTCGTTTGGCTTTTATTGCACTTGCTAATTACTGTATTGAAATTGCATATATCAACCTTGTTGCTTTATTAGCAAAATTTGATAAAGACGAACCTTTATCTTTCATGGAGCTGCTCACAGTTGCTCGTGAAAAACGTGGTTCTCCATTGGCAATTGAAATTAAAGATGGCCATAAAGTTATTTCCAATTTACTTCGTGCAACTTTAGAAAGTAGTGCCTTTACTGGTCCATATATTCAGCTTACTTATACTGCTTATTACCATGACGGTACTAGCTTTAATGCTAAGCAAGTTCAAAGTACCATTGATGGCTATGATGACTTAATGCAGCCTAGTCAAGCTGGTTTAAGCGTTCCAACGCAAGAGTTGAAAGATAAACTTATTGCTCGTGCAAATTTATATATCAAATACACTGGTAATGGTCCTTACTATGCAAGAAATACTGGTGTAATTATTCAAGATCGTGGTTGGTTCATTGCTAAGTTTAATGGCACTGGTCGTGTAATGATTGATACTACTGGTATGCGTGTTTCTATGCCTAACTACAGCAAGTATTGGCCACAAGGCAGCATGCATAATCAAGACAATGGTAGCAGCAATCGTAGCAAAGGTAAGCATGCTCATGAGTTAAGTGATACTCATAAATATGCATTGACTCCATTTATCTATGGTTTCTCTTTTGTGTCAAAAGTGTGGGGCGAATTAGTTGTAGAAAACATTGGCGAAATTTCATTCCGTAACGATGCGTATGACAAACTTGTTCTTGATAGTGATACTAAAGGCTTAGTACGTGCTCTTGTAGATAATACAATTGGTGGTGCTGAAAAAGACTTTATTGACAACAAAGGTGGTGGTTGTATCTTCTTGTTAGAAGGTGTTCCTGGAACTGGTAAAACCTTAACTGCAGAATCTGTTGCTGAAACATTGCAACGTCCTCTGTATTTGGTTGGTGTTGGTGAACTTGGTACTAACGTTGTTGAGCTTGAAGAAAACTTGAAGCGTGTATTAGATATTGCATCTGCATGGAATGCTGTGTTATTATTAGACGAAGCAGATATCTTTATGGAACAACGGTCAGAAATGGACGTTGAACGTAATGCAATGGTAAGTATTTTCTTACGGTTGCTTGAATACTATCAAGGTATTATGTTCCTGACTACGAACAGAGCTGATAATATTGACCAAGCTTTTTACTCACGTATTAGTTTAGCAATTAACTATCCAGACCTTAACGTTCAAAGTCGTTCAATCATTTGGACTAACATCCTTAGCCTTTACTCGAAAGAGTTCGATACCTCTACGGTTGATATTGCTGTTCTTGCAAACCATGACATCAATGGTCGTCAGATTAAAAATGCCTGTCGTATCGTATCTGCATTAGCCCGTTATCACAAACGTGAGCCAAGAATGTCAGATTACATCATGATCTTAGATCGTATGGGCAAGTTTGTTAAACCAAGCGGTACAGTTAAAGCATTGCCTTTAGCTGCATAAGCTTAATAGCGGGTACTTTGCCCGCTATGTATTCCACGAATAGCTGAGATGGATTAGCTATAATGATTTTGCCTTCCAAGCTAACTTAGTAGAAGCGACTGACTGAAAATCAGTAGGATGTGGAGCGTAACCACAGGTCGGCACCATATATAAGAATCAATGTATGAAGTGTAAATTTCATAAATGTGAAAATGAAGCCAGGGAAAACTCCTATAAAGGCCATATTCCATTATATTGTTCTAAATCTTGCAAAACAAAAGATGCAGTAAATGCACATAGGCAACGCAGAAAACAGTTGTTTGTAGATTATAAAGGCGGCAAGTGTCAGTGCTGTGGATATAATAAAACAATTGCAGCACTACAGTTTCATCATCTTGATCCAACTCAAAAAGATTTTGAATTAAGTCGTGCCGTAACAGTTGCCTTTGAAGTTGCTAAGCCAGAATTAGATAAATGTATTCTTGTATGTGCTAATTGTCATGTAGAAATTCATCAGGGTCTTATCTTAATCTGAAAAGCTTGAGAGATTGGCTCGATACCAATTTTGTGGACCAATTTATTACAATATGCTGTGGTGGTCTTATCCTAATGTAAGGACCCTCCCTGTGAAGGAGGTATATGACAGGTCGAGTCTGTCAGGCCACACCAATCTTATCGGGGATGTAGCTCAGTCGGTAGAGCAGCCGTTTAAACAAAGCGACTCATAGCTTTTTACTCATACTTTGTATGTTGCAAATATAAGTCTTACTTCTAATCCACACAGTTGGTCATTGGTTCGAATCCAATCTTCCCCACCAATTTTGTAATCATTATTTTATGAAATCTGTTATTTGTAATCGTTTCTAGATTCTTTTATACGTTTTTATATTATTGTGATCGTTTATATAGATTTTATTATGGCTAATGTTATTTATCCTCCTACTTCTTTATTACAAGCTCGTAGTTCTATTCGCTGGGTTTCGCTATTCTTAGCTGGCTCAATTGAAATGGGTTCTGCTGAACCTTGGCAAGATGAAGTTATATCTTTACTGTCTGATCATAAAGATTTGACCATATTTAATCCTAGACGTGCTGATTGGGATTCTTCTTGGAAACAAGAAATTGGCAATCCTCATTTTAAAGAACAAGTCACATGGGAATTAAATGCCTTAACTGCATCTGATGTTGTTGTGTTTTACTTTGATGGTAATACTAAGTCTCCAATATCAATGTTTGAATTAGGATTGATGGCTGCATTTAGTTACTATAAAAAGATCCTTGTTTACTGTCCAGATGTATTCTGGCGCAAAGGTAATATTGATATAGTTTGTGAAAGATATCATATTCCTGTTTATTCTGATAAATCTGAATTTATGACTAATCTTAAAGATCTTATTGATAATTTTGAGATTGATTTATAAATGAAGAAAATGCTAAAAAGATTTTATGACAAATCTCTGAATGCTTTACTTCTAGTGTATGGATTTACACTATTCTGTGCGGCATTTACGGTTTGGTACATCGCTGTGAAACTTGGATTTAAAGTCCGTGCTTCAAGCGGTTAATGTTTATTGGGGCTGTGGGACTGCTGGGAGTGGTCACCTGATTTGCAATCAGGCTAAGCAGATCGGTTCGAATCCGATACGGTCCACCATATTTTGAGAGTTCGATTCTCCATTGGTCCACCAATTTATAGATACAATCTATGCAAACTTTTAAAATGATTCGTATTCATTATACCGACAAGAAAAGATTTTATGAGGAATTTGCGAAAGCTTATCCAGAAGAAGATCAGAATCCTAGATTAGTAGGATGGCCTTGGCGTATTAGTGATCCACTTATCTTTCTTTATTATGTTCCAACTGAATTTCAATTTATTTGAAATTAAATTTAAATACCCTGAAGGAAAATTATGACAACTCCAACTCAAGAAGTTAAAAAAACCTTAACAGCCGTGGATCGTTCCACAAAGGCGTTAACAACTGCTGCTGAAACCGTTACTAAAGTAATTGGTGAACTTGGCGGAATTACTCAAACAGCTATTGCATTAGCTCAAGATATTGAATTCAAACAAAGTGAATTAAATGCCTTAGATGCACAGTATGCTGTTAAAGAACGTGAACAAGTTGCTGAATTAGGCTTGCGCGTTAAAGAAAATGCTGATAAGGTTCTTGAAGCTCTTCTTAAAGAACGTAAATTAGTAGCTGTTGCTCCAAGTGTAATCCCTGAATTACAAAGTGATTTAGTTAATGCTAAGGCTGCTACTGAATCTGCTGTAACTGAAGCTGTTAAAATTGAAACAGCTCGTTTGTCTGCTAGCTTAAATGCTCAATTGACTGCTAAAGATTCAGCCCATAAAGTTGAAACTGCAGAATTGAAAGCTACAAATGGTGCTTTATCTGAACGTAATAGTTTTTTAACTACTCAGATTACTCAGTTGCAAAGTGAAATCCAGAAAGAACGTGATGCTCGTGTTAAGATTGCTGAAGCAGAATCTAAACAGCAAGGTGTCGTTGTTAACGCTGGTAAGTAATGTGTTTTGCCACATCTGAAAAGGTGTGGCTTTATTGTAGTGTGGTCCAGCGGTCAGGACGCCTAAATCTCTGTTTTTCAATTTATTACTCTTAGTTGTTGCAACAGATAACAGTTACTTCGCACTCATAAAGCGGGAGGCATTGGTTCGAATCCAATCACTACATCCAAATAGATAGATAATGTAATAATGTGGCTGTGAAGGAATTGGTAGACTTGGGCGAATAAAAGCGTCCGTTGTGAATAACTCTGATAACAGACAATATCAACAATGTAGGTTCGACTCCTACCAGCGACACCAAACAAAGAGAACGTCATGTCTAAATCTAATAGAGTAAAGTTCAAATGCCTTGATTGTTCTGTTGATACAGGACGTATTTATGAGCATTATTTTATAGAAACAGAATTATGGCTTAGTGCAGTTGGATCAAAAACAGGAATGCTTTGCATTGGATGTCTTGAGAAAAGAATTGGTAGGAGATTGAAGCCTATTGATTTTCCAAAGGTGACTATAAACGATCCAAGAATGACAACGATGAGTTCTAGATTAATGTCTAGAATCTTAAAAGGCTAAATATGTTAGGTAAATATTCTGATATATGGAACGCCGTATTAGGCCCTGATAAGGTCACCATAGAAATTACTATGGATGTATTACAATTTGATCCTGAAATTAAAGAGGATCAAGTTAACGACTCAGAGTATAGAACTAGGCGCACAGCGAGTGCGGTAGTGGCAGGAGATAGGGATTAGAGAACCCGAAAGCAATGCTTACAAAGAAGAAAAGGGCGCGCGCCTGAATGTATTCAGACCTAGTTTTGCAATCTATACTCGGAAATGCAGAGAGAAGGGCACTTTACCCCTAGAATACTGCAGATCTGCCCTGGTGACTTATGCAAATTGGCACAGCTACTGGTCTTAGAAGCCAGGTTTTTACGGGTTCGAGTCCCGTCTAGGGTACCACATTAAATTGCTAGGATTGGCGTATCACCCAACCTAGTGTATGGTAAAGTATTTAGCTATTAGCTTTATATGGATACTGTTGATACAAAATATAAACGCCCTTCAATACCGACTTCTGGTGTTTATATTAATGATGAAGTCTGTTTAGTAGTACGCATATGTGCTGGTGAACAAATGGCATTCATCCCCAAAGAGCAATCTGTAAGGAGGAACCAAATGATTAAATCGGCACTTTTGTGTCTAGCTCTGACAATATACCACGAATCTCGTGGAGAGCCTGTATCTGGCCAATATGCTGTTGCTGAAGTAGTAGTCAATAGATCTCAAGAAAGAAACCTTTCTATATGTGATGTTGTCTATGAAAAGAATCAGTTTAGCTGGGTTAAAGCTCATAATAGTATTCCATCAAATGAAGTATTTAATAAATCACTTCAGATTGCCGATGATGTTTTGAATAAAGGATCAGTTACTAATTATAGTAAGGGTTCTAATTATTTTAAACAATCGCGTCTTGCGAATAGTAAGAATAATATTAAGGCAAGAATAGGCGGTCATATATTTTACTAGGAGTAGTAATATGTCACATTCTTATAAACACACACCTATTATTGGTTATACATGTGCTGAAACTGAAAAACTTGATAAGCGCATTTGGAATTCCAGATTACGTGCTCATGAGAGAGATAGGTTAAAGCAGATACGTTTATATCGTGATTATTCAGATCAGGAAAAAATAGTTAGTCGCCTTGAAGGAGGTGATGAATACTGTGAATGCTGGTTATGTAATTATGGTATCAACTTTTATGAGCATGACGGTGGTGATCACTTAACTACGCTACTGAGAGAAGTCTCAAGTGTGTGGGAAGGTGCTAAAGATGGTAAAATGTATTGTTCTCCTAAAAGTCCTAATTTTGATCCTAAGTGGATTAGAAAATAAACTTGACGATATCCTAGTGTAACTGCTAGGATATTAACTTCTAATGCGGGTATAGTATAAAGGCTATTATGCTGTTCTTCCAAATCAGAGACGTGGGTTCGACGTCCCACTACCCGCTCCAATTTTTATGGTTACTATTATGGATAGTAAATTATATTATGAATGTCATGTTACTGTTGAACCAGTATTTGACGAACAGTTAGTAAATTTAAAAACTATTGCCAGATCATTTGGCTTTAGGGTCGCATCTCTTTTGATGCAGAAACGTGCAGAAGATAGTCCTGAAAGATCTAAGTATGATACTTTTATGACTGCAACTGCTAAAAACTATGAAAATCTTCAAGAATCTATGATCCAACTTATTAAAGCTTTACAAGTAGCTCGTTATACAGTTTGGCGTTATAAGATTGAAGATACTGTAATAGATAGTAGAATAGAAGATCCGCTCGGACTTCTTAAATGAATGCCGATTATTTTCTAATTCTTGTTCCGTTGCCTTTATTTGCTACCTTAGCTCAATTGGCAGAGCAATCGTTTTGTAAGCGATAGGTTGTCCGTTCAATTCGGACAGGTAGCACCAAATATGGAGAATGCTGAGGTTGGCTCCTCACACAGTCTTGAAAACTGTAGTAACGTATCCCGTTAATAGTTCGATGCTATCATTCTCCGCCATTTCCCCAATCAATGCTCGTGTCGTCTAGCGGTCCAGGACAACGCCCTTTCAAGGCGTGGTGTTTATCACCTCGTGGGTTCAAATCCCATCACGAGTACCAAATTCTTTTAAATTATATGTCAAATTATTCTGATAATAAAAAACTCCTTGTAATAAACTTACATGGTGGTCCAGGTTGTGGTAAAAGTACCACGGCTGCTAGATTGTTTTGTCTCCTAAATATTATGGGATACAAAGTTGAATTAGTAACAGAATATGCCAAAGATCTTGTCTATTCAGATAGAGTTAAACAACTCTCAGAACAAGATTATCTATTTGCAAAACAAAACCAACGCTTACGTAGATTGGTTGATAAAGTTGATATCGTTATTACTGATTCATCCTTAATTAATTCTATTGTATATACTCCAGAAAACTTTCCTTCTTCGTTTCCTTTATTCGTTAAAGAAGTTTATGACAGCTATACAAATATTAATGTTCTTATCAACAGAAATCATGCATATAAAAATTATGGCCGTGTTCAAAATGAATCAGAAGCCGTAATCCTACACAAAAAGATATCTCAATGTCTTTATGATTTAGGAATTAAATGTACTTCATTTAAAACTTCAGATTCTATAGCACAAGATATTTTTAATCATCTAAAGACTAATTCAGATTTTAGAAATGTCCCCACAATCCAAACACAATCCGCCAATGCAGTTATTAAAAGAAGCATTAATTGGATTAAAAACCAGTATAAGTCTTTATTCTAAAGATATAGATCCTGAGTCTATGCCTTTTGATCATCTTGATATTATTAAATCTAAATATCTTGTATGTAAGGCTTATATTGATATGTTGAAATGTTTAAACCTATATATCGTAGCTATGCTAGAAGTAGAAGAATCTATTTCCGTAGTTATAAACAAATTCTCTCCACACTGGTAAAATAAAATGTCTAATTTTCTATCTCGTCTTGGTCGTACCATTGTAGGTGCTGCTAATAAAGTTGTAAGTAAAATTGAAGATCCTGTAGCTTCTGCTAAGGTCATTGTTGAGCAAATGGATGAACGTATCCAAACTGCCAATCAAGCTCTTGTAAGAACTATGGCTCGTCGCAAGATCGTTAAGGCCGACCTAGATACTGCTAATGCAGAAGTTTCTAAATGGTCTGATAATGTTCGCAAGGCTAATGACAAAGGTCAAGCCGAACTTGTTCAACAATGTTTAGCTAAAGTTAAGTCTGCTAAGACTCAAGTTGATATGTTTCAAAGTCAACTAAATGAATTAAATGCCGCTATTGCTGGTACTGAAAAACAAATTCAAGAAGCCGAACATAATCGTGCAAATGCTTTAAATGGCGTACAGATTATGGAATCACAGATGTTTACTGCAGAAGCTAAGATGGCTGCTGTTGAAGCGTCTTCGGCTACAAATGTTAGTGAGCTATCTGGTGAGATGGCAAGATTGCAAGATAGTATTAGAGTAAGAACTGCTAATGCTGATGCTGCAATTGAATTGGCTCAGAATAAAACTGGTCAAGATTTAGAAAATCAAATGGCGGCATTGGATACTGATTCAGACGATGCCTTATTAAATAGTATCTTGGGTAAAGCCGCATAATGAACCGTCTATACATTTTTTTACTTGTACTATGTATGAGTTTCTCTGCCTATGCGAAAGTCTATCAGCCGTATGAAGTAAAAGAAGCTATAGATAAAAAGGATTGGCCAGCTGCTGAAAAAATGCTTAAAGAAAGTATTGATGATCCTGACCAAGGTTGGAGTATTAAAGATTCTTATCGTATTAACCGCTGGATGGAACAAGTCTTAGTAGAGCAGGGTAAAATTAATCAATCTACCTACTACAAAGATAGAGCAATTACTATTAAGAAGCGTAGAGAGAATGAAGAAGGCGGAAGCTTCTTTGGGTTTTTAAAATTCTTATTTATGGTTGTTGCTACTATTTCTCTTTTTGTTTTTGGTAAAAAATATTTTGAGAAACGTAAAGATAGACAAAATATTGTTGATTTTAAAAACAATAATCTTGGTAAAGCTATTGCTGCTTCGTCTTTGATTGATGAAATCTTGATTGATATTAATCTTGGAACTATTCCTACTCCGTCTAAAAATAGAATACAAGAACTTCAAGAAATGAGAACTCATGCTCTTGATGCTATTCAATTGCTTTCTTCGTCTTCTTTAGATGTCGATGCAGATTCTATTAATCACTTCTTCAAAGATATCCGTGAAATTGGTGAGCGTTATGAAAAAACTTTCTAATCTTGTCCTATGTATTGCTTTGGCTTTATCTACGCCTCTTGCAGAGGCTGGTTATCGAAGCACTTCTAAATCCAGCTCTTATAAAAGCAGCTCATTTAGCAAGAGCAGTAAAAGTAGTGGCTCTAATTATAAGAGTCCATCATTCTCAAGTTCTAAACCCTATGCAGCTAGTGTTTCAAAACCTAGTTATAAATCGAGTATAAATTATGGGATATCATCACAGCCATCAGTCGCAAAAGTTAAACCAGCAAAAAAGAAAGACTATTATGCATCCTCTAGATCGGGATTATATGATAGTCGCAATTATCGTAATGATAGCAATCGTAACAGCAGTAATACTGACCATTTAGTTAATGCTGTTGCTGCTGCGATGATTGTTTCTTCAATTAATAATGCAACTGCTGCACCTGTTCCACAAGTAGTAGTAGTTCAAGCTCCTGCTGAGGTAAAACCGATTCAAGCTCCTACGCAACCTGTTACTGTTAAAGATATTCCCAATTTGGCTCAAGCTAGTAGTCCACCTCCGCCACCTCCTGTAAGACGTGTAAAGTCTTTTGATTTTGGTGAGACTGGTCAACCTGACTGTTCTCCATCTACTAAATGGTCTTGTGAGTAATGAATCATTACACTACGCAGTTTCAATTAGTATTTTATACCAAAAAGGAATTGCCTTACTTTGCCGATAAGTGGTTAAGTTTTTATAATTACTACATTATAATTCCTAAAGGCTATTCTTGGAATGGATACTTTTCTGATCATCCTTTCTTAGTTCTTAATGCTTTATATCAATATGCTGGTATGCATCATATGACTAGGCACATGGTTGATTTAATGTTCTTAGAACAAATGTATTGTTATAAGTTTAAGTTGGCTAAGTTATTTTATGTTGGAGTAAGACTTTTTGGACTTTATGCTTGGCAAAGATGCGTTAAAGAAAATGAGGCTAGGAAACATTCCTAAACTTCCCAGTATTCCTGATGATGTTTTAAAGGATGACAAACCTGCCTCGCAATGCATGACATGTGGACGCTTTGTGTATAAATCTGATGCATATTTTTGTGTCAGAGATCCTTGTCCCATAAATGTAAAAACGAGACTTTAAATGTTATACGAAAAAATTAAAGAAGATGTTCTTATTGCAAGAAAATCTTCGTCAACTAATACTGTCGTTCGCGATCTATTAGTCACATTATTATCAGATCTTTCTATGATAGAAAAGAATACTGGTACTGCCCCATCTGATATTCAAGTCTATGCTTTAATTAAAAAGTATTTAGACAACAACGTTGAGTTTCAAGGATTCAATCCTGATGCTGCAACTCTTGATAAGCTGACTGCAGAAGCAAATATTCTTAAAGGATATATGCCTCAACAAATGTCTGATACTCAGATGGATTTAATTATTACCGACTTTACTAAAGATAGCGTTGTATCTATTGGTCAAATTATGGCTCATTTTAAAATGAATTATAGCGGACAATATGATGGCAAAGTCTTATCTAATAAGGTCAAATCAACCTTAGGACTTAAATAATGGATGATAACCAAAAAGATAAGATTATTAATATCTTGTTTCTATTAGATAGTAGCGGCTCAATGTCTGGTACTAAACAGGCTGCGATTGATGGCTTTAATCAATTCTTGACTTCTCAAAAAGAAGTACCTGGCTTAGCCGAATTAACTTTAACCACCTTTAGTAATAGATCTGTTAAGGTATTGGATAAGGCCGATATTATTACTGCCACTTCATTGAATGTGTTTTCCTATAATCCTAGTGGTGGAACTGCATTGTTTGATGCCATTGGCGATATTATTGTAGAAAATATTGGAAGCGGAAGAAAAACCATTCTTGCAATCTTAACCGATGGTGAAGAAAATCAAAGTACGCGTTATAACAAAGAACGTATTTCTGATTTGATTAAAAACGTTCAAGATAATCTTGGATGGGAAGTAACTTTCTTGGGCGCAAATATTGCTAACTTTAGAGACTTCACTCGTTCTCTCAATATGAGAGATGATTTATCAACTGCGTTTGTATCTGATAATGCTGGCATTGCAAAAAGTTTAGCTGGCAATATTGGTTGTACTGTAACAAATTACAGACATATGCACGGTTAATTAATTGGAGACAACATCATGCAACCATATGTATATAACAATTTTGAAAGTGCTGTTTTAGTTCTTTTCAACACCATTGCCTTTAGACCTAAAGAAAGTGTTCTTAAGGCTCTATGGTTTGCAGAGAAAATGCATACAGGGCAAAAGCGTAAATACACTAATGAAGATTATATTATTCATCCTGTATTTGTTGCTAATCTTGTAGCTAAGTATCTTATATCTATTGAAGAATATGAAGAAGATATGATTTGTGCTGCATTATTGCATGATGTTGTCGAAGACTGTGGTGTATCTTTAGATGATATTAGAAGCCTATTTGGTGATAATGTTACTAATTTAGTTCACTGGTTAACTTCGCCTTCCAAATGGTTTTATGGATCAAGAGCTATTAAAAAGCATATTGATTCACACTTCTTTATGATTGCGCCTGTAGAGGCTGTAATTATTAAGTTGTGCGATATCATTGACAATACTAAGTCTATAGAGTTTTTTGATTCTGCATTTGCTACTAGATACTATGCAGAAAAGAAATCCTTTATTAACAATATTGGTGCTTTCAGTGGAATTGTTCCAGTCATAGCTCCTAGTCAGGCCAATCACATTATTTTATTAGAATTAGCTGATAAATTAAAAGATACCGTATTTGGAATTATTGACAAAGATGGATCAACAAATACTAAGTAAAGCTGCTTCAGAGGCTCTAAATGCCTTTTTACGCCGTTTACTAGACCGAAATGCATATTCACACCTTTATGCTTATAAAGCGTTTAATGGGGCTCCTGTAGCGTTTATAGGGCCTCATTGGGAAGATGTAGATTTTACTAAAACCTATTGCCATATTGCAGTAGTTGAAAAAACCAGAGATGGTAAACCTCTAAACAAAAGATATGTCGGATTTAATGAATCAATCGAATATGAAGATTATCCTTACTATACAGCTAAGGGTGATGATTGGAATCAAGTTAAATACTATCTTGCTCTAATTCATAAAGAATGTAATGCAAAGAATCCAGACTCTGTTGTCATAGATGATCTGTTCCTTCTACTAGATAAACTTCTGGTAGATCTATCTTATAAATATGAAATCGTGAGTGATTTATGATTCGTCAGTGTACATGTATCCATAAAGGCCAAGACAGTCTGCATGGTAAAGGGATGAGAGTATTCAACCCAACAAATAAAGGGCTTCGTTGTACAGTATGTGCTTGCAACGTTGTTGATAATGAATTGACTAAGGCTAATGCTAAAGCTGAAAAGGCTAGTGCTAAAGCTAAAGCTAAGTAATAAAGAAGGTAAAATTTATGGCTGCGTTAAATCGGAAACCAGTTGCTGCTCGCGTAGTGACTCCTGCTCCAAAAATGGGATTATCTGGTAATGGTAATCTTCAATATGTTAAATCAGATAAGTTGATGCTTGTAGAAATTGCAACATCAGTTCTGTATGGTAAAGATCAGTTTTATAATTCTGCTGATCAATTATCTACTAATGCTATTAAAGCTATTAACGCATTGGTATCACATAACGAATTAGATTATGTTGCAAATACATGTTTGTTTGCTCGTAAAGTTATGGATATGAGAACTTATCCTATTGTTATTGCTGTTCAGTTTGCTAAAGCATTGCGTACACATGACAAGTCTTACTCTCTTCTACGTACATTGATTCGTGATGTTATTACTCGTGCAGACGAATTGTCTGAACTGTATGCTTATGCATTAACTGTATTCGGTAGCAAGAAAGCTGTTCCATTGGCTATTAAGAAAGGTGTTGCTGATGCCTTTAATAAGTTTGATGAGTATGCTTTAGGTAAATATAATAGCAAAAACAAAGCTGTTACATTAAAAGACTTATTGCGTATTGTTCATCCAGTGCCAGTAGATGAAGTACATAGCCAATTGTTCTCTAAGATTATGACTGATACTGTTGCAACTCCTTATACATGGGAAACAGAATTTAGCCGTAATGGTCAATTGCACGTAAGAGAGCAAAAGACCAAGAACCAAATTTGGAATGAATTATTTAATTCTGGCAAGTTGGGCTATATGGCTTTGTTACGTAATCTGCGTAATATTGAAACTGAATGCGACTCTACCTTTATTAAGAGAGTTGCAGAACGTATTCAAAATGAAGATCAAGTTGCTCGTTCAAAACAATTTCCTTATGCGTTTTTAACCGCCTTAGAAAATGTTACTAATGGCGTATTAAGACAAGCATTGAATATTGCTTTAATGCATTCCTGTTCAAATATTCCTAATCTTGGAAACAAGATCTGTATTATTTTTGATAAGTCAGGTTCAATGGGAAGTTTTGAAACTAAGTCGGCAATGCAAAGCGCTGGTATTTTTGCTTCTGCAATAATCAGATCTCATCAAGATTCACAATCAATTCATTTGTGCACATTTGCGTCATCTGCTCACTTGAATACTGATGCTCGTCCTTTAAATACATTTGAGTCTGTAAGAACTTATGTGTCTAATAAAAGTGTTGGTGGGTCTACTGCATTCGAAGCTGCTCTTAACTCTACAAGAGGACAGGATTATGATGCAGTGTTTGTATTGTCGGATGGTGATGTTAACCAAACTTCATTATCACGTGTAAACAATGTATGGCCAAAGGCTACTAAAGTTATTTTTAATTTTAATGGTTCTCCAACGACTCCATTTAAAGAAGGTAATTCAGTATTCTTAACTGGTCTAAGTGGTAAAATCTTCCAATATCTTAAATTCCTCAAATCTATTAATGGAATTGTGGACTTGATTGATACTGGATATAACCAATTTCCAGTGGTCTAAACGGGATTTTTAGGCTATAATTTGTTCTAGAGTAAACTGATAAACAAATAGTGTGTACAATTAATTATTGTCTTTATTTGTTATTACTCTAGAACCAAGCTTGACGAATATGAGGCGGTGCTGAACCAAACACATTGTAGTCACATTGATAATATTAAATGGACCTAGTGATCCAGGCTAGTTGGTATATCCGTAGCAACTCAGATTGGAACTTCAACTGTTAATTAACAGTTTTTATTATAAAATTCACGAAACATGCACCCACAGGCACACCGCGACCTGCAGTCATTCCGATTTTAATCTCAGAGAGATACAATCGGTCTGACGTGCAGTCGCTAAGTGCCTCAGGGTTCCTTAATCGTGACAACTATTTCTAGTTGGCCTTTAAAATAACTATTTAGTTATATTTATTTTAAGAATCACAGTAAGTAATTTTCAGGAACCTAATTGATCTGTCCACTTATGCTCACGCAACGTTACCAATCAATTAGGAACCTGAAATTTATACTGTGACTATCATTACGGTAGATCTTTAAAACAACAACATTAATCAGCATTGTCTGATATTTATTCAACTATTCACCAAGTCCAAATTAAATCAGCACGTGTCCCAGAGCCCGTTTCACTAAAGTTGCACTACCTCTGGAGACACCAGCTGATTTAATTTTGTTTGGTGACAACTATTTCTAGTTGATCTTGATTCGTATTTATGTATGAGTCTTGTGAGCAATTAAATAATTGCTTTTATTTAGAGCAATCTTCGTTCATTGAAGGACGTAAATCCTGTCCATCCAACAGATGGATGGAGCTCCTTTGAAAGAAAAGGCGCGTCGCATCTGAAGGTAGACTTCAGATCAGAATTTAGTCTTCAATGAACGAAGATCCTGGGGCCCCTCCCTTCAGGTATTCATAAGTTCGGATCCGACGGAAGTCGATGACCGAACTTTCATGAAATCCCAGAAGGAGCGCCTGCAGAGCTGATGCTAGAAAATTAAAATTTTCTCATCGAGCTCTACTGGGATGACCTGCATGCATAACTAGTTATATAACTATAACCTTAGTTATGTGCAGGTAGGTTATTGCGGTCAATTATAAATTAAATCTATATGTATATATCAATCTTATTGGAAAGGATTTCCATTATGAGAATTGATAGTTCGAGCCATTATATGGTCTTGTACAAGACCGTATTTAAGATTTGATTTCGACCGTACATCGACCTAACTTAACTCACACAAAGGCTTACTTCGGTAGGCCTTTTTTATTATCTATTAAAGAAAAGCATGTATGAAACATTTGGCAGGTCACGATCATGTAATGATTGATTGTGAAACACTAGATATAACTAATTCACCAGTTGTATTTTCACTCTCAGCAATAAAATTTGATATTGATTCGGTAAATGAAAAAGAAGAATTTGATGCTAATAACTTAAATCATTTTCACATAGCTTTAAAATTTGATGATCAGATTAAAAAAGGTTTTGATGTTGGATCTTCAGCATTAGCCTTTCACTTAAAAACTTGTCCAGCTTATCTATTGAATTGTATTAACGGATCAGATATTCGATTAGTTGATACAGCAACTGGCCTAATGATGTTTACAGAATTTGTAAAGGATTTTAATAATCCAATGTTCTGGACTGCAGGGGCAATCAATGATCATGTATGGATAGACAATTTATATACAGCGTATGGTTTAAGAAATCCTATGCCATACAATAAAAGATTTTGTTTTAGAACTATTAGAGAAGCCTTTCACGGTATGAGTCCGCGTTATGTTAATGATCATAATTCGTTTAGTGACTCTGTGAATCAGGCTATTGCGTTACAACAAATCTATAAAGGAGTTGTTGGCGAATGAAAGAATATATTGATTTATCAAATAGAATTTTAGAATTTGGCGAAGTAAGACAAGACAGAACTGGTGTTGGTACTGTTAGCTTATTTGGCGAAAAAATGGTTTTTGATTTACTTGATGGCTTTACTGCTGTAACAACTAAATTAGTTTACTGTAAAACAGCTATTAAGGAAGGGCTATGGATCTGTAGTGGATCTACTAGTAACCTAGACTTAAAAGCACAAAAGGTTTCTATATGGGATGAATGGGCTTTACCTAATGGTGAGCTTGGACCTATATATGGGAAACAGTTAAGAGATTTTAATGGTGTTGATCAATTGGCTATGCTTGTTGAAGGATTAAAAAATAAACCTTTTTCGCGTAGACATATTATTTCCTATTGGAATCCAGAAGTATTACCATTTGAAAACTTAAGTCCACAAGACAATGTAGAGTTGGGATTGCAAGCGTTACCACCTTGTCATGCCTTTGCTCAATGGTATGTTTCAAATGCTGATAATTATGACAGAGTTCGTTATATGCATTATCTCAATGTTATTGAGCGCATACAAATGACTGATGAAGAATTGTTCTTATCGCATAATCAGGAAAATTATAATACAGGCAAGATGAACCAGATTCTTGATAACTATAAGATTCCAAAACTTAAACTAAGTTGCCAGTTGTATCAGAGATCGGCCGACGTCGTACTCGGTATTCCGTTCAACTTAGTAATGTACCCAATGTTGACTATGATGCTGGCTCAACAATGTGGGTTTATACATGGTATGTATCATCATGTTATTGGTGATGCTCATGTTTATTTAAATCATGTCGAAGCATTCAAAGAACAATTATCTCGTGATCCTTATCCTAGACCGATATTAAAGATAAACAATTTAGTTGAATCTGTTTTTGATTATAAAGCAGATGACTTTGAGCTGATCGACTATCAGCATCATGAACCTATCTCGTATGCAGTTGCAACGTAGGAATTTCATAAATGGATTTTTAACTTTCGTATAATTAAGGAACATTTCTTTCATGAAGAAAATTGCTCTTATCTCTTTCGGTATTGCAGATGGCTATTGCAGTCCCCATTCATCACGTTTAATTAATAATGGCCCAGAACTATATGCTAAGGTTTTAGAAACCTTAAAAGGTTCTGATAAAACTCTTGGCGCTTATGTTGCTGTAAATAATCCTGCTGATACAACTAAAATGGTTGATATTAGCAAGACATTGCCTTCTACAAAAATCATTAATATTAAGTTGTGCACTGATGACTTTTTACATGTTAATAATGAGCTAAGTTTGACAGACTATTCTGGTGACACCATGTTGTTTAATGGTAATCAACTAGATTTTATATTACGTCCGCAAGATTATGATATTCATATTTGTGGTATTGATATTAATGGCATCTTTGTTAGCGCAATAGATCAACTGTTGTCTCTTGGATATCATGTAACTATTTATAGCGATATGATTAAGCCATTTAGTAAAAAAACAATTACTCATATTAAGAGTAGTAATGTTAAATTTGTTAGTGCAAAAAGTGTATGTCTAAAATAAATGATATTTCCGCTATGGACATTTATTCTATGTCTCGTTCAAGTTTGGTAAATCATATTCGGTTTATTAAACGCGAACTTGCCAAGGACAAATTTGACACGGATGAAGACAAAGAGTTTCATCAACATATGCTTACTTCTCTTGAAGAAGAGTTGGAAATGCGGGAATGATATGAAAATCACACTAATAGTTGCATGTGATGAAAATGGCGCTATAGGTAAAAATAATACTTTGCCTTGGCGAATTCCTAGTGAATTAAAACATTTTAAAAAATATACAGATGGCAAGATTGTTGTTTGTGGTAGAAAAACTTTTGAATCTCTACCTTTCTTATTGAAGAATAGACATATGTTTGTCTTATCTAAAAATGAGAAAACTCTTGATCTCATGCAAGAACGTGCAGATTTGTTTAAAGAAAAGAATCAACAAGATCCTCCTTTCTGTGCATTAGTAAAATCTATGTCGCAATTTATTGAGACATATGATGGCTGGTTTGCAGATACTCATGAGGAGATATGTATTATAGGTGGAGCATTCATATATGAACTGTTTTACCCATATGCAGATAAAGTTGTTTATACGTTAGTGCATACTAGTATTGACGGTGCTGATGCTTTTTTTGAAAAACCTAATAAGGCAATTTGGAGTATAACTAATACTCTGGCCACGCAGGTTCAGGAAGAAGGCGATGAATTTCCTTATTCAATTTATGAAGTAACGAAAAACAAATCGGCGGAAATTATTTCTATGAAAACACGTAAAGTGCTTACAGATGTGGAAATAATGAAATTAAGAATGTAATTTTTATTGTAAGTTTAGACGGTTAGGAGTAAAATATGGCATTGCCATTATTGAACGGTTCAGTTGTAAAAATTTGGCACGGCACACGTGGCCACGATTATGTTGTTGTTTGTATTGATAGAAATGCTAAGAAAATTGGCCTATTGAAACACACCACAATTAACTATGATGGCTCTATTCACGGAGCAGTCACAGGTGTGCGTAAATGGATTCCTTATGAAGAATTAGGAACACAAAAAATTGTCCCACGTATCGCGAGAGTGGTAGGCGTAAGACAAATTGATAGTACACAATTAGCAAACTTCTTTAGCGAAATTGGCGTTACTAATGTTGCTGCTGTTGGCCATGTACACAATGTTGTAACTGCCATCGACACAGCTAATGATGCTCGTCAATTCGCTATGTTGTAATACATAGGTAGATAATGACTCAGAATATTTCTGTACAATATTTCCCGCCTAAAGGTGATGCAAAACCTTCAGATTTAGGTGGTGGATATGTTACTAGTGGAATTTTAAAAACAAGTTTTAGACTTGTTAAGACAGATAAGAATGAACATGGATTCTTTCCTTCTTTCCCTAGTAAGAAAAACGAAACAACAGGTGAATGGAAAGAACTTGTTGAATTCCCTAATGGGGAAGCAAAAGAACAGTTTATTGCGCTCGTCAAGGATAAAATCCAAGCTGGCGGAGGTAATAGACCAACTCAAGCTACAGGGCAACGTCCAGCTACGGCTGCTACTGCTAATAATATTGCTCGTCAAAAACCTCCAGCAATGGGCGTTCCTGGTGAGACTGGTATTCCTTGGTAATAGCTAATGACGGATGTGCAAAAGAATTTAACTAGTTCACAATTCACATTATTTAAAGGTAAGTCTGCAATGAGAATGCAGCTCCAGAAACCAGAACGTCTCATTGAAGACAAGTATAAGACTGGCTGTATATTCTTGCAGATGGCTCCATTTAAAGAAGAAAAAAACGGAACACGCATATACTCTTGGGAAGATCTAAAGATTTCAGTTAAACTTGGAATTAATGATTTAACTCAATTGATATACGCTTTTGATTCTGGCGGAGAAACTAATCTATTTCATCAATTTAACGAAAGCACTAAAACTATTGCTTTAAAAGTTAATGGTGATAGAGGATGGTTCTTATCTATTAATGAATCAAAAAAAGATGGAACTAAGTCAAACTTAAGCATTCCTGTTTCAAGGGAAGAAGGATACGCAGTATCTATAATGTTGAAAACAGCATTACCTCTTCTTCATAATTGGTTTTAATTTTAATAGAAGGTAAATTTTCATGGCTAATGAAAACAAAGCTCTTGCAAAACTGTCAGCAGCAGCAGCTCTAGCGGGTGTAAGTGCGGCAGCAAAAGCAGCAGCAGCAGCAAAGGTAGTAGCAGCAGCTGTTCCACAAAAAGCAAATCCGTTAGCGGCATTTGTTAAAACTACTCCTGCTGTCAAAGCGATTCAGGATTCAGTAAACGTATTTGATGTTCAAGCTGTTAAAAGCATTGAGATCATTGTACGTATTAATGGCAAAGACAACGTAGTGTTTTCACTATAATTGTCACAATCAATCAAAAATTTTTAGAAGGTATTATTCATGTCTAAGTCAATTCGCGTTATTTACGGTACAGAAATAGATCAAGTCGTTGATGGCGATTCAAAACCAGCAGATATCATTGCTGCATTAACCCCAACTTACAAAGAGTTAGCTGACTCCGAGTTCACATTGAAAGATGAAGGCGATTACAATGTAATGCGCATCACCTTGAAACAAGGCCGTAAAGCTTAATAAGCTGGTCTTGGGGGATTAAGGGGCGTAACTGCCCCTTTTATTTTTTATGCAAACTACACAATCCTTACTTGATTTATTTAAGACATTTTCCCATTCTTTGAAGGGCTCTAATCTACCACAGCAAGTTGTGGATTTTATTGAATTAATGTCCACTGCTAAATATTCAACCTTTTTAGATGAGGAAAAAACAAAAGTATATAGCGAGCTAGATATTGTTGCTGCCATTAATGGTATGGGCGACTTTAATAGATCGTGTAAAGTATCTGTTCTTCACTTTTCTAGAATAAAAAAATATATAGCCAATCTCCCTTCCTTTACTGATCCTCAAGAGGATTACGTTTAATGACAATTACCGCTAGGGACATTGTTAACTTTCCGAGTTACATGTCATTCTTTTTCACTGGAGCGTATTCTAATTCTAATGGATACTCTACTAGGAACATCGCACCGAATCTCTCTGATATCAAAGATATCTGTAGTAAGACTTCAAAGCTACTAAATAATATTGTAAAAACAAACTTAGATGCTGTTACTGGCATTAAAGACTCTTCAACTACTCCTGCTGTTCATATTAATAGATTCAATATTTCCTTATTTGATCCAGAATTAACTTTGATTAAAAGTAGAAGAAGAACTGCCTCAACTTATCATGACGTCACTATGGGTGACTATTGCAATTATGAACTTACGTTTTCTTGTAAGCATCATATGTATGCACGTCTTGGCGCTAATCCAGTTGACTGTACGTCTCCTGATGCATTAAAGCTTATTCTTGCCAATATATTTGGATTTGATTTTTCTATTCAGAATGATTTTGGAAGATTTGATAACAAATATGAATATACAAATGTTCAGACCTATTATAAGAATGCTGTAGAGAAGATGAAAAAAGGCGAAGTATTTATTTACGGATTCTTTTCTCCTGATGAGGCTATAGGTTTATTAACTAACCGTCAGAAATTAATAGGTTCTATTGACTCTTTAGCTGCTTCTAGTCTTAGACCAATGATGGACTTGTCTCATCTTAGCAATGTTACATTATCGCCTTTGATGTCTCCAAAAGGACTTTCAAGATCTTATTTTACTTCTAATGTGTCTGCTAATTTGACACCTCTTGATATTGTTAAGCCTACAACTATGGTTCCTTTAAGAGCTTCTAGGTACTTAATTGAGACTGGTCATTCAGATGTATTAAATTCTACTTATAAGATTTCAGATGTTGTAATTAATTTTAATTGTCAAAATATTAAAGATCATTTTGTTTTGTCTCCAAATATCTTTACCAAGATTAGTAAGTCCTTATTGTCTCTTCAGGAGACTACTCAAGTTCCTGATAACATGATGGTATTTGCTCCAGCTGCTGCTCGTAATTATAATAACAGATTGTCTTCTGAGTTCTTTAGAGCTATTACAGAAGAGAAGATGTATAACCGTGCTGCTGGTGGATATATCACTGCAAAGAATCTTTGCGATGTTTCTTTTGCACTTGGTGGTGGTAAGTTTGTTACATTTATTATTACTGATATACCTAATTTGTTTGATCATAAACTTGATCTTAGTGTCAGTATGAATCTTAAATTTCATAATGATTTTTTTAAAGATTCTAATTCCGTGTCACAAGGGATGACTTCATTGGTTGAAACTATAAATGAAGCATTTATAAAAAAGGAGCCTGTTACTAATGGCTAAAACTGTTTTTAATATGGAAATTCTTGATGATGGCTCTATGGTTATAGAATCAACTGATGGATCCGTTAAGTCTAAAAAGACAACATCTTTAGGTTACTTCCTAGAGACTTTTGGTAGTATGTTCAATAGTATTGAAACTCCTATATTGCCATTAAATTGTAGAAAAATTATCAAATCAAGTACCAATGAATTGTATATATTTGAGTATCCTTCTGCTTATAGAAGAATCACTTATGATGATGTTCATTATGAAAATGTGCTTTGTCCAAGAACTATCTTTATTGTTAAACTGGCCGTTGATGGTGCTGGTGCTAAAACTTTAGTTAAGGCTAATTTCTTTATTCCAGATAACATTAGTCCATTTAGTTTAGATATGCCTTTGCATACTTGGATCTTTAATAACTTTAAAGAAGGCACTATTTGTTGGGGCACCAATGAAAGTACCGCTAGAAAACTATTAACAAACGATCCATCTACGTATGCTGGTTTGTTTAATGTTTATATTGGTTCAAAATTTAATGACCATTGGCCTCAACAGGTTAATACTGCTGCGTTTATCAAAGATACTCCCGATGCTATTGGTCGTCCGCATATGTTAAAAATTATTTTAGGTTTGCAAAATAAACAGGTGTTTCCTGATTCTGCATTAACCAAAACTCCAATCACTTTAAGACAAATTGTTGTCGATTACAATTCTGGAAAATTTTAATGTCCAATTTGATGTCTGTGCTCTTAGGTTCTAAGGGTGAATCTAAAATTGAAGATCTAGAATCTACTAAGCAATTTTGTACTGGTTTATTTAAAAATGGCTTATGGGAAAGACGTAAGACGGATTTAGGTTATTTTACTCATCAGCTAAATAATATTGAGATTCCGTATCTTACTAAGACCTGTACGCCAAAATTCGAAATGTCTCTGCCTAAGATGCCTATTGGTATTTATAATGAGATTTTGAGATTCTTTTTACAGATCTATGGATCTGTTAAGTCTGAAGTTATTGTCCAAGTGTTTTGGAATTTAACTACTAAGAAGTATGAATTGTACGTTCCTGTACAAAAAGTTGCTGGCGCTTCTATCGTTCTAGAAAGAAATCTTGGGCCAATGATTGATCCTAATATGGCATGGATTGCTGACATTCATAGTCATAATGTTATGGGTGCTGGATTCTCTGGTACTGATACGAATGATGAAAAATCTACTCGTTTGTTTGGTGTTATTGGTACTATTACTACTAAACCAACAAGTGCTTGGAGAGCTGGATGCAATCAGAAGTTTGTAACTTTACAAATGATTGATATCTTTGATTCCGAATCTACAGAAGTGTTTGCTATTGATCCAGAGGCAATCAAAAACGTTACTGAATTTCGACCTGCCGTGGTTATAAGCTATCCGCCATTAGGTAATCGTATTCAAAGCCAAGCTACCGTAAGAGATGCTCATGGTAGAATTATTTCTCCTCATGTTAAGTATCCTGTTACTGGTGTTCCTATTAGTCCAGAGCGCTATCCAAAAGGCGACTTTGATTATATGGCGTATTTAGATTATCTATCCGACGGAGATGAGTCTGCTGATGAATGGGCCAAGCCAATTTATTATGATGCTGTAACTGATTTTATTAAAACCTTTAAGGCTTGGGTTTCCTCTGTCAATGATGGAGATGATAGTCAGGCTATTAATAGACAGCTGATTTCAGATTTCTGCGATATGATTAGCGAATGCGATATGATGGAACAAGATTTTATTGAAGATGTTATTAACGAGCTATCATTACACGCCTCTAGTAGAGAGTGGATTGATATTGTTAAGCATGCATCAGACTTAGGAGGATTTTAATGGACGACGTACAATTAGAGAATATGAAAAGCTCTCTTGCTTATCAGATTAAAAATCATCAATCTTCTGTTATTGGTGTTCAACTAATACATAGCTCCTTGAATACTTTATTTAAACAATCTATTTTTAATAAAGCTATTACAGAAACCTTAATGCAGGGTTTGTTAGTTGACTCTAAAACTATTACATCAATTGTTATTAATGGATGTGGTGGCACTGGAGGCTGGTTCTTGCCTAAGCTTGTTAAGATTCTTAATGATGCTAAAGCAAAAGGAAAGCTTGCTGATGTTCTAGATATCTATCTTATTGATGGCGATAAGGTTTCAAGAAAGAATCTGATTAGACAGAATTTTATTGAAAGAGATATTGATAAAAACAAAGCTGAAGTAATGTGTAATAGATATTCTGGTCTTTTATCTCGTGGCATAAATATGTGCTATATAGATAAATATGTTACTAGTAAATCTATTCTTGAAACCTACAACCCTTTAATTGCTGGTAAGTTTGTAGATGTTCAAAGCTTGCCATATATGGGGACCAATAGAGGTGCTAATAGAAACACTGTTTTAATTCTTAACTTTGTTGATAATGCTGTTAGTAGAAAAGTAATCCATCAAAGCGCTATCAATATTGGCAACACTGGCATGACCGATGCTGTTGTTATTGACGCTGGTAACAACTCTTATAATGGACAGGTTATAGTCTCTTCCTATCCACATGTTTTACCTTCTAATTATTATATAAATTCTTCTGATGAATTGTATGATAATGAGGCTGTTAAACTAGAGAATTGTGCTGATGCTGATTTGGCTGCTAATAATCCTGAACAATTATTTAATGCAAACGATTTTTCGGCTGCTGTTACTGGTAATTTAATTAACACCTTATTTGCTGAAAATAGAATTCATTACGGGCAAACTGGTTTCACGACTGGTAGTAATTTAACTATCACTCAAATATATCCGTTAATGTCATGTATTTCTCATGGTAAGAATCTTCTTTATGCTTTAGCTACTGTAAATAAGATGCGTGTTAATGAACCTATTATTGAACAGTTTAAGACTGTTGATAATGCAAAATATCTTCAGTTGGTTCAGCAATACATTTTTAGTGGTTCAAATTATTACATTGGTAGCAATTTAGCAGTAGGGACTAATTTGTTCCTTACGAATATCCGTAAATACATTAATGATGTTTATATACCTAATGCAACTATGCAGCATTCTAGTAGCTCCTATATTTCATCAGCTGAAATGTTACAAGTTAGTCTAAAATTATATGTACATTCGCTCGAACAGGCCAAACTTGCTCAGAAGGCAAAGCCTACAAACGAAGGGCAGCAGATTGCTCTTGCAGCCTAAACATATAGATACTGGTCTTTCTTTTGAGTCTTTTCTTGGCCAGTTTTCTGGCCTTTTAGATTTGTATGTAGATGTTAATAGTCTATGCACAAAGATCTTGGTTAGCCCAGATATCTATAAGACTGATAAGGCTCAAAAGTCTATTAAGTATTTGATGGATAGGTTTGATATTCACTGCTTTATGCATTCTACTACAATCTCTAAATTTAAAGATTTATCTGATAGATTTAAAAGATTAAAGACTATCTATCTTAAGATGCCAAATTGTCAGGATTATTATCTTGCCAAGATTCTTGATGTGGTTAGTCAGCTAATTCCATTGTTTAATTTATTATCTGAATTTACTGGTTCTGTTTCTAATACTTTTATGTATAGAAATATTAAAATTGGTGAAAGGGTTATATCTATTATTAATCCGTCTTTCTCTATTGTTTTTCAAAATGAGATTAAGAAAAATCAAATTGCTATACATAATTACTTCTATGATCTTAGTGATACTTTTATTAAGTATTATGGATTATCTGAGAATGTGTATGGCTTTGTAAAGAACAAAAGCTGTATAAGCAATGCTCAATTTCATTTAGCTAATAAGCCTGAATCTGTAATTAATTTAGATATTAATAAATTTTTCAATAACTGTTCTTTGTATAAAATTATTAAGTATGGCAATCTTTCTGAATTATTTTCTTTGTTTGAATACAAGGATCGTCTACTGTTTTCTGGATACCAGATAGGTGTTCTATCTATACTATCTTTTGCTACACATAATTCTGTGTTTGCTACTGGTGCTAGATTTACTCCGACTTTATCTAACCTAATATTAATTCCTATGGATGTTAAGATTAAGGCCTTACTTAAAGAGTATGGTAGATTGAATAATGCAAATATTTGTTATTCTAGATATGCTGATGATATAACAATATCTTCTAATAAAAGTAAATCTGATAATAACTTTATTCTTAATATAAGCCTTGTTAATTCTATAGAAGCAATTCTAAATGAATATGGGTTCTATATTAATTATACCAAGACTAAAATTTGTGGTAAAAAAGATAGAAAGCAGGTTAATAATATCAACCTTGATATCGTAAATAATTGTCTGTCTTTTGGATCGGATGAGAAATTGAAATATAAGATGCTATATAATAATCCAGATGCCTCTCAAGAGTCTAAAGATTATTTAAAGTGTCTACTGCCATATATTAAACAAATAAATCCAAAACAATATGATTATATAATGAGTGATTTTAATGATACACATTTATCATAAAGGCTTTTCTGCTGCTGACAAACAGGGCATATTAAAAATATTATCCTTTGTTCAGATTACTGCAGAAGAATGCTTATTTATAGATAGCACGATTGAAGATATTGATATCAAAGGTAAGGATTTTATCCTATGCTTTGGTTCTTATAAGGAAGTTACTAGGGCTTTGGTTGCTTCTGGATTTTTTAAAGTTGGCGACCTTCTGGGTAAAGATACTTATGATCCCTCTAGCTCATTCTCTTTAATTAATATTCCATACGATATGACTCAGATCTTTTCTAAAGAAGAAGTTAAGCAGGTCGTATGGTCTAAACTTAGTAAGTTTGGTGAATACTATATTAATGTCTGTGAAAGGGGTGCAAGCAAGACTAAACAACCCTCTCAGCAAATGGAACTTCCTTTTGATGACGACATCTCTATGATAGCGCCTGTGCCTATTGTAGAAGATGCTGCATTAACTACGGTTGATGTAGAAACCTTAATGGCTGCCATATCTCAGACTATAGACTTATCCGATATAGGATTAGGTAAAAGTCTTTCTTTAAGCTCTAAGATTGAACTAGATACTCCATCTGGCAAATTAGTTATTTATCCTACCAATAGAATAGCTACACCAGATGCAAATAAAACTCACTTATCTTTTAAGGATAGCTTGGCTTTGCTAAGACTAAGTATCATGTTTGATGCTACTAAGATAAGTTTTTTTAACGACGCCACATAAATGCATATTTTTATTGCTAAGCTGATAAAAACTTTCATCTCTACATTAATGATGTATTTGTCTAGAAAGTTAATCTATTACATAGATGATTATTTTAGCAGCAAAATAATGCAAGATACCCCTACCATAACATGTGATTATTGCGGCTTTTCATTTGATAAAGAAATTGTATATTCTCTTTACCATAAAAAATGTCCGCAATGTCTAGCAAAATTCCAATGCGATTTTATAGAATATGACAACGGATCAATCAACCGAACAAACCACTTCCACACCAATCAATATCACAAAGCAAATGTCCATTAGCCTTGATGAATCTAATCAGTTGAATTTTACCCTTAGCGATACTTGGTCTGTCCATGAAGCTTTTGGTGTTTTATTCCTTGCTGGTATTAATTTGTATATTAACAACTTAAGTCCAGTTAGAGGTCTTCATGAAAAGCTTGATCATTTGATTCAAACTAGCTCACAACCAGCAACTACTGGCGCGGCTACTCCTTCAATGTCTGACTTATTAATGGCTGCTGCTGAACAACTAAAGACTAATAATGATTGATACTGTATATTTTGCTGCTATAGATGCGTCAATAACTAGCACTGGTATTTCGATACTGTCTGTTACGGATGAGAACAAGTTTATCTTGCATGACAAGACCACTTTGTCAGTCGGCACCAAAAAATATAATGATCCAACTAAATTTAACAAGAAAATGGATATGTATAGATTGTTTAAGTTTTACTTTGACAATTTAAAATACAAAATATCCTTTGCTGTCTTTGAAAATTATTCATACCGTTCTAATGGTCAGTTGGCTGATATAGGTGAACTTGGTGGACTGTATAAGTCTTATTTGCATCAAAATGATATCAGCTTTGATACTATTCCTCCTGCTAGCGTTAAGCTAATAATTACAGGAAATGGTAGAGCAGAGAAGACGGAAGTAGCGGAGGCTATAAGAAAGCATGTTATTAATATTGATAATTTTACTTTTAATAATTATGACGAGACAGACAGTGTAGCTGTTGGTATTGCTTATTCATTAAAAATGTTAGAGATAATTGAAGATGAACCTAAACAAAATACAGTCAAAAATAAAAGAGTTCGTAGAGTCAAACCAAAATGATCTACTTACCTCATCTGAGTATATAATTTATTGTGCTAACTTACTTTTAGCTTTGTCTGGAACGACTCTTGGGATGGATCCTAAGTATGCTAATTTAAGTCTTACTGATTATTTTGCACTTGAAAAAGCATCTATAGATGACGATAGTCCTTATATATCTATTGCTATGCTTGCTCATGGCCTTATAGAGGTTTCTAGTAGGTTTGAAAATGACGAGTAGTGTAGATTTAATTATAGACGCTTCGCAGATGCTTATTGATTGTGAAACCTTATGCTTGACTGGTATTCAGTTTAGAGAGAAAACTTTGGCTCAATGGGAAGAAGATTTAAAGCTTCCCACTTTAAGTGACAATATGTCGTATGCGGATATACAAAAGTATAACTTTGCGTATGTAAGATTAAACGAAGTTATTATGTCTAATTACTCTTATGCTAAGGCTATGTATAATTTTTCTAATTTAACTTATCAGGCTGCTATAAAAAGCAAAACTAAGCTTGCCTTGGACGATATTAAAAAGGACGCCACTAAACGTGCTCCTGGAATGGACAGTTTAGAAAAGAATATTTCACTACAGTGTATAGAAGAATTTACTGCATTAAAGATTAATGAAATATTTTTAGATTTCTGGAAAATATATTATGAAAAAATGCAGTTATTAGACTCTAGACTCTCTAATATTAACTACATGTATAAAGGTCAGATATGAAAATTGTTTTAGCTACCCCATACGATGGTATGAATCAATACATACTAGATAATCATTGCTCTATAAGAATCTTGCTATTAAGCAGTGAATCTTTTTTAGACTTAATTATTGATTTCTGTACGAAGTACGGAATTACCGAAGATCCATTTTGGATTATGAGGTCTGCTATTTCTAACGTTCATTACGCAAATAGATTGCCATTACTTAGTATTGATTTTGTATTTGCTGTATTTGATTATTTAATTTCTAAATACGATCATCTTATTCAAGATACTCACCTTATTCATGTTTTATATATGCATGATGTGCGTACTATGATTCTTGATTCAGGAATGATTAATGCATATCTTTCTAAGAATGTTATTAGTGTTGTGGATGATTCTTTACACTTAAAGGGTATTGGTTTACATACCCGTGAATATGTTGCTATCGGTGCCGATAGATACTATTCATTGCGAAAAATTTGCGAGCTACTTAAGGTTCCGCCTGGTAGGTTCGTACATATAGATGGAAAATTAGAAACATAATGGCAAAGAAAAAAGAAGTTGAAGTTAAACAGACCAATTTCTCTCCTGAAGAAAGGATGAAAATCTTATCTTCAATGAAGACTGTTTTAAAAAAGAAATTTGGTGAATCTGTTATTGCTGATCATCAAAAGTTAAAGATAGAATCTGTATCTACTGGATCTCCTTTGCTTGATGGTGCTATCACTGGCTTTGGTTATGCTAGAGGTAGATTTATTGAACTTAGTGGTGAGAATTCATCTGGTAAGACTACTACTGCAACATTAATGCTTATTGAATCTCAAAGAGCATATCCCGATGAGCTGATTGGCTTTATTGATATTGAGCATGCCATTAATTTGGAATACGCTCAAATTCTTGGTCTGGATATTAGTCCTGAAAGATTCATCCTTAGTCAGCCAAGTAGTGCTGAAGAAGCGTTTGAAATTCTTGGTGCATTTTCTGAGTCTGGATTATTTAGTGCTATATGCTTCGATTCAATCGGTGCGTTGGTAACTCAAGATCAGTTAGATAAAGGTATGGATGAGAATACTATTGGTTCTGTTGGCCGCTTGATTGGTAAATCAATTAGTCGTATCAATATTGCTGCATGTGCTTCTAATACTACAATTATTTGGATTAACCAAATTAGAACAAAGATTTCTTTATTCGGATCTAGTGAAACTGTTGCTGGCGGTCGTGCATTGCCATTCTTCCATTCTACTAGAATTAAGATTAAGAAGATCAATGTAATCATGGTTAAAGATAAACCTGTTGGTCAAGTAGTTAAATATGAGGTGACTAAAAATAAAGTCGGTACTCCTTTTGGAGTTATTGAAACGGCTATTTATTTTGGTATCGGATTTGACGAATACACAGAAACTATCGAAATAGCTTATAAGACTGGAATTATCCAGCCTGCTGGTGCTTGGTGCTATCTTGACAAAGGAACGCCTCAAGAGCTTAAATGGAACGGCAAGGCCGCTTGTATTCAATGGTTCAGAGATAATCTAGAAGCATTTACTCCATTCAAGGTTAGAGTTTTGGAAGCTAATACTCCAGAAGTTGATATTGCCTTAGCGACAGAAGTTGATGAAGCTACAGGATTAACAAATACAGAAGTTCAAGGACTCGAAGTAAATGAGTGATATGAATTTAGCGATTGCCGAAGCTATAAAGGCAAACCTACCAGAAGCAGTTGCTGGTGAAATGAAAAGATATCTTGACGAAGCTAAGGCTGCTATGTCTGATAATGTCAGGCTTAATAAAGCTTTAGCAGATGCTAGAGCTAGAATTGCACAACTAGAAGAGTATTCTAGTAAGACTTCTCGTGAAAATGAGATTCTTAAAGATGCCGATATAAAAACTCAGGCTCTGGCTAAGGAATTACAGAACAAGGAGATTGGTCATATTAAGCTTCTTGCTCGTAATGAGGCTGATATTGCTAATGCTGCAAAGAGTGCTGCGTTTGAAGTAATTGGGCTATTCTTAAGAAATCCATCTATCAGAACAGATATTCAGAGAACTGTTACGCATCCAGTAGAGGGAGTTCCTCCTTCTCAGTATAACTCTTCAGGATCTTGTGGTTTTGTTGGAAGCGGATTCGAAACTGAAAGTAAGACAGTAACCAATGAATAAAGAACTGCATTGCGAATTAGTGCCAAAGACTTGTTGGTATTCCAATATGAGAGATCATTTAAAACAATCTCAATGGGATAAGATTCGTCGTTGGTGCTATGAACGTGCAGGCCATGTCTGTGAAATCTGTGGTGATTCTGGAAAGAATCAGGGACGTAATCATGCGGTTGAAGCCCATGAAATATGGCATTATGATGATCCTACTAAGACTCAAACCTTAAAAGGTCTTATTGCCTTATGTCCCGCCTGTCACAATGTTAAGCATTATGGCAGGGCACAGATTGTTGGTACTGATAAATCTGCACGATTTCAACTTAAAAAAGTAAATACACATTGGTCTTGGAAGGACGTCTTTGCTCATTGCGAAGCGGCTATTAAGACTTATGAAGAAAGAAGTAATCACAACTGGACTTTAAATATGGATTATTTAAAGGCTGAGTTTGGATTAGATATAAAAATAAAAAGAGAAATTATTGAGAACAAATAGTCAATCCGTTAAGGATTTTATGATCATTTTTCAACAACCATTTTCATCGGTTCCTACTACTGATGTTCCACTAGATACTATCAAGTTAAGATTAAGGCTATCGACGGAAGAACTGGAAGAGCTCTTTTTTGGGATTCTTGGGAAGGATGCTCAAAAGGCAGTTAACAAATACTTCCATGATATTAATTCGTTTATTGATTCCTTATCTGAAAGTGATATTGATATTAAAATTGACGAAGTTGCAGACGCGTTAACCGATATTGACTATATCAATAATGGTAATGCTGCTGTCTTTGGTGTTCCAATTGATGCAACCTTTGCAGAAGTGCATAGATCTAACCTTTCTAAGCTTGATGAGCTTGGTAGACCAATCTTCAGAGAAGATGGAAAGGTTATGAAAGGACCTAAGTATAGTCCTCCAAATCTTATGCCTATCTTAGAGGCTTATGGGTATAAGTCACATGAATGATTTTGAATCCTTTTATGACAATCAAATAGAATCTGAAATTAACGAAGATGATTCTATTGCTGACTTACTACAACAAAAAGCACCAACAAACAATTTATGCTCCGCTATAGATCCTGACGGTGAAATAGTTGGCTTGTCTGGCAATGATGATATTTTCTCATCTCCACAAGCTGCATTTTTTGAATTCTTTAAAGCTCTATACCTGAACAAGGACAAACTTGTTTCTGATGTTTTAAATCAGTTAGGCGTAGATCTATATTATATAAAATAAGGAAATATTATGTCATTAAAAGACGTTATTAGTACCACTGCTGCACAGCAAGGTATTTCTAAAGCTAAAACAAAAAGAGTTGTAGACTCTGTACTTGCTGCAATTACTGCCAACTTATCTGCTGGTGAATCTTTTAGATTTCCAGGTCTAGGGGTGTTTAAGGTAAGAGATAGCGCTGCTCGTGTTTGTCGTAATCCGCAAACTGGTGGAACTATTGATATTCCAGCAAGAAAAGTTCCAAAAATCTCTTTCTCTAAGAGTGTTAAAGATGTTGTAAGGAATCCTCCAGCTATAACTGCTGTTGCCTATCATGACTGAATTTGACGAAGATGAATACAAGCAGCTTTTAAATAAACTTCTTGAAGATTATCCAACTGGATTTAGATCTCGTTATTATGTCAGCACACGACCTAGTCATCCACGTCCACAAATAATTGATGGTAGAACTGAAGGTATTGAACCTATTCCGTTTGGCTATGATGGGTTATGCCCAGAGGTATTAAATGTCTCTAACTAATAAATTAACTATTGGTAAACTTAAAGAGCTTTTATCCGTCATTGATTCTAAGTGGGATGGAGCTATTATTAATTTGGTTTCTGAAGATAAGTTAGAGCCTGTTACATCTTTTAAGATTATTACCAATCGAGAGATGTCTCCTATCTTTCATCATGGTCAACAAATTGTTCGTGGTAAGACTGTAGCCTTTCTAGAAATTAAGAGTGAAAATTCATAATGTTAAATGAAGATATCTTAGAGTCTGATATTGGTAAGTATACTAATCTTCATGCTCATAGTCGTATTGCAAGTCCATTGGATGGATTCTCTAATATAGATGATTATGTTAAAAGAGCTAAGGCAATGGGAATGACTAGTTGCGTGTTTACCGATCATGGACTGATGGGTGCTGCATATGAACTAGAAAAGGTGTGTAAGAAGAATGGAGTAAAGCCAATTTATGCAAATGAATTGTATTTTACTCCTAATGATCCCCTGATTAAAGAAAGGATTCCTGGCGTTAAGCCTAATTTTCATATTATTCTTATTGCGTATAATCAAGCTGGTTATCAGAATCTCTTAAAGTTATCTTCAGATGCTTGGACTAAGTATAGGTATTACAAACCTAGGGTTGGATTTGAGCAGTTAAAGGACCATGCAGAAGGTTTAATATGCCTTAGTGCTTGTCTTGGTGGATATCCACAGCAGCTTCTTTTAGAGGGCAAGGAAGAGGAATCTGAACTTGCTATCTTAAGATTTAAGAAAATATTTGGTGACAATTATTACTTAGAAAAGCAGTGGACTAATATCCCAGAACAAGATACAGTGAATGCCTTTTTCGATTTGATGTCTGATAAGCATGACATTAAGCAGGTTATCACTTGCGATTCTCATTACACATATGCTCATGAATCTGAACTGCATAGGGCTTTAGTTACCATTAATGTTAATGGTGTATTTAAAAGGCTCGCTGTTGCAAAGGAAGGCGAACTGATTGACGAGAATAAGGATACCGATGAAAGCGCTTTGTTTTATACTCCTGGTCAGTATTACTTAAAGCCCTATCATGTTCTTAGAGAGTATTTTAATACAGACAGAGATCTTCTTGCATTTGATAATACAAATAAGATAGCTGAAATGTGTAATGTTAAGCTTCCTGTAGGATTAAAGATTTTTCCGCAACTTGTTGGCGATCCTGATAGTTTTATTATGAATCAATGTTATGAATTTATTGAGTCATATTGTAAAGATATGACTTCTGATAAAAAGCAGCTCTATCTTGACAGGCTTGAAGAAGAATCTTGGATCATTAAACGTATGGGATATTTTGACTACTTTACGGTAGTTCAAGATGTAATTAATTATTGTAAGCGTAATAGCATTCTTACTGGCCTTGGTCGTGGGTCTGCTTCTGGTAGCCTAATATCGTTTTGTCTAGGCATAACTGGTATTGATCCGCTACTTTACAATTTGTTATTTTCAAGATTCTTAAGCTCATCTCGTGCTCCATATCCATTGATTGAGCTTGAGGAATATCCTTTATCTGTTTGGAATAAATAAATGTCTGAAACAAAAACAATAATGAGATTGGCTACCTATGCCGATTTAGAATTTATTAAAGATTGTTATCATAACTCTGCTACTTGTAATGAGTTTGTAGAAAGTTCTAGTGACTACTTTGATTCATTTACAACTCCTCAAGAAGAATTTGCTTACTATACAAAAATGCTTAATGAAAGATCTTCATTGGATAAGTTGTATATAGTTAATAGGAATGGCTCCGACATATCTTTATTAGCTTCTCAGTTTAATGAGATTAGCAAAACTACTGGTGGCATTGTGTTTACTCATCCACGTGTATGTAAGATGTCTGTCATAGCTTCTTTAAAAATACTTACTATTCACAACTTCTTGTTGATCAAGAATGGTTATGCTGAATCTATCTATATGAAGGTTTGGCATCCATTAATGTCTCAAGCTGTTACCAATGTCATAAAAGATTTTAAGTCTATAAAGCTATACACAGCACATTATGTATTGTTTTGTATGTCTTCTGAAATAAGAAATTCTTTCACTGAAGATTACATGAAGGAAGTCCAAGTGCGTAATATAGATCAGCATATGTGTTTTGAATGTAGCCTATGAATAAACAACTCAATTTAAGAGAAGTTATTGAAAATGCCTATATTGATAGCGATGTTTATAAGAAGTATAAGGAATGGATTGATTTTGAATTAAACCATTTAGAGCTTCATGATTTAGATGATTATGTTTATAACCTAATTGCTATTGATGCAAAGGTTAGTGTTAATCCTAATAATTCTTCTATTCTGTACTTGCTAGGCATAACTTCTGTTCCTCCTACTGCAAAGATTTCTACGATGGGTGGCACTAAGCCAGATATTGATTCTGACATTGAGCACACCAAAAGAGAGCAAGTCTTTCAATATTTGAAGGGAAAGTATGGCAATGGATTTGCCCACATAGGTACGTTTTCTGTTTCACAAGGCAGAGGATTGTTTAAAGACGTTTGTAGAATCTTTGATGTTGAATTTAATAAGAGCAATGAAATTAGCAAGCTCCTACCAGAGAATGCTCATTATATTCCTATTAAAGAAGTCCTTGTTCAGAATCCAGAATTCAAAAAGCATTACGATGAAGATCCTTTAATCAAGGAAGTAGTCGATTATGCTATTAAGATGGAAGGATGTGTTAAGTCTTTAGGCGTTCATGCTGCTGGAGTAATCTTGGCAGACGAACCTATTACTAATTACTTACCGCTATTCTGTTCTAAGGATGCTTCGGTTACCCAGTTTGATGCTGATACAGTTGATAAGATTGGATTTAATAAATTAGACGTTCTTGGTCTTAAGACCTTATCTGTCTTGTCAGAAACGTTTAGATTTATTAAGGAAAGACACAATGTGGTTGTTACTATGGAAAATATTCCATTAGATGACGAAGCTTCTTATAAAGTCTTCCCTGCAAAAAACACTCTTGGTATCTTTCAAATGGAAGATGTTGCTATCACTGAATTTGGTGCTAGGTGTAATCCTAAGACCATTTACGACATTAGTAATGTAATTTCATTATGGCGACCAGGCCCAATGTCTATGCCTAATTGTCTATCTAACTATATTAAGGCTTGTAATGGTTATGAGAAATTTGATTTTCCATTTCCAGAATACAACTATATCTTTGATAAGACGTATAACTTCTTGGTTTATCAAGAACAGTTGTCTAGACTATCAATGGATATGTGTGGATTTACTGGGCCTAGGGCAGACGAATTAAGGAAAGTTGTTTCAAAAAAGGATCGTGTTGCTTTGGTTGCTATGCGAGAAGAGTTTATAAATGGTGCTGTCAATAAAGGACATGACAAAGATAAGGTCGCTAAATTGTTTGACGATATGGAGGAATTTTCCAGGTATGCATTTAACCTGTCTCATGGTATTTCATATTCTTATTTAACTTATTTTACTGCGTATCTTAAGACTCACTATCCTTCTGAATTCTTTGCTTCTGCAATTAGTCTAGAAGATGATCCTTCTCAAAAGTCTAAGTATATAGACGATGCTAGAAAGAACGGTCTCAATGTTTATCCTCCTGATATTAATCAGTCTAAGAATGGATTTACTATTGGCACTGATGGCTCTATTCTTTTTGGATTCAATGGCATCAAGGGTCTTGGCCCTGCTGTTACTAAAAAGATATTAGATTCTCGTCCTTATTCTAGCTTTGGCGACTTTCTCATTAAGTCTACAATTATTAAAGGTGTCAATAAGAAAGCTATTGAGGCTCTGATTCATTCAGGTGCTTTAGATTGCTTTGGCTATAGACGCTCATGCATGATTAGATCTTTTGAAAAGTACATATTGGATTTTTCTGAAAACGGAAAACTTAAAGAATTCCCTAAAGAACGTATACAGGAGTATATAAAACTTCAAGATGATTACTTTAAAGATAATTCTTTTGCTGAGTTTTCTATATTTGATATTCTTGAAAAAGAAAAAGAACTCATAGGAATTTACATTTCTGGCAATCCATTTGATCTAATCGGATCAGTCGTGTCAGAAGATTATCATTCCTTTCAGAGTATTATTGATAGACTAACCCCTGGCAACAAGATAATTGAATACTCTCTATGTGAGATAGTTAAATTTAAGAAACATAAGACTCCTAAGGGTCAGGAAATGGCATTCCTTGACTGTAAAGACTCTGAAGGCACTAACATGTCTTTAACTATGTTTCCTAATATATATGAAAAGTATAAGGATATGCTTAGGGATGGATTGTATATATTAGCCTCTGCTGAATTTAAAAAGGATTCCCGTGGTCTAGGTGGACTCGTATATAGTTTAACTAATATTTCTGAAAAGATTTCTACGATTAATATTAAAGATATTAAGAAGAAGTCTAGAAATACGATTGAGCTTCATATTATTGGCACTCCTTCAACAGTCAAGTGTAAGACGGTTTTTAGCAAAATATCTCAGTATGCAAATACTGATAACCTGGATTGTATTATAAATCTTTACGTCGATATAGATAAAACAAAGTATCTAATAAAATCTATTCCAGTTGTTTCTGTTGATATAGATGTTATTAGGGACTTGAATAAAATTCCTGATATCTATGTGTCTAAAGCTAATGCAAGATGACAGTAATATGTCTGCGGAAGATTATGAGCTATTCAAACGCCTTAATCTTCTGTTTAAAAAATATTGTGGTGTTCCACTTACATTCTTAAAATATGAAATAGATAATCTGTCCAAGCGTGTTGAAATTATCGAAACAACATTCAAACAGACTATTCCTGTTATGGCCGCAACTACTATTAAGGTAGAAGCTATATCTGCCAATCTTTGTGCAGACAATATAACTTCCGAAGCCAGACTTTCAGCTTTTTCGAAACAAATTTTAAATTCGTGTAATAAAGAAGATGTATCTAAACGACTTACTTAATAGTCATTTGACTTCTGGCTCTAAGCTAAAAGTTCAAAGATTTCCCGCTTTTTATCCATCGTCTGCATCCTGTATTAGTAAGGCTGACGGTCAAACTGTAGTTGGGTCTTGTATAAGACAGCTATGGTATAGGTATAAAGGTTATCCAGAATCTAATCCTCCTACATTATATTCACAATGGATCTTTGCATCTGGGAATATTTGGGAAGAGTATTTAATTGAAAAATTAAAAGAGATGGGATTATGGCTTGCCAATAGTGTTAGATTTAATAACCTAGAGTTATTTATGTCTGGTGAAATTGACATCCTAATTAAGGGACCAAAATATAATCCTGTTACTGGCACTGGTAAATGGATTGTAGAGAACAAAACTTACGGTGGCCAAAATTATACAATGAAGAAAGATCTTCTTGGGTCTAGAGATCAAAATCCTAAACCTAAAGATGCTAACTTACTTCAATCTTTTATCTACTTATTAACTTTCAAAGAGCAGGCAGATACTGTAGTTCTAAATTATATTGATAGATCATGTAGTGGTCCTGAAAATAATAAAGAATTCCATATCACTATTCATGAAGAAGGTGATGATCTTTTCCCATTGATTACTACAACTAATTTTTATGGTCAAGATTATGCATACGTAGATAGACGTATAAGTCTGAATGCAATCAAGGAAAGATTCGCAGACCTTATTGAGTATTTAAAAAATGATGATCTTCCTTTACCAGAATTTCAGCATAAATATACCGATGAGCAAGTTGAAGAAAAATATAGCCTTGGTTTGATTGTAAAAACTAAATATGAGGCATGGACAAAAAATCATGACAAGTTCCCTATTGGGGATTGGAATTGTAGCAATATCTATTGTAGCTTTTCTGATTTGTGTCGTGCTCAAAAAAACAAAGATGGACAACTATAATTAGGAGTGTTCATGTCTTTATATAAGATAAAAAATTTAGAAGATCAGCTTTTAAAAATTAAAATGTTTCTTCCAGAGTATCTCCAAGAAAATAAATTGGATGTTACGAATGGTAGAAAGATTACATGTTTGAGTCCTGCTCATAATGATAACTCTCCTTCTATGTCTATGTTCAAATGTAAGGACACGGGCGTTCCGCTTATCAAATGTTGGTCTTGTGGCGTTGTTTACGACGTCTTTAATGTGTGTCATCTATTAGAGCATAGGCCTATTATTGGTCCAGGCTTTATTGATGATACTGTTATGTATTTATCAAAGAAATATGGTGTCCAATTAGAACTTGGTAAGATGTCTGAAGATGAAATATACGAGATGAATGTTCTTCATCTCTATAGTAGTATTCATAAATACATTTCTCATCAAACTCCTAACGATGTCCAGCTCCAGGAGTTGCATAAGCGTGGGTGGTTACCTGAATTTGCTAAGTCGATTGGTATAGGCGTATGTCATTCAATAGATGATATGAAGCTATATTTAAAAGATTTGGGATTTAGTTATAAGTTTATGGAGGAAAATGATCTTGATCATGAAAGATTGTTTAATCCTAATACTTTAATTTTTACGATATTTGATGAATATGCTCGTCCAGTATCGTTTGCTGCTCGCAATCTAAATTATAACGGTGTCAAGGATGATGCTGGTAGGTTAATCAATGGCACTAAGTTTATTAATTCTAAGGTTAATTCTCGTTGTGGCCTTGGTAAGAAGAATGAACTGTTATATATGTTCCATACCGCAAGACATAAGGCTACGCCTTTGTATATCTTCGAAGGTAATGCTGATGTTGTAACTGCGCATTCTAATGGCTTATTTAATAGTGCTGCTATTTGTGGCCTTGGTTTAAATGAAAATCATCTGAACTTATGCAGACGAAGTGGCGTTTATGATGTCGTTGTATGTTTGGATAATGATAATGCTGGAATGATGAAGGCTAAACAGATCTTAGATGACTCTCTTAAAAAGGTTCATGATATTAAGATTAGGTTTATCTTCTTACCAGATGCTGAAATAACTATTAATGGTGAAACCAAAATCATTAAGGTTGATCCAGATGAATTCATTAGAACCAATGGAATAGAAGAATTCTTGAAGTTGCCCAAAGTAGATCCATTTGCTTGGAGACTTCAGCAGTTTGATTTTGAGCAGGATGCTGATTCTGAATCAATCTGTTTTGCTATGATATCTATCATTGCTGCTGACCCATCTCCTATCAAAAGAGAAGGTATGGTTAAAGAGCTTAGTGATTATACTGGCATTTCTGAAAAGTCAATCAGGGAAGAAGTTGAAAAGATCGTTAATGCAGATGAACAGAAGATTGCTAAAGCCAAGAGAGCCATTGCTGATGAAGTGATGAATCAACTTGGTGATAACAATATTAATTTTGAAACTGTATTAGCTGGTGCTTTGGATAAGATTCAGAACGTTGAAAAAGAGTATCGCACTGGAACTTTAGATACTGGTACTAGAATGGCTAACTTGTTGGCTATCAAAGAATATCAGGAATCTGAAGATGTTCATGTGAAATATAATTTTGGTGATGAGTTTAGAGTATTTAATCACGCTTTTGACGGCGACATGAGAGGCAAGGTTGTTTATTTAGGCGGTTCACCTAACAGCGGTAAGACATCATTCCTTATTAATCTTGGATGGAATATAGCATTACTAAATGAAAATGCTATGGTTGTTTGTTTAACTATTGATGATAGTGACAAGGAGTTCGTACCTAGATTGATTTGCTATGATATGGCTAAAAGGACTTATACTACTAACAGGGAGCTGTTTGAATTAATTAGCATTAACAAAGTTGGATCTCCATTCCTCTACAAGGATTGTATTGAATACGATGCGATGATGGAAGAACGAGATAGGTCTTATAAAAACCTATTCTCTATGTCTGAAAAAGATAGGTTTGTATTATTAGATTCTAAGGACGGTAAAACCCTTGAGTTTATTAATACTACTATTAAGTATTATAGTGATAAGTATCCTGGCAGACATTTATTCTTCTTCTTGGACAACTTCCATTTAATTAATTGCCCGCAATACGAAGAAGGTCGCAGCAAATATAAATATCTTTCTCATGAGATCAAAGCTACTGCTGTTAAAAATAACTGTACTATTATTTCAACTGCTGAATATCGTAAATTGAATTTTGGTATTAAACCTAATAACTCTGACTTAGCTGAATCTGGTTCATTGGAATATGATTCTAATGCAATTATGCATATGTATAATGATTTGCATATTAAGCGCGAAGAATCCAATTTGTATCATTGGCCTGATGATATGACTGAAAAGAAACCAGTGTGCGAACTTATTACTGGTAAGAATAAAATCACTAGCTTTAAAGGTAGCGTGTGGCTGAAGTTCTTCCCTGATAAGGCATACTTCCTTGAACTAACTGAACAAGCTTGTACAGATCTGAAAAATGCCAACAATCAAGAAAGACTTGAGGCGCAGACAGAAGAAGAGGATGACTTGGAGAAGTATGGTTGAATACAATTATAAATACGAAGAAAGAAACAAAGTAAGGATTCCAAAGCAAAAGATATTAAGTCTTACTCCTGCTTTGGATTCTATTTGTCCTAAGATATCTACTTATCCAGATTACGATATTAGGTTTAAGAATCTAATATCTAATTATGATTTTGTAAGTGTTGCTAATTATATTGATGATCCTTATAAGGCTTCTGCATTGATTATTAAAATAGTCTTAAATGATTTTCTTGATAATCCCTCAATGTCTTTAATGGCTATAGAGAATCTGTTTAATAAATATTTTTTCTCAATATACGATTCAATGAACAAGGAGCATGTAAGTATTGCTGCCAAGTCTTTTATTAGGCTTACTCAAATACATGAAATGATTTTCCCAGTTCTTAATCAGTATAAGCATATAGCTTCCAATATTGATTTTTATACAACCTTAGGCATAAGACCAAGAAACGCTTATCAAACTTGTATTGATGCTGTTCTGGTTAATGAAAAGACTAATGATATTTTGTTAATTAATAAAAGCTCATCTTCTCTTATGCTTAATTCTGTTATCAATCCTAAGGTATTGGCTGCTTTAGATTATTGCAAGGAAGCATCCATTAAGATCTCTAGTATCTTTATTCTTAGCTATGATTTTGTTTCTTTAGAAAGATTGCCATTATTAAAGCAGTATAGTGTTACTGATATTGTTAATCAGCTTTCTACATCTTATATGGCTACAGTGTTTCCCAATAGGTTAAACATATCATACTGCGGTATGTGTCCATATAATTCATCTTGCTCATCTGCAACAGAATACATTAAAGGAGTTTACTAATGAGACTTAAGTTTCTTTACGATCCTAAAGATGGCCTACCTGTCTCTGATTCGTTTGGTCATCAAAAAATTATTGCATCCATTATAGATGACGGAAGTATTATAGTTTGTTTTGTTGATAATCTTGCTTCTAGTTATTATATAGAACGAGTTATTAATAAGTTCCTACCTGATATGTTTCAGTCTAGTAATTTTCAAGCTATATCCGATGAAGAATGGAACACTTATAACGATTTTCTTTTAGCAAATGGAATGTTTAAGAATCATAATAAAAATAAATTGAGTGAGGATGAAATAATTGCCACTTCCAGACAATAGAGGTAGCGCTCCACAAAGACTTCTTTATGATTATTGTGTTTCTATATATGGCATGGATAGTGTTATATGGGAACAGGTTATACCAGAGCTTGAACAAAGATTTGATATCTTTTTAAAGTACCTAGGTATAGCTATTGAATTTGATGGTAGACAGCATAGTCACTATGTTGAACATTTTCATAAGGATATGAACGGATATATTAATTCTAAGAACCTAGATAATAAAAAGAATGAGTGGGCTAAGTTGCATAATATAACGGTCATCAGATTCGATGATTCAAATATGCCTAAATCCGCTCAGGATCTTAGAACGATAATAATAAAATCATTGTCCGATTCACCTAATGACGAATATTCCTTTTCATCTTTTGATGTTGAGAAGTCTCAACGACTTGTTGATGCGTCCAATTATAGAAAAGATCTTTATAGAAAAAATAAGAAATGACAGATATTAGAATATTTCCAAAACTGTACGGCACGTCTTCGTCTGGCAAGATTAAAGAGTGGCAAATTACCGTAGAGGAAGTAAATGGTGTTGGTGCTATCAATACTTATCATGGCTATGTTGGCCAAAAGATTACGCACAATATTAAGTATATCTATACTGGTAAAAATATTGGTAAGAAGAATGAAACATCTCCTTATGAACAAGCGGTCTCTGAAGCACAAAGCACTTACAATAAGAAGATTGATGAACAGTACAAATTAAATTACAATGACCCTATCTTAGTTAACGAAATTCCTTTGCCTATGCTGGCACATGAGTTTTCAAAGCGAGGTAAGTCAATTGTATATCCCTGCTGCGTACAGCCAAAACTTAATGGCGTTCGTTGCTTAATTACTAGGCTTACTGATCGTATGCGCGCTACTAGTCGCGGTGGTAAAGAATATAAAGCCATTTTTAAAATCCTTGAAATATTAAACAACAAGCTATGCGTACATAACATGCTTGATGGGGAACTTTATTCCCATAATTTAACCTTTCAAGAGATTGTTTGCGCTATTAAGAATGAAACAGAGTTAGATATTAATTTAGACAAGATTGAATATTGGGTATATGACTATCCAGTTGAAAATGTTTCGTTTGCTGCTCGTTATGAGATGCTTGTCGCATTTACAAATCTTGTTAATGATCCATTGATCAAACTTGTTCCAACTTATATTGTAAACAATGAAGAAGAGTTGATGCAAAAACATCTTGAGTTTGTTAATGCAGGATATGAAGGCACAATGATTCGTAATACTCTTGGCTTGTATACCTTTAAGCATCGTAGCGTTGACTTGCAAAAGTTAAAAGACTTTATGGATGATGAGTTTGAAATAATAGGTGGCGAAGAAGGCTGTGGACTTGCTGAAGGACAATGTATATTTATTTGTCAGACTGCAAAAGAACAACCATTTAGAGTTCGCTGTATAGGGCCTAATTCTATTCGTGAAGAACAATGGAATCACTTAAAAGATTATATCGGTAAAATGGTTACTGTTAAATATCAATGCTTAAGTGATGATGGTATTCCTATATTCCCTGTTGGCATTGGAGTTCGATATCTTGACTAAGTACATTTATAATAAAATAATATTCTTTGGATATTATAGTGATAACAAAATTAAAGAAAAGAAATGGTACTGTTCAGGATTTTAATCCAGACAAATTAAATAAGTGGGCTGAATGGGCTGCTAATCTTAATGTGGAGTGGGCATCGGTTGCCCTTGGCGCTTATAAGAAGTGCTACGACGGGTGTACGTCAGCCGAATTGCAGGACGCAATGATTTCAGAGTGCCTTGATAGAGAAGACACTCCACATTTAAAGATGGCTGGTAGACTTTATGTTGGCAATATTTATAAAAATGCTTTCGGGCATCAAGATAATATTCCTACATTAAAAGAAATGTATTACAGAATGCATCTCCAAGGTCTTTGGGCCAATATGAGATATTCTGATGCCGAACTTGATGAGCTTGAAAGTGTTATTGATCACAGTTTAGATTTGAATTGTGTTCATTCAGAAGTTAAACAGTTAGCTACTAAGTATACTGCTTCTGATAAAACTACTGGCAAGATTTTTGAGTCTCCGCAATTTGTTTATATGCGTGTTGCTTTAGGCGTGATGAATATTCAGCCTGCCGAAAGACGTATTCAGGATGTTAAAGAAGCTTATTACTTTTTAAGTCGTAAGATATTAAACGCTCCTAGTCCAAATATGCTTCATCTAGGTACTATGCATATGGGATTAGCTTCCTGTTGTATTTATACTGCTGGAGATAATTTGCCTTCACTGGCTGCTGGTGACCATATAGCTTATATGATGACTGCTGCTTCTGCAGGTATTGGATCTCATTTAATGACTCGTAGTGTTCTTGATCCAGTCCGTAAAGGCTCGATTAAGCATCAAGGTAAGTTACCCTACTACCGTGTTATTGAGAAGTCTGTATTAGCGAACATGCAAGGTGGAAGAGGTGGCTCTGCTACCGTTCATTATAATGTTCTTGATCCAGAAATTGAAGATTTGATTCATCTACGTAATCCTACTTCTGTTAATGAAAAGAAAATTAAAGAGCTAGATTATAGTGTTGGTTATAATTCCTTCTTTGCTAAAAAGGTTGCCAAGAACAAACAGTGGATGAGTATTAGTTATCTATATGCTCAAGACTTATGGCATGCAATGTATCAAGGTGATCAATCTGAATTTGAACGCTTATACAAAAAGTATGATGCTGATCCGAATGTTCCAACTAAAAAATATATGTCTGCTCGTAAGCTGGCATTACGCTTTTTAACTGAAGCTGTTGAAACTGGTCGTCAGTATATTCATGCTATTGATGAGATGAATCGTCATACTCCGTTCTACGATATTATTTGGTCTTCTAACCTATGTCAGGAAATTGGCTTACCAACCAAAGCATTTAAGAATGTTATGGATGTTTATAGTAAAGACTCTCAAGGTGAAATTGCTTTATGTAATCTAATGGCTATTTGTTTAGGAAAGGTAACTCCTCAAACCTACGAAAAGGCTGCCTATTACGCATTGTTAATGGTTGATAATGTTATTGAGATTATGGATTATCCGTTCCCAAGTTTAGAGCGTACTGCTAAAGCTAGACGTTCTGCTGGTATTGGTGTTATGAATCTTGCATATGATATGGCTAATAAAGGTCTTACATATGATTGTCAAGCTGGCAAAGATTATATGCACAGACTTGCTGAACAGCATTCCTATTGGCTGCATCGTGCTTCATTGAAGCTTGGTAAAGAAAAAGGTAATTGTGAATGGACTCATAAGACTAAATATCCTGATGGCTGGCTACCTATAGATACTTATAAGAAATCTGTTGATCAAATTACTTCTCAAAAGAATATGTTTGATTGGGAGACTTTAAGAATAGAGATTGTAGAAAACAAAGGTCTACGTCATTCTGTATTAGAAGCATTTATGCCTGGAGAGTCTTCAAGTGTTGCTAGCAATACTACTAATGGGTTGTATCCTATTAGACAAGGTATTGTAATCAAGATGAATGGCACAGAGAAAAATGTGTTCATTGCTCCTGAATGGGAGGAGTTGAAGTATCAGTATCAATTGGCTTGGGATATTAAAACCAGAGACATGATTGATACCTATGCTATTTGGCAAAAATGGTGTGGTCAAGGTATATCAGCTGATCTATATATTAAGTTCTCGGATGCTAATAATCGTAAGGTTAGTGGCAAACAGTTAATTATGGACTTCCTGTATGCTACAGAAAAGGGTCTTAAAACAAGATATTATTATAATAGTGCTACTGGTACTATTGAATCAGAAGAACGTGGTTGTGCAGGAGGTGGTTGCGTGTTGTAAGACATGTGCTAAATATTATGCCTAAAGCTAAAAATACTTCACATATAAATTGGTCAGAATATTTTCAATATGATGACTCATCACCTTCACACCTTCGTCATTTACTCTCTAAGGGCGGCATTAAGTCTGGTTCTGTTGCTGGCTATATACATCATACAGGATACTACATAGTTAAGCTTAATAGTTTCCAATATAGAGTGCATAGAATTATTTGGGAAATGCACAATCCTCCTTTAAGTGAGAATGAAAAGGTTGATCATATTGATGGAAACAAGTTAAATAATAAAATATCTAATCTTAGAGCTGTTTCGGAAACTTTAAACATTAGAAATGGTAGAATGCGTAATACTAATACTACTGGAGTTACTGGTGTTTCTGTCAATATGTTTAAAGAATATAAATATTATATGGCACATTCTGTTAATTTGAATGGCAAACAGAAATCTGTTTATTTTTCTGTGTCCAAACTTGGAGAAGAGAAAGCATTTGAAATGGCTTGTAATAAAAGAAAAGAAATGATAGATGCCCTTAATCTACAAGGTGCAGGCTATACGGAAAGACATGGAGTTGCAGCATAATGTCTAGTATTTTTAATATAGATAATGATGAGTGGCGTACTGGAGAGGGATCATTAATTCTTGGTCAAGCTCCTGGCCTTTACGATAGTATCAATGTGAGACATCCACCTTTGTTTAACTTGTATAAGTTGCAGAAGTCTATGGATTGGGCTGAAGATGAAATAAGTCTTGAGCAGGCCCGTGTCGATTTGGCCACATGCCCTAAAGCTATTAGGGATATTATGTTAATGAATATTGCATTTCAATGGCCTACAGATAGCGTTGCTGCTAGATCTGTTGCTCCTTTGTTTGCTCCGTTCATTACTAATTCTGAATTCTGGGCAGGGATGCTTAAGAATTGTGAAATAGAAGTTTTACATGCCTTAACTTATTCTGAAATTGTAAGACAATGTATTCCTGATCCTACTGAAGCATTTGAACTCATCTTAAAAAATGATGAGGTAATGGTTCGTCTTGCGCCAGTCCTTAAACACTTTGAGGCATTGGCAAAAGCAGGTGCTGAGTATAATCTTGGTATTAGAAAGAACGATCAAGAAACTTACAATATTGTTATGACTGCTTTGGTTGCATTATACGTAATGGAACGTTTGCAGTTTATGTCTTCGTTTGCTCATACCTTTGCCGTTGTTGAACAGGGTTATGCTTTACCTATTGGCAAGTACGTACAAAAGATTATGCTTGATGAGTTAACTTGTCATTCTGAACTTATACGTACTGCTTTAGAGATTGAGTTTAAAACTGCTCGTGGTCAGATCTTCTTAGAACAATGTCGTGATATAATTGATAGCATCTTTTATACAATCAGGCAATGTGAATATGATTGGAATGCTCACACCTTCAGCGAAGGTCGATCTATTGTTGGCTTAAATGAAAATCTTGCCAATGGTTGGTCTGATCATAATGCTTATTTTGTTGCAGTAGTTTTACGTATTGATTTTCCATTCGTTCCTAATCCATTAAAATATATGGACAACTGGATTGATATTGATAAAATACAAAATGCTCAACAAGAAGAGTCTGGTAATAACTATGCTCTTAATTCCGTCGTAGATGATATGACTGAAGATGAAATCTTTGCATTTGAAGAATAACATAAGCTATTAGTAGCTAAAAATTAGGGGTGCTTTGCATCCCTTTTGAGTTTTATAATTAATGAATAAACAACAAGTCCCAACACAACTAGAATTTGATTTTCAAGATTCTATACATCCATCTGTATCTGATCAGCTTATTAGCCTTAACTTAGGTGTAGTTAATAATCCAAATATGACGCATACCACTGGTTTTCTTACTACTACTGGTGTCAAGTATGATTCTTCTAAAATAAGATTGTCATTGTATCCTGCTGAAGCTATGTATAAGATTGCTGAAGTTCTTGAGTTTGGTGCTAAGAAGTATGCTGTTGATAATTGGAAATATGTCCAACCAATTGAAAGATACTTTGATGCTGCTCTTCGTCATTTGATGGCAATTAAGACTGGCGAATTAAATGATCCAGAAAGTGGGCTAAGTCATTTAGCGCATGCTGGTACATGTATTGCGTTTATGCTATATCACGAATCTAAAGGTTTAAATCTAAAACTTTAATATGTCAGAAGTTCAAATATTAGAAATGGAATATGAAGCTGTAGGTCCTAGTATGGATCTTGTAAGCTCGTCTTCCTCTTGCTATCTTAACGATGAACAGGCCATGTCCGTAAGGTCTGCCTTTTCAACTATTCAAGTTAGATTTGAGTATGATCCAGTTTGGGGATATTCAAAGATCATTGCTGTAAATGGAATGTTAGTAAATGTCATATGATGGTATCTTATGGAAGGATGTTGATCCCGATCTTCATTATGAGTCCATAGAAGACGTTCTTATGACGTGCTGTCACATATGTGGTGAGCGTCTTGAATGGGATGTTAAGACTACTTACAACTCATATATGGATGCTCCTACTATAAAAGGTGAGTCATTCAGTTGTGGTGTTAAGTATATGTTTGAATACGATCATGTCGATTCTTGTTATAAGATAATGGTTTATTACTAAATGTCAGAACAATCTAATCACACAATACTTCCTTACAAAGAAAGGCTTGAGAAATTCAAACTTAAGCAAGAACGTAAGAATAAAAGGGAAGCTCTTAAACTGCTTCCTAAACGTCCTCGTGGTCGTCCTAAAAAAGAAAAGCCTCCTAAGACTCCTAAGCCTCCAAGAGTTTATCCTCCTAAGAAGCAAAGAAAAGATGGATGCATAATGATATCTCCCATTTTAAATATTGGCCAGTTTAATAGACTGATCTATAAGACGGTTGATATTATGATGTTTGATAGAGATAAGACTGCTGCGGTAATATGGAATGCTTATAAGGATTATGAGTATTTGCTACGAAGAGAATTGACTGGATATCAGGACGATACCTTTCATGACATCTTGGTAACTATTAACTATTACCACGACCAAAATATTCGTGATCGACTTCATATCGACTGGATAGAAGTATTAGGTATTACTATATGTAAGTGGCTTATAGAGGTTGAGACAAGTTATAAAACTAAAGGCCCAGGACGTACTGGGTCTAGCTTATATAATTTCTTTCTTCATGCTTTTGCCAGAATATTTCAAAAGTCTTATATAGATTACTGTAGGCTTATGTACAAGGAATATGTTCCTCGACTATCTTATGCTCAACGATATGAGTATTTAGACGTAGATGTCGATGAGATTCCTAGTCTTACTAATCCAGCTATATTTGATAATGAGCTTTTCTATCATATACAAAAACGAATGGAGCCGTTAGGCCCCATTGTTTGCAGTTAGTTCTAAGATTTTAATCTTATCTATCAATGGTGCTATTACTACTGACATCTCTTCTTTAGAGATTCTGTTCATAAGTGCCTTATTGATATTCTTAATTGATCCATTTATTGCATCAATTGATTCCATGATGCCAATTAGTTTGGCAACATCCCACGGTTTTAGACCTTCTAATGCCGTACTTGCCAGTTCAATGGATTCATCATTGTAGTCGTAATACACTATAATCTTGGATCCGTTTTCTGGCACTTCTGTGGTTTGATAAAACCCATTCCCTATCTCGCTTACTGTTAAACTATGTAAGCTCCTATCTGCTTTATTCTCAAAAGCTACTATGCTTCCATCTACAAAGGTTGTAGGTACTTGAAATAAAACTGTTGCGCCGTCTGGTGTCGTATCAGTATAAATTTTATTTACTATCATTCTGCTCTCACTATTATTCTAGAAATTTCTGGTATTATTAAATTGTTTGTTGACTTCAATGTTCCTCTGATTTGTATTTTATCTACAAATGAATATAGATTATAAAAACAGCAATACACTTCCTTCACTTCCTTATCCGTACTTATTACTAAGTTATTGTCAGTTCTTTCTAATTTAATATCATTCACTTCAAATAGTTCTTTTCCAAATACAAAATCAACATTTTCCTCTATTAGCAATTTAATATTATAAGGATACATTGTATCTGTAATTGTTGTTGAGCCAGAAGCTAGTTCTATTGTAATTAGGTTTCCGTTTATACTGTATGACTTGACTAAGGCTTTGTTAAATAATTTTAAGAAGTCATCTGCCAAGATACCTATCTTTGTTAGCCCTTTTGGAATCGTTACAACTCCAGTGTATTCTATGTCATTTATATAAATTGTTTTTATGCCAACATCTATCGTCTTTTCGGTATATGAAAGTACATGTGCGGTATAGATATATTCTTCGTATGACCAATCTTGATTTTTAGTAAAATATCTTGTCTTGTTAGATATTAAGAATGGTTGAGGTATTTCTAGGTTAAATCTATTTCTACCATCTACAAGATCTCTTTCTGCTATCTTGATAATCTTATTGTCGAATATCTCTTGGCAATTAATGATTGAGCTCAATCTTCTATTCTTTGTTTTGTTGACAGGCCTGATTGTTTGCCATTCTTTGTCGTTTACTTTGATTTCATAATTGATGTTGATATTGTTGTCATCGTACATATCTTTAGTATCAATAATAATCTTTGATAGGTTGGCGGCTAAGTCTATACTTTTTGTAGTAAACTTAACTTCCTTCTTTTCAAATTCTGATGATATCTTAATCTGCGTCAATGGAACTTCGTAAACGTATTTGTTTCCGTTCTTGAATGATGCATCATCTTTGTATACTATCAATCTAATAAACTGGACTGGTTCTCTTTCTGTTGTGAATGTCGTATCAATGGAAATAGTCTTGCTTGTGATTGTTGTGTATGTAATTCCATCTTTTGATTTTAGAATCTTTACCACTTCTGGTCCAACAAATACTGGGCATATTGATTCTATATCTGTCTTCTTATTCAGATTGATATCTATAGTAATCTTCTTTTTGCCATTGAATCTTGTTTCACATTTGGCTTTATATGTTCCCGATGCTTCTATAATCGTATCTATGCCAACTATATTCCAGCCATTACCTGCCTTGTTATAAATGTATCCATACACATCCTGTCCGTTGTCATCAATCTGAACAGACAATGATTCCATTCTTATAGACGATGTATCTATAATTTTGTTTGCACCATTGTTCTCAGATGATATCCCAAGTAGCTTGTTTGACATAATAGCTGCTGTCGTATTATCCATGTCGAAAGAATGTGCAGAGATATCAATTATTTTTGTTATAGATTCATTAGACATATTGGATTCTAATAGTCTTGCTGCTTTTATCTTCTCATACGTAACTGTTCTAATTCTTCTATTCAAAATATCAAATGAGCTTTCAATATCTTCTAAAAGATTTTCTGCTCTTTGTGACTTCTCATTAAACTCCATAAAGATAGCCATCATATTGATAACGTATTTGTACAAATCCAATTCGTTAGCAAATGAAAATGTTGACATATCAATCTCAAACGTAGACTGGATCAAGTCGATCATCTCGTCTACGGTCTTAACTGTAACTGGTGCATTTTGTATTCTCACCAAGTTTTCTGCGTTTCTACTTAAAAAATCCATCTTACACCATGTAATAAATATTAATGTCTTTAATGATTGGAGATGACTGTACAATTCTTAGACCCTTTTCTTTAGGCTCTAGTTGAATATAGTATTTTCCATCTTCTCCGTTAATGATAATACTACTACCTGTATTTATGTATACGCTGTCATCAACTGGTTTAACCGCATTGTATGATGCATAGACTAATGAGTATTGATATGTAATATTTATTCCGCCATCTATTGGCATTTCTGTATATAGAATACCATTTGCATAATCTATAGAGAATAGTCCAGATGCATGATATGCGGATATAGAGTCAAATCTAATTTCTGTTTCTACGAATTGAGATGGGAATATATCGGTTGGAAGCTTAATCTTGTTTCCGTCAATCATATAGTCGCCTTCCTCGATTAGCTCGTCTGAAGAATATACTCTGTTGATAAATAACTCTACTTGTCCATAGAAGCTGAACTCTGAATTGCTAGCTATCCTATGGCCAAACTGTTCTATGTCTATAACAGTCAAGTTATCAACAACGTCATACTGTCCTAGAATCTTAATAGATGTGGTGGACTTAATAATAAACTCTTCGCGACCATCCTTGTATTCGACTTCTTTATTCACACTTACAATTGATGCGCCAGAGCTATCTACTACGACTGTTCCTGGAATGATATTGGTATGACCTAGTTTACATATTCTATTATATTCTGCAGGCGCTAATGATTGAGTGTTCTTCCCTTTCTTTGTAAATGCTAATTTAGCACTTTTACTTCCAGTGAAAATCTCTTCATCTTTAATGATTTTATCTGGATGAATAACGAATGCATGGATGTCTTTAGATATGTTTCCTGATCTTACGATCTTGTTCTTACTAATAGAATATTTATTTACATTTTCTATAACTGGATAGTATTTGTTAAAGTATGTATCTGGGATTGGTTCAAAGAACACGTCGTATAAAGACATGATATATTTCCCGCCAACGATAGCAGAGTTAACTGTTGCTATTAAGTCGCCAATAGAATTGTAGATATGGAATATATCTCCGTCTTTAGCTTCGTAATTAAATCTATCTATCGAACCAGCAAATCCATTTCTTAGATCGAATGTAAATACGGTATCATTGTATATCGCTCTATAAACGTCATGAGCAACCTTTAGCTTCAAACATACACTATCAGTGCTTCCAGTTCCAATCGTCTGGTATATCGGCGTAGAGATACCGTAGAATGCTACCTCTTTATCAATGTAATCGTATGCTGTATATACTGAATTATTATAGATAGAAACTTTTTCATAGTCGTAGAACACTCTTGTTGGTGTTGTTGACTCTTCTGAAAGAGATAGTTTTTTATTGTCATACAATCCATATATTGTTTGTATTCCGTCAAGGCTGTCTTCTGTTTTAATTTTACCAAATGCTTTATCCGCATAGATGTATACGCCCTGAACTTCATAGTCGGCGTTGTATCCGTAATCTATATAACCATTGATTGTCTCTACGATATTGAATAGTTTTGGTAGCTTTCTAAAATTGATTGTTTCTGATACTGATGAAAGTTCGAACTTTACATAAAACTTTTTAACTGAATCTGTATTAAAAATTGAATCTTTGTCTACGTTGTTGAAGTTAATTATCTTCTTTGTTTGTGAGATGGAGTTGGATTGAGATATTGGTAGCCAATTTACTGCATCTACTGAGACAGATGTATTTACATTTTTATAGTGATCGTTTATTACGCTGTATTGTAAAGCTATCTTAAGAACGTCTAAGTCTGATGTTATTGGGCCGATTATGATATCGCCGTTAGAGAATGTATCAGCACTAATTACATTTATTTTTTTAAAATCTATACGACTAGTTATTGTTCCGTTTACTAGCTCTGAATCATCTTGTACTAGTGAAATGATTATTTTCTTTGCCATCACTGGCTCTATCAATAATCTAGAATCATCATTTAGAAGTTGTTTTGACTGAGTGTTAGTATTTTGGAATGTGCACTTACTAAATGTGCCATTGCCACGAATAGCTGTTACTGACTTAATCTTTGGTAAGTTGATACCATTATTATTGATGTTGATATCTATTGCAGAAACTAATTCCTCTGCGATAAAAGCTATCTCAATTTCAAGATTCATAAATGGCTTGGTGTTCGTTAATAGAAGGCCATTGCCGTTTATAAGATCTGCCGTGTCAATGTATTTAGATTTATCAAAGTTGCCATCAAGCTTGATCTCTCTTGTCAGGATAACTTTCTTATCCTTTTGATCAAGATACATTGTTAAGTCAAATCCATTAAGGACTATATTGTTTGATTGAGATTTAACATTACTCTGAAATGGTGATGCTGTTTTAGCCAATGCTCCGCCAACAATCACTACGTCTTGTAATTGATTTGCCAAGATTGATAAATTGGATGTTATTAAGTCTGCATATGAAATAGATTTGTCTACAATGGACAGCATCGTATTATTAGTTTGATTTATGTTTTCAATGGCGTCATTAATACTAAGTCCTGCACTTCTTATATATTCAAGCAGTCCTGTTTTTGTTTTATTACTAATCTGCTTTACTATCATTTAATATCCAACTACGCTTATTCTTTTTATTACTGGTGTATGATCTGTCTTTGCAAACTCTATGTTTATAATATCAACTGTAATGGAAATCTTAATAAAAGATGCTTTTGCTTTTACTTTGATTAATCTGCCATCTGTATAAATAAGCTGGTTAGATTGCTTAGGAATTCCGAACTTAAATAGCTCCTTAGAATTACTTTGTAAAAGCAAAATGTCATCTATATACTTATTGTCTATATAACCGTACAGATTATTATAATCTTCCAAATTGTCGTTATTAACATAAACAGTATCAGAAGATACAGGTAATCTAACATCTTGTCCTGTGACTTGTTGCAAATTTTCATCTAGTAATCCTATGCTGCATACAGCACTTATATGTGCATCACCAATATTATCATAATCAATATTTACCTTAATATTTTCTTTATATGGAATAATCTGCTCAATTGTTTTAAACGATCCGTGCTTACCATATTTAGAATAAGAAGGAATAATAGCAATATGTCTTACGATATCTTCTGGAGTTAACGTGTGTTGGTAATATATTCTTATCTTTTTAGATAGTGATAGTTTATATACAATGCTTGAAGAACCAAATATTGTATTGAAAACATCTGATAATACCACCTCGGATCCATCCAAGTCTATACACGTTATTTTCTCTATAAATAAATCCTCTAATTGAGTTTTAATTGATATTATATTATGGGCATCCACTAGGATATTCTTGTCCAATATATAGGATGGCATTATTTTGTCTCCAGTATAATTCCAACATTAGATATAAATGTTGTTCCATTTTTTACAGTATTATTTAAATCGAATGATACACATATTCCATCCTTATCTGGAGGGATTTGATTCTTTGATGCTATTAAGCTGTCTGCTAAATCTTCTATGTATTTAATTTTATTACTAATTCCATTAAAGATCAGATGATATACGGATTCAATTTCATCAAGATACGTAGATAGCGTTTCTATTTTTGCAGAACTTAAATCATTGACAGACTTGAACTGATCAAGTGCCACCTGCATAGATGGCGCTCCGTCCAAACTAGTTAGATTTTGCGCATATGTTTTTCTATCTAAAAATAGACCTGCTCTATTTTCTAAATACTCTTTCATACATTTATTCCATATGAACTAATCTTGCCATTATATGATACGAATATCTTTGTGTCTGCCCTATTTTCTACAACTGCGAATAATTCTTTTGTTGTACTATTAAAGAACAACTCTGGATCTACTGTGTCAATGTCACCGTTGCTTTCCATAAAGGCTATCTTAATCTTTTCCTTATCATATGACCAATCAGTGTTAATGAAATCTATGCCTTGTACGAAGGCTAGAACATCAACATCTGTCGTAACTAGTGATCCTATGTAGTCTTCTAGACCTGATACGTCTATTGAGATAGATATAAAATCATCTGTTTTGTTATCAATAAAGAAATCAATTGGTAAAATATTACCACTTACGACTCCAATTCCAGCGCCAGCCTTAACAACCGCGTCAGTATTAACCTTAACAATAGAGCCTGAGTAATACTTGTATTGATCAAAATCAGTATTTACAATTCCAGCAACCCTACCTATTGATTCAATTTCTTCGTCTATTCCATTTTCTATTCTAAATGCTCCACATGATTTAAGGTTTATACTGTTTAGGTATTTGTCTATATCGTCTGTTTGAGATATGTAGAATTCGGATATCATATTTGGAGAAGCTATCTGGATTGATGAAGTGTCTTGATAGTCGAATGAGTAGTTTGGGCCAGCCTGTGTCACAGTAAATGATAGATCGTCGATATTAGTTGCAGTGATAAATTCGTTGCTGTATGTAATAAATCTTAAATCTTTTCTATGTACTTCATCTGCTACTGAAGGCTTTTTGATTAGTGTAGGATGTATAAAGATTTGATGAGAAGTGTTGTAATCTATGTTCGCGTATCCTAGGTTTCCACTGGGCTTAAAGATTGATAGGTATGAGTAGGTTATTTCTATTTCATCTCCTACGCCTATAGCGTTTGAGTTTACAAGTTGTTCTAATGAGACAAATCCAGTTGACTGGTTGATAGCAAAAGTTAGCCCTATATTTGTGGCAAATCCATTAATCAACGATACCTTACAATCATCTAGCTTGATATTTCTATTAGCCAATTTAACACACAGGTCGTTCTTAACATAAAATGTTTCTTTATTGTTTAGTACAAGATTGTGCGGATTGTTTAGATAGTTGTATTCAACTAGTGCGTTTACATTGCCTATCTTCTTAGACTCTGAATATATAAATTCGTCTACAAGATATGTAAAGTAAGTTTCGTTAAATTCAATTCTTGTATCAAATATACTTCCAGCCTTATTCACAATGTCAGTAATATCCTTACTAAAAGAAACCCTTACGCTATTGCCAGCTTTCTTTGGAGTATATGTTTTGCCATCAAGGTCATAAACATATTTAAGATCAAGTCTTCTACTGTCTATAAATACTGGAAAGAAATCTACGATAATAGAGGAGTGAATAACGTCTGCCACATATATTGTTACTAATCCTGTTTTGTTTTTCGAATACACAAAATTAGTATCTTCAAATTCTGGCGTATCGCCATTGACAGTAATAAGACTTGCACCAACATACTTTGGATACTTATAAAAATATCCATCAATATCTGTTGCAAGCATATCTGTGTAATTTGATTCGACTTGTTTTGAAGATAATTCTTTTATATAGAAGGGGATAGAGTCCGAAGACTCTACCGTTATTTTTCTTAGGCCGTTATCAATATCAAAAAACTTCTTTGATACTGATCGAGTATGTAGTTCGCAGTTTTGTGTTTCGAAGAACTGGAGCTTCTTTAGAAGCCCCATATCGTATGATTTTTCTATCATGTCACTCTTATCCATATTGCTGCAACAGTGTATGGTTGCATGTTATTATGCGCAGCTCCAGACCCAGAAGAGCTAGTAGTAAGTGTGGCAGTAGACGTTATTGCGTTACCACCACCACTTCCGTCTTGACCAACGTATGTCATTCCGTTAACCCCATTAAAAGTATGAGTATGTGGTGTTAGCTCTGAAAGCGTAAGTGTGTGCGAATACTCTCCTGCGGATGCACCATTTACGAAAGTCCTAGATTCCATGTTGGAGTCAGTATATTGCCCGCTGCCTATAATAGTTTTCCCTTCTGCAAAAGGCGACCAGGTTCCAAATGCATGATTGCCAAATGGTCCGCTTTGTAGTCCTGGATTCTGCTGATTGATTTGATTTGAATATATTGTTCCAATAGGATATATAGCCTTTAATAACGATAATCTCAAAACTCCTTTTATTTCATTTATAACAAACTCTCTATTTACTGCATCCTTAGGATTAGTAATAGCCGCTACTGGAACAATATCGTAGTCATACGGGAGGTCTTCAACTTCTAGGTTTCTAATATAGCCATTGCCACAGTTGATAGGATTGCCGCCAGCCATTTCAAGTGTGTCATATATCTTTGTTGGTTCTCCGCCAAATCCAAGAACTGTTTCACCGTATGAGGTAAATTTACCATTAGCTCTTATGTCGCCATTAATTGTTGCATTTCCAGTAGTTTCTATTTCACCACAACTAATTTTGTTAGTAGTCGTAAAGTTTGTATCAATAACCAATGAATGAAAAACTGCGTTACCAGTAATTGTTAATGATGTTCCATTTATAATGTTTGCATTAATAATAGAGCTAGATGTAACTGTTCCGCTTACTGTTATTTCATTTGCTGTAATTGCATTATTAAAGAATGTATTGTCAGAGAATGTAACTGGTTGTGTAAATTCGGATGATACATTTGACTGGAATGATCCAATATTTAAAAGTGTGGATCCATTAATAGTATTGGTAGAAGTAGCATCGCCAGCTGTTATGCCTTTTGATATAATTACTGTTCCGCCAATTGTTGTGTTGCCGCCAATTGTTGTGTTGCCACCTATTGTTGCTGTTCCTGTAACATTTAAGTTGGTCCCAACTGATAGGGCACCATTTGCCTCAAGTGAAGGTCCAGAGATAGCCCCGTCTACACTTAGGCTGCCACCTAACGTTGTATTACCACTAACGATTAGAGTGTTGATTGTTGCAACAGCTGTGATTGCTACATCGTCATTAAATGCAATTGAATTACCGAAGATTACATTACCATAGAAGGTAGATGTCGAATCTAGGTTTGTTGTGAACGATTCAGATATAACAACTTCTGTAGCTGTTACTTTGTCAAATACCACATCACCAGCAAACGTAGATGTTCCAGAGATGTTTAGATTGCCAACGCCAGTAATATTTTTAGCTTTAATGTCTGAATAAACAACATTGTTAAAGTCTATATCATTACCCTGTGTGAAGAATACGCCATTAGGAGATTCAACTACCAAAGCATTTCCTGGATATAGGGCATTAGAAGATGTTGCAAATATATTTATTGGCCCACCAAATGCTATACCATTTCTAATTGTGCCGTCACTCTTGTTGAGAGTTGTACTATTTAATATAGCGGACTTAGCAAAAACGCTAACTCTTGGCCACTCTGTAAGATTATCTATTCTTGTTTCTTCATTCGACTGGAATGAATACTGAACACCATCTTCTTCTTGAATACTATCAGTTGGCTTAATTAAGTATAGTCCACCATCTGTAATCTCAATGAATCCGTTATTATTACTTAGGGATGCCGCTGAACCATTTTCCGCTGATGCATACAATGTTAAATATCTGCTTGCATCTTCTTGGAAGTTTAACCCTGTTAATCTACCAGTATTTCTAATATCTAAAGTAAAGTTAGAAACGTATACGCATTTATTATCCACTGTTGTGAAATAGGAACTGTTTGGAGCTAGACTTGTTCCGAATAGAATCTTAGATCCTTCCTCTAATGCAAGTGTTTTAACTGTTAAGTTATCTATTGTAGCTTCTTCTGATTCAATATTTAGAGAAGAAATAATCCTAGATAGTCCATATGATGAAGTTATTACAAGATTGTTACTGATTGCGGATAGAGAAATTACGCCAAGCTGAATAGATCCATTTACTGGGAGCGTCAGCTTATTGTTAATTGTTGCAAAATTAAAGTTTAACGAGCCACCCTTAATGTCGTGTAATGTTCCGTTTAGGTCACCGAATGTCGTTAAATGCGGATCATTAAGGGCTGGTACGGCTTTCTTATTAGATGTAATAAACAGTCCATCATTCTTATTTGCAAGATTATGATTATTAATTCTTAGCCCATAGTCGTAGTCATCTGAGTTATAAGATATGGATACGCCATTAGCTGTAGACGCTACATTAAGATCTTCTTCTGTATATCTTCTTTTTACAACATGACCAGAGTCAGTTGAGCCGAAGATAAGAGAGTAGGAGTCATCATCTGCATTATTAAATAAGTTATTATCACTTTGAGATGAGATAAGAACGTCCCCAACAATCGCATTGTTTAATGTTGCTGGATCTTCCGTGTAGCCTTCTCTGTTGAAATAGTTTGGGTGGTCATTACCTGGAATTGAAGACTTGCCATACTTAACATTAGTCCTAATTCCTTTTACAATTAAATCTAATAGGTTTGCATGTGACAACGGTGTAGAAATATCGCTTCCATCATGACTGTGAGTCTGCATAGTTCTAAGCATGACTTCAACATATTGCCACAAGGACATGTTTGCAATTGATATAACAATAATGTCTGTTGCAAGATTAATAGTATCCGATGTTGCAATTTCATAAATATTATTAGCAACAATATAAATTGATTCTGAATCTATTTTTACATACGTATCATTTCCAGAATCGTATTTGTAGGCACTAATATATTCCTTTGGACACACAATGTTGCCGCTACCATCTATAAATTGTTGCAAGTAGTCACTTAGAACAATGTCGTATGCGCCATCAAGATCGGTATTAACGTTATGCCCATTGGCAGTTCCGACTGATACTCTAATTCTTCCATTTACTTCTAATGTAAGTGTTGGCTTATTTAAGCTGTTTACTGTATTAGGATTAGGAATTACGTTTGGCATGTAGCCATTATCCAAACCTTCAACTGTAGGATAGTTACCACTATAGGTGATTGAGAATGGACTTGTTGGTGGAGTTTGGAATATTAACTCTCGATTAGTTACGGTAAAGTCATTAACATTAAGTAGCTCTTCTGGTGTTGCAACTAGATTCCAGAACGATGTTGAATTTACGCCATCATCAATTGTGAAGCTTGCCCCAATATCTGGAACGAGTGTAAGTGTAAATGTTTTATAATTTGTTAGAACTCCACTATCTGTGAAGCTGCTAAACGATTGACCGAATGGTGCCGCTGGATCATTCTTTCTTGATCCTATATCTGTGGCAATACTATTAGTGAATTTAGTATCGTCAAATTGATAATCACCAAGTCCATACAAGTTACCAATTGCATCGCCTACTTCGTTTAGGGAAGTCTCAATACCGTAAGCAATGCTTAGCATGTTTTCTTCTGATACGAATCCATCCACAGTTACTACTGGTGGTAGATTGAAGTCTTGTGTTAGCTGACTCATTTATTATTCCTGTGCTATAATATTATTAGCATTGTTATAAGCGATGACTTATATTCGCCAAGTGTTTTGGCTATGTATTCTTTTGAAACATTGAGAAGAATGTTATCACTATTTAAATAATAGTTGCTATTGCCTTCTTTGTCTGTTGATGAATAGGTAATTGTGATTGTTTTCTTACCTAAGATTAATAGTCCTGTCAGGGTGTTGTATTCTACAAATGGATCGCCACCTGTTAACAATCTTATAAATCCTGGTTCTACTTCTTTGATGATTGGGCTAATAAAGCTTGTGTAGGTTATTCTGTACGATTTGTTTGGATCAATTTTGCTTACATCAAATGATACTACATCTGGTTGAAAATATGTGTAATCAGTGAATGTGGCTGATCCAGATAGATCATATTCTGTTACCACAAGCGTACCTATATTTACTGCTGATGGTAAAGCAAATTCATATCCATACTTATCAAAGTCAACTTCTACCAATATGTCAAATAGGTACGTCGTCTCTGCTATTGATCCGTTATAGCTAGTTGCAAGTGTTCCAGCATATGTGCCATCTAAGTATTGTTCATAGTCAGAAGAATCATCTGTTCCTACTGATAATGCAGATAATCTAATTTGATTATTGTAATTAAATATTCCATATACAGCAACATCTATATTATCTTGGTCGTCATTAATTGTTATGGAATAATCTGGCCCAGCCACGTGCGCAGTAGGATACATATTGTCCATGATATTTGTTGATGCGGATAATGTAATGCTTAGATCGTTGACATGTTTAGAGTTGGTATTTTCATTGCCTATTCTTAACGGAGAGGATAGTTCGATTGTTCTGTTTTGGTTGTTGTTGTCTATTGATAGTGTTATTTTGTCTGAGCCTGGATATGGATTAAGCGTATTACTAGATAGATTAGTCTCTATTACCGCTATCGTATCCATTGATTTGTATTCGACAAACTTATAATCAGGAGTGGATGACTTAGTTACAACAATATCGCTCTTTCCAATTGCAACTGGTCTTAAGAAATAAAAGACTCCTAGTTTTGTTGCTGTAGTATTTGTGAGGATTATCTCTCCAGTTTCTTGATAAACTGATTCTATTAAATTTGTAACATCTGTCCATCCTGTATCGTAGGCGTATACTGCAATATTACCACCAATCGGAAAGTGATCCGTTTTCAAGTATAGCTTGCCAGATACTATGATTGGGTCATGTCGCTCCATAGAGTCAATTACTTCAGCCTGATTAGTAGATAGATAGTTTGCCTCATTTGAATGTAGAACGTATCTCTTGGATCCGTTTAGGTTTGCACAACTAGTATTATCTTTATCAATTGATATGATATTCTCATCCAAATATGATTCTTTAACAAAGTTATAGTATTGATATATTTTGATTTGATCTTTATACCTGATAAATGATACGACATTCTGAAGGATATCTAGGTTTGCATGATCGTCTGTGGCGTAATAATAGGCGCCGTCTTTAAGAATGAAGCTATTAAGTAATGCATAACTGCCACCAATACTTCCATTCATAATGAACTTATCATCAATATAATCCGTATTACTTAGGCCATCTGTTTGATTATTATGCCAAGATTCATTTCTAACTGTCTTGAATGGAACTGACTTAACTTGCTCTATATCTAGTGATAGATACGCTTGTTTGCCAGTGTCAAATTTAGAGACAGTCTCTACGTCTAGGCTATAACTTTTATTAATTGTCATTTTTATTTAATTCCTGAATAACAATATTGTGTATTGTTGTTGTGGTGTTATCTAAAATATTTTCACTATTAAACACCTTACCATCTTGTACTAGAATAAAGTATTTTGTATATCTTTCTTCTATCATTGCACTAATCTTGTTTTTTGATATTGCAAATATTGTTTTATTCACAACCTCATAATTGACCGCGCCTTCTACGTCATATACACCAAGCACGTTGTATGTGATGTCTTCCGTATTCATTAAATGTGCTGGATCGTGAGTACCAGATAGAATCATTTCATATGGACTGATATCTACTTCGTTCACTGAAAGACTTCTATTGGAAAAATCTTTACACATAGCAGCTGGATAAGCTGTGTATTGAGCAGATGTCAGCCATACGTTTGGAGTGTATGTAGCAATCAATTGCACTAAATCTAGTATTGTCATACCAGACAAGTCGTAGACGTCATCGCTTATAGTAAATTTTATACCATCTATTTCTAGGTTAACATCTGATTCGATATAAATTGCTGGAGCTGTCTTAAATTGTTTATTGAGTTTTTTAAGGCTTGGTGTTGTTTGTACTAACTTACTGTCGTCTAGATTAATATATTCCATAGTTATTCCTGCAGATCTAATTGACTATCTGTATATAGATATTGGCCATCATGCGTATAGCAAAGCCTAATCGGTGACACTTTAAAACTTGTAGTTGTTAATAGGCTATCTGGCAATGTTTCTATAAGCTCATCATCTGCATCTATAAGTATGTCTCTCCCTAGTCCTACGTTGCTTAAAAAGAATGATGCTGCATTTGACGTAGTTATATACAAGCTGCCATTGTTAATAACTATCGTACTAACATCATCGAGAAGCTTATAAGAAGCTATCATATTATTTGTAACGCCACAGAAATAGCTTTCTTCTATATTGCTCATCTCTAATTTAAAGACATAGGACAGGTTATCTACACGAGGAATGGTAAACTTAAATGAGTTACCATATTGATTAGCATTGATCAGGACTGGGGTAAGCCCAAGTATTCCATCAGCATCAAAATATTGCTCAATGCCGTTATGAATCATGGACACCTTGTAGGTGTAATCCATTCGCTTAATCATATCATTATTTACAACTAATACAATATCATCACCAATTCTTGTTTCTGTATCTGTCACATTTATTAGTTTGTTATTATTAAATGTAGAATTACTAGCCAAGATTTCTGGAACATTAAGATAAGGCTTGGATGCATATAGATCTCCTGCTGACAAGAAGTATATATCTAAATGATCTGTAACAAATATTTCTCCATCATCAATTACTCTGTCCATATAGAAGTTGTAAACCTCTCTGTCGTTACTTGTAACAGAGATGTATCTAAACTCATCTACGGTAAACACTGGTTCGAAGTATGCGCCATCCTTGTCTGTTATTCTTTTAAAATCTAAATACTTAGACTTGTACGATGCAGTAATACAGTAGTTTGTAATTGTCAGACTTACTTCTGAGTAGATCTTAATGATTGATTTGAATCTATTAATCGTCATGTGACTATTGTAGGACTCAAGGTTGATTGTTTCCTTAATTACTTTGCCGTCAATACCTAGTCCAACTAATTGTATTTGTGCCAATGCATCTGGTGGAGTTATGTATACGAATGTTTCTTCTGGAAAGATAATTGGTTGAAAAACTTGAGTTACTGAGAATGAACGAATGATGTTTGAGAATGATAATACTGGCTCTAGGTAACACGCAGAAACTGGATATGAATCTATCCATGCATCTGATAGCTGTCCTATGTTTTCTGCCAGATCCCAAATCAAATCTACTTCTTGTTTAAGCTCTACATATGGCTGTCTGTATAGTCTGCACTTTTTAAAGTCTATCGTCTTGTTTGCATTTATCAAATTTGCAGCAGAACTATAAAACGCTTTTGACTGAGCATCGCAGATAGATTGATATATTGGTTCGAATATTTTTGCTACATTAGAGTTGTGACTTTGACTAGCAAATGACCACTTAGGGAAATAAGATAGAAATCTGTATAGTTCTAGATTTGATCTTTGTCTATGCACTGTCATCTTAAACCCCTACAAGGATATTGGTTTTTTGTAATAGTAGGTACGACTTATGATCTAAGGTAATAGATGTTTGATCGGTTGATACGTATGCAGACAATGCTGTGTCGTATATAGAAAAACTATTAATCTTAATTGATGATCCATATTGATATGTTTCTGATAGGATCTGATTTAATGTACCAGTTGTAATAACTTGATTGTCAGAATATCTATAAAAGTCTCTAAATATAAAAGCTATAATGCCTTGCACTGTTGTGTCTGTTAAAGTTAAAAGAGAGTTTGTTACGTTCATGTGAAGTTCTAATTGCTTGGGCAAGATTACGTCGTATGTAACGCCAGACTGTAAATTAGATTTTAATGCACCAATTACATATCGTGCTAAATCTTGGTATGACGTATCAAATCCTACAGTCTTCATTAGAGATGTTAAAAAATACACATTAAAGAAACCAGAACCATTTTCATTAGACTTAACAACAAATTCTGCCGTACCTGGGATTGATTGTATTAGACTTCCAACAAATTGCTCAGATGTTGTAGAGGTAAGAATCTTTGCTGCCTGTATCCTGTTTCTATAAGTATCGTCATCAATCTTGTCAACTGTAAATGATACTGGCTTACCAAACTTTAAGCTAATAAAGCTTGTGTATGGATTTGTATAGTTTGACATTTCATATATAGAGTCTTGATCAATACTTAGATTGCTTAGGTTTGCAATCGGCTTAATCTTAACAAAGACAGCTACGTCCTGAAACTTATTGGTAATAACTACAGATTCTAAGAATAGAACTATATATGATCCATCTATTTCAAATTCTTCACCAGCACTAATGATTTGATTATTAACAATGATATCGTCGAATCCTAGCGTCTCATTAAGTGGAGAGATAAATACTACGTTATCATCTTTTAATAAATTAACCGCTGGTACAAATGTTCTATAGATGCCATGCTCAGATCCGTTAATATCCAATGCGTCACCTGTTGCGGTAGTAGTATAAACTCTTGACAACACTTCACTGATATTTGTATTTGTATTAAAGACCTCTTCTGCAAAGGCATCAGATAATAGTTTGATCTTAGAAGAAGACGAAGAGTTATCAATGCCAGTATTAAGATTAATAGAATTGATTAAGTTTACGCTTGTTGTGTTTTTATTAAATTGTTCAATAGACATTTATTATTCCAGATATCATATTTATTGTTGCTGTTATATTAATTTGAGTAGATGTAAAGCCAGACAGGAGTGTTGCTATAGACACCTTAATTACCATTGACTGATTTTTAATCAGTGCAATTACTTCTATGCTGTTTCCGTCTAAGAAGCCATCTTCTGTTAATGAATTAGTTATATTTGATACTGCGATATCTTCTAATGTGTTTGAAGTTTTGCGACCTATCAATGATGCTAGATCGGCACCGAATGAATTATATAAAGGATAATCATACTTGGCAGATCTAATTCTATCTACAGCATTTTGTCTTATAATTTCAGTCTTGTTATGTATTAATTTAATATCCTTATTAGATATCTCTATATCGCCAAAGTCATTAAATTTTATATCTCTTAATATTTCCATTGTATTTATACCGTAGATAATATCATGCCAGCTAATGCAGCATATGCTATAGCATGTTTTGCTGGTATATCAAATATAAAAGTTGATATTGGTGTAACTAGCGTTGAAGGAATACAGCTTGCTGTTAATGGATTGAATTTGAATATTGGCCCAAACCTAATACTGCTTAGCCCAGAACTAATTGATACTGGTCCATTAATGAATGTCCCACCCTGCCTATCTGTTGTTACAGACATTGGGCCTGATGCTATTCTTGCGAATGCCGTTCCTGCTTCTAGGAATGAAGTGGAATCAATTGAGTCTTTAATAATGCTCATTTTGCACTAAATGCTCCTATATGTAAATGACATGTTTTAGTTTTAAGTCTGCCTTCTGGTAATCCTGTTACCGAATCAAGCGATACCTTTTTAGATATATCTGCCTCTTTATTACCATCTGATACCGATACTTTATTTTGTGTAACATAATCGCCATAAGATATAATCTTTCCACTAACGCCCAATCCTTCATAGTAGCTTTGATTAAGATCTATAATATCTAGATTCGTATATCCTTTACTCTTGAGGTACTCAATAGCTTCCACACTCGCCACATCTCCAGTATCGGATATCATTCTGGCTTCTATAATATGTAGTGGTGCTATTGTTCTGGCATGTCCAATTGTCCCAGCTATGTAGGCCATAACTGGGCGATCATTAATTAACTCTACCTTAACTTCTCTTCCGATAAGCACATTATAATTAAACTTGGATATATCCGTAGACATATCCAATGGTATCAATATTTCATGAAGCGATACTAATGTTTCGGGCAGATTAAATATGTTACCAAAAAGACCAGTATTGATCTTTACAGTTTCTAGCTCCATATCTATAACATCATCACCTTTTCTTCTTACGACTGCATATATGCCATATCCTTGTGGAGATATGGACTCTATAATGCCAACCTCGAAAGTTGGCGCGCTATTTACGTTGTATCCGTTTCCATTCTTCATAATTAAATACCAGACTTGCCAGCAGATGTTATTGATACAGTGTTTTTTGCTTCTAAGGCATTATTTAGTTGGTACAGATTTCCGCCAGATAATATTTGTCCAACAACATTATCTCTTGCTGTTCTAATTGCGTCCATATTTGTCTCATAGTTTTTAAACTTAGAATCTATATAGCTATTCATTTCAAATCCTGAAATACCGCCAAGGTATGGAGATCCATTATTCAGCAATGGAAATAGTCTAACTGGTTCTCTAGTTTGCTCTATTTCTACAATAGTATCATGAACTGCTATTCCAACAAATGCCACACCAAGCAATAAGAATGAACTAACTGGATTTGTTAATGCAATTGATCCTATTTGCAGACCAGTTCTTAATACTACTCTAGAGGCTACCTTGCCAACCGTTCCAAAGAATCCACCAGCTTCTATTTTTGTTAGATGAATAGCTGCCTCTACAAGACTTCTAGAGACAGCAGGTATTGCTCTAACGAATTTAACTGTAGAGTTTCTAGCGGCATTTGCTAATACTCTTACTGGTCCTGCGTCTGCTGCTAATGCCTCTGCTGGTAATAATGCACCTTGCACAAAGCTATAAAGCATACGTATAGAGAATGCAGTGAATGCGGCAGGAGCTGCAAATTGCATAGTTCTAGCAGTTAAGCTCTTATCTGAATTCATAATATCTCTAAGCTGTCTGGACTGTACTAGTCCAAGCATTGAAGATATTGTAGTCATTTTCTTATTATCAAAATATCCACTTTGTGTTTCAAGCTTAATCTTGTTAGAGATAAGCGCCCATCCAATACCAAGTTTAGTAAATAGATTTGAGTAGTTATACATAGATGCCTCAGTATAAAGACCTGGAGTTATTACTGTTACGTATCCATCATTTTCATTAAAGATATGAGAACATTCTCTAATTTTAATAATACCATTTAATCCTCTGAATGAATCTGCAAGATATGCATAGTCACCAGCTTTCATATTTGGATTGCCAATAATTACAATCTTGCCTTGATACATCTTCTCCGCTTGATTTTTTAATTCAGCAGTACCATATCTGTAAGCTGTAAACTTATGGTCGCAACCATTCATTTCTAACTCCATACTTCTTATAGAGTTATTTTTTAGATTGTCATCTAGCAGCATATTGTAGTATTTGAATCCAGTACCAGTTCTTAAATCGTCAGCATCTGGATTGTCATCAAAGTATCTAATGTTAATTTTTGTTTTAAATCCAGAACTTATTTTTAACTGATTAGAAATAATATGATTTTCACTTGTTATTAAATGAAACTCTGCTGCTGGTTTTAAATCTTTCCATCTTAAAGCTTCTACGTCTTTATCAACTATTTGATATGCTGTTGGCTGATTTGCCTTGTATAGATAAACTGGAGGATCTCTAAATATGAAAAGCTGTTCCTTGATTCCGAAGAATAAAGAAGCTCTTTCTTTATAATTCATAACATTCATCCAAGTTCCTGGATGTCTATAATTCATTTCCTTAACTACTTCCCAAACTGTAGAATTGAAAATAGGGAAGTTGACTAAAATGCCTCTATCCATTGATACTACCGCACTAACTCTATCTCTCCAGCTTCCGTCTAATGAGAAGTGGTTATCTACTGCTTCAATAGAAGGTGAGTAAATGTTTGTAAACACTTCACTATTAGTGTCCCACCAAACTCCAAACAAGAAGTCGTTCGATGCTTCGCCTCTATCGGTTCCGCCAGTTGTTCCGTTAAGATTGGATTTTGAATTAGCCCCTCTTAGGATTGATCTAGCATAAGGATTTCTAGAGTTAACAACATAGTATGTTTGTCCAAAGTGATAGATTTCTTCCGATCTTAATATTTCATTTAGAGTGCCACTGGTAGAAGCATTTAGAATACCAGATGCTTTACTAATACCTTCTTGGTTGTGAGTAACAGCAATAAGCTCTCTTCCGTATCCCTCTGCAACAATCTCTAATAATGTTTCACCTTCTACTTCTGTAATCTCTCCGTTGAATACTGTTTCAAGTTCATTAGGATCATTCGAATACCCAATTCTTACATGCAATCTTGTCCCTGCTGTAAGTCTAACCTTACCAATCTTATCTCTGTAATCTGCATTGCTATTAAGTTTTGCATAGTCAAATTTTCCTTCAAAGTTCTTTGCTATAGCAGCAGCATCGGTATAGATGGCTCCTGGATTAGCTACGGTAAATGCCATAACAGCTACTGGATTATCATTGTCAGCAGTTTGAATCCTTACATCGGATATACCGAATACTTCATATAGATTTGTATCTCTGTTAGGAATAAAAGAAATTCGAGCATACTTATCATCTCTGAGTCCTTCTACCATGTATATTTTAATAGTAGGCACAGCCATATCCAATCCTGTAGACATGTAGTTGCCAGTTCTTAATGCCCTATATTGAGCTTGATGAGCCTCATTGAATAGATTAATTCCAGATGTTTCCATTCCTTTAAAGGTAAACTTTCTATCTGTCGTTAAGAATCCAGCAGGCTTTCTTATGTCTGGATTTTTAGCTAGCTCAATTCCGTCTACCACAACTCCACCGTTATCAATAACTGCTTGTGACTTAGTAGGGATATCATCAAATCCAACTCCATTAGGTAACTTGATTGAGTCTATAGTTGTCAATGAAGGATTACGATTGTTGTTTATGTTTTCTTCTGGGGCTTGCGATCCAGAATATAAACCTATCTTATCTCGTTGAGCTAGAATGTTTCCTTGGTTATAGAACTTAGCTTTCTCTGGAACCTTTTTAGCAAATACTGGTTCTAGTTCTGCAAGGCCACTACGAAGCATTTCATAGTTAAAGTCTACTCCGTTAGAGTCAATGATATTGGCAACATCCCTTGCACCTGAATCGTTTAGTGCTGGATACTTATAAACCTTAATTGGATACTTAGCGTTATCAAATAATTGTTGCAATCTCATTCTAGCTTCTATGCCAAACTTGCCAGGTTTTCCTGAGTAGCTTATTTGCTTTTGATCTAAAGGATCTCTCTTTAAGGTTTCAGGAGTATCTACACCAAACACCCTTACAGTTAATCTTCCGTAGTTATTAATCTTATTATTAACTTCTGTAAGAAGACTTACATTAATAATATTCTGAGTCATTGATACAGTGTCACCGTCGGTAATTGATGCACCCTTTCTTAGAATGGTTGCATATAATTGAGCGTCTGGTGCTGGCTTAACTCCCTTTGTTACTGCTGGATATTTTGAACCAAGCTTATCTGATGTAACTTTACCATGTGCTGGCGGTGGAACATCTGCATCAGATAAGCTAGATATCGCTGCTGGCAATCCAGTTTTTCTTGTAAATAGCGCAGACCATCCTTCAACAAAATTTCTATACGATATTCTGTTGTTGATATAATTTTGTTCTTTAGATAATCTTTTGTCTCTTCCTTTGATCGGATTATTTGCTGCCATCATTGTTCTAAGAGTTAGTTTGCCGAACTTGATAGAAGGGTCCGCAATTGTTTCTCTTAGTGCAATATTATTATATCCCTTTAATATTTTTGGCCATGCATAACCTTGTTGGTGCGTCATGTACAAATTAAATGTTGTTAATGGAAGTCTATTATCTGCCAGAGCCTTCATTACAAAGCTATACCAAAAATTCATAGCTGCATATGTGTTTAACTTAACATCTGCATATTGAGAAGGGGATGCGCCTATAGCTTTCAATTTATCATCACTAACTTGAAATAATCCTTTGTATAGACCGTTAACTGGATTAATTAATGTTGGATCTAAAGTTCCCCCTGTTTCTATCTTAGCCATTGCTATAGCCATCTCTGGTGTTATAAGTGGTTTGCTTCCAATTGCCTTTGCGTTTAAGAAGTTGTACGAATTAACGGCAGCAATAATTTGCTCCACAACTGTTTGCTGTTTACCAGATAAGGCTAATTGGGCTCCTACGGATACAGCTCCAAGGATTTGTTGCGTAGCGTTATTTGCGCCTTCAGTTAAGGCTTTAGATCTTACAACTAAAGAATCTATATATCCGTCTGTCATGTTTTCCATGTTGACAGAAGATTTAAGTATGTCTTTTGTAGACTTATCCGCAAACTGATACGCAGCATTAAATGACGATGCGTCCACATATATGTTTTGATGAATAAAAAAGAACGGAGAAAATCTTTTACCGTCACCTTCTCCAAGATAAGACATTTTCTTTGCAGAATTTAATTGTCCTTTTGCTGCAACTAATGAGCTAAATATTCCTAGGTCTTGAATTGCTTCTGCATCAATCTCTTTAATCTCTGTTTTAATAATGGATTGTTGCAATGAATCCAATATTTTTGCTGCAACGTTTCCATACTGTTGTTGCTTTTGATCTTTTGAATAATTCTGTAAGTTTAAAAATCTAGTAACAACATTGTCCATAGTATGAATTAGGGTTTGATATTCATCATGTCTCTCATCTACCTTTTTCTCTTCTACTAATTTTGCAATGTAATCGTACAGCTTAATACTTTTTCTTAAATCATCTCCATAAACCTTAGAGAACGTAGCTGGTTCTTTGCCATGTACTCTTTCATAATAAATCTCAGCACCAACAAACGCCTTCATTAGGATAGCTTCTATGCTGGCGTCCGAATCTAAGAATGATTTAACTTGAGTGGATAGAGCATTAATATATGTTTTTGTTTTATTTAGTATTGGCTTTAATGTAGGATGACTTTCTAATTGCGCATTTGCAACAGCCTTTGCCCTTGCTTCAACTTCTGCAATATAGTTGCTTCCCGTTTTTAACAGCTTATCTGCTACGTCTTTATTACCATTTAACACCTTACCTTCTGGAGTAACAAACTGATAAGAATGATGTTCCTTTTCTAAGAAAGCTTCTGTAACTGACTTGATAACTTTAATCATAGTTAAAACATCGAAGTCGTAATCCTTAACGCCAGCAGGTTTAAGTTTATTCTTGCCGATAAGTTTGGTTAGATCAGATTCAACAAATGATAGGCTAGCAATTTGAAGGCCTTGATCTTCTGCTGATTCAAATGATGTTTCTGAATCAAGAACAAAGTAATGAGAGTCCGCCAACAAAGTTAGAAGATTTCTTATACGCAATGACTTGAATGGAAGTATCTTATTCGTAGCAACAACCTGAAGTCTTTCTGCTTCTCTAAGCATGTTGGTTAATATTTCATATGGCTTAGGTGCGTCATCGTTGTATGACAGGTTTGAGTTGTTGATAGACAGGTCAATCTTTAATTGCGCTGGTGACTTACCAAGATATTGCACAAATGGAAAGTCGTACATTTGCATTGTTTGAATAGCAATCGTATTGCGCTTAGTAATGCTTACAGATCTAACTTCATATGCTGAGTGTCCACTAATCTCATTGATTCCATCCAAAATATTAATATCTTGATAGACAAGCCAGAAGTTTCCAGAAGCATTTTCTATATCTGTCGCTGCATCGTAATATGTGTTAACAAATGTAAGCTCTTTAAAGTCTTGATCTGTAAATCCAGAACTGAAAACGTTATTTTCTAAGATTTCTTTGGGCTTGTCATCAAACTGAGGAGATGCTTGCATCATTAATGGTCTACCAAATGTAAGTGAGGTAGTGTTGAATTTAGCCATTAATGTATTGAATTTCTTAGTACAGTTTTTATTATCAGCAGCAAAGTAGTCTGCAAACACATTTGATTCTTCTAATGAGTCTACTGTTTTTAATACGAAATCCTTCAACTCGATTGGAGCATTCTTAGCTCTTGGAGTTTTACTTGCTTCTTTATGCTCATCGTAGGCTAGGAAAGACCATGATTTGACATATGGTATATGACTAAAATAATACATATCAAATGTTAAAAAGATAACCTTCTTCACGTTTGAGTCTATTTTCATAGTCCATTCTTTTATAGCAAATGCAGTATACTCATTTGTTTTGGTTCCTATAGGCGTTATAAATTGATTCAATCTATTTGATTTAATCCAAACGAATGGATACTTTCTTAATTCAACAGAAAGCTTAATTAGATTATTCACATCAATTTGACTATTAAGATCAAAGGCTATGGTAACGCTATACGTCGCCACAGCACTGTTTGATGAATATGCATATGTAGAATTTTCTCTAATGAACGTACTGACATCAACAAACTTCTGATTGAATGCTTGGATATCTGTTGGGTTCACTCTAAGAGTAATATCATTAATAATGAATTGTTCTGTTGACATATTAGTATCTTTGTTCTCGTTTATCTCTTATGTTGACATTGGTTCTACTACCACCTTTGTCACCAAATAATGTTCTTTGTAGATTTGAAACTTTTTGACCGTCTCGTTTTGATTGGCCGTTGATATTAGTTGTTTGTCCGTATCCAGACTTTTTATAGGTAGGTGCATTCTCGGATTGCAATGGACCAAGTATACCATCGCTTGTTGAGAATGGTACAGCTTCTTTTGTCATCTCTGGTGTTTCAGCTCCTACGAACATAGCCGTTGCAGCAAGTGCAGCAGCACCAACACTTAGTGGCATTCTATTTTTATACATATTTCTTTTAGCGGCATGAAATATATCAGATCCTCTTTGGCCAATACTCTTAATTCTAGCTTCAGTATTAGCTGCTAATTCTTCAGACTCTATCATGTTTGCATTTGCCATAGTTTGCAAATACTCAATCATCTTATCGAATGAATGCACATCTCTAGCGTCTTTAATTCTTGCACCAGATCTTTCTATTTGATGAGCAAACTCTACAGTTCCTTCGATTACGTCAGAAATACCTTGATTGTAATTCTTCATAATATTGTCAGCTAAATCAATATGTCCTTCCGCTCTCTTACCTTCTGCAAATGATTTTACTTTATTTCCAAGCAAGTTTTCTAGAGCCTGTTTAGTTTGTTCTCTATACTCTCTTGTATTTCCACCTAGTAATTTCTTATAGGCACTTTGTAATGTTTCAATTTCTGAAACACCCATAGTTCTTCTTATATCTTCATTTGATCTATGAGCTGACTTAATTAGACTTTCTGTAATGTTATGGATTACTGTTCTTCCAGTAATACTTCTAGACATTCTTTCTTCTGCAGATAATGTAGTATCACTATCAAGCCTATGAATTAACATATCCGTCATATTCATTGCAAGGTAAGTTGCTGGTGCCGCTAAGATCTTTCTTTGTCTTCCTTTAAATGAAGATGTAGCTTGGTCTGCGTAATATGCTGCGGCTGAATTGTAATCGCCTAAGAATGATTTAGGATTGATTGCGCCATTCTTTTGTTTAGATGCCATAGCATCCATTAAATGTTGTGACTCATCAAACGCTTTATTTTGAGTGGCCATCATAGCTTCAAACATTTTCTTATGTTCTGGATTCTTAAAGTCTATACCTGTCACCCTAATAGTGTCATAGTCATAGTCGGTAAATTGGCCTTTTTCAAAGATGTTTTTATTGCTGTTATGAGCAAACCCAACTTCGTCCTTGCCTAATTGTGCTGAAGGATCAAAGTATGCATCACCACTAATAATAGAGAAGGCGCCTTGTGATGGTTCACGAGTCCACATATTTCTAAGCGGCCTTATGTTGCCCTTCTTATCTTTAATCATGGCCTGCTGAATGCCACCATGACCGACATCTTCCCAATGAATGCTCTTGCTATCAATACCCATTCTTTCTGCAAGGCCGTATATTGTTGCTTTAGAATAAGCAGCGCCAGCATTCTTCGCTGCACCACTTTCCATGAATGATGCAAAGTTTCCGCCAACACTTCTAGCTCTCATAAATGAGCTACCATCTACAGTTGACTTAGAAGCAGCCTTAGCAATATTGCCATCCCCTTTAAGAAGTCTAACGTGCATCTCTTCAACTTGTGAAAGTACATCCATATATCTAGCAGCATATGCCTTCTTATGAGCTGGTTCAGCATTGATATATTCTAAGTCTGCCTTGATTAAATCTCTTCTCTTTTTGTCTAGCTTACTAAGTATGTCTGCTTCGCCAACTTGTAAATGTCCAGTTCTATTAGTAGTTAAAAAGGATATTGGCACACTTTTAATTTTGCCACCCTTCTTGCCATATTCTTCTGGAGTTGACAGGTTGTAGGACAGGAAGTCTCCTTGAGCGGTTAACGCGCCTTTAAGTGCATTCTTTCTATTCTCTGGAATAAAATCAAATGAATCAACTATTTGATTACCATGCGTAGCTTTAATATTGTCAGGTATTTCCTTATCAATAGCAGCCATAGACTGAATCATTCTTAATTCAAATGCTGCATCAGCACTAGGTCTAGTAATTACACCAAGCATGTCATCAGTCCATCCAGAAGCTTTTAATTGCTTTCTTTCTAGCCATGACATTGAACCAACGTTTCCGATACCATGCAATCCTTCTCCTAGGTCAGCAACAACTCTGGTTTGTAATGCTGCTACATCTGACATTGACTTAACATTTCTATCAATTACACTACGTAATGCATTTTCAGCAACATCTCTATTCTCAACTAATAGTCTTCCGCCGCGAAGATTATCTAAATCCTGTAAGCCTTTTGTATCATTGTTTTTAGATGCAAGGTTTCTTAGCGTTACAAACAGATCAGAATTGCCTTTAAAGTCCATCTGAGACTGAATGAATATAGATGCCTTGGTTTTAGATAGCTCGTCGCTTTTCGCATCCTGGAGTATCTTAACGGCATTCCCAAATAGTCCTTTCTCATTAAGCTTGTTGGCATCTGTAAGAGTTTGTATAAGCTTGTTGTGGTCATATAGTGCATCAGCTCCAGAGTCTTTTGCTCCAAGCATAATATCGCCAGCTATCCCAAATCTATTTACAAGATGCTTTGCAGCGCCATCTATATTTCCAGATGTCATTAATGAATTGATTTGTAGTTTTGCAACATCAGCATTTGCTGTATAGCCTTTTAGTGCGTATCTTTTTCTTCTTAATTCTAAGACATAATCTTTGAAGCCTTTAGACTTTTCATCAATTGAATATCCAGAAGCACTTGAGTCGAATGAAATAATACCTGACCTTCTTAGGTTCTCCATTGTTGATATGGCTTTAAACTGGCTATCTGTAACTGATGTGTAACCAGCTTTAGAAGATGTACCAAATAGTTTTAACCATCTTTGTATTGATGCGTCAAATGATGCTTCTACGTTTATTTTTAATGCAGAGTTGTTTGTCCAAGCAGATTTAATTATTCCACCTGTGTAAACATTTCCAATCCTTGATTCCTTGCCAAGCTTATCAAATCCTACGACGTCATTTGCTCCAAGTTTAATATTCTCAAGCATTGCCTGTCTCTTGGTTAAGTCACTTTCCGACATAGCTTTTGCAAGTTCTTCATGGATAATTGGATAAAGACCATTCTCTCCTTTTGCTATTTCTAAAGAGATGTGTTGCTTCTCTGACAGTCTAGCAAGAGATTCTTCGTTAATAAGACCAGCACCATCTGCAATACTTACATGTCCTCCAAATAATTTAGAGATATAACTACTCATTCCTGAATCAATATCTACTCTTGAAACTATCTTTTCATTACCAGCACCGAGTCTGGCCCCAGGCTCTTCAATGTATCCTCTGCCAGTTACGACATCTGTAGCACGTTCCATCGTCGGTACAAAGGCATCATCCAAGGCTAGGTTCTTAAAGTCCAATGCAGAGAAGTATCCAACAGTGTTTAGTCCTTGTCCAGCTAATGGATTATACCCTTCGTGCGCGAACTCATTGCCTAGTCTTCTTAATAGGTTGCTCATCTCTGATGCGCTACCGTTCTCAGAAATAGACTTAATTTTGTTTAATTTCATTAAGCCGTCGTCTTTAATTTCAATAGCGTCTTCAAAGTATACGGATGCACCAGATAGCCTTCTCATATATTCTGAAAACTTACTATCAGGCATCGAAGTAAGATCTCCTAGTTTGTTATAGGCAAGTGGAGAGTCTGCAGCAACATACTGCATTTGCTTCATTGTTTTTTCATACCAGTCCGCTATATTAACCTTGCCATCTTTCTTTTCCATGAAGCCTATAATGTCTTCTGGAGCCATCTTCGTCTTAATAAGTTCAGATATATTATCTGATCCCATAATGTCTTTTAGTAGTGGTTCATTAAAATATGCTTGGCCATTGGCGTAGAGTCTTCCAAATGGATTAATTGGCTTTGATGCGTATAGCGTATCTCCAATTTTTGCAAAGCGAGCACTACCACCTTTGTTTTGAACTGTTAGTGGAATCTCATGCGCTACACCATTTTGTTGAGCTATTAATGTGCTTCCTTTCACAACAAAATCTGTACCATGAAGGCCATGCAATAACAGTCCTGCTTTTCTAGTAGCTTCTTCTTTGCCATATCCTAATTGATTAATAAAATGACTAGACAGTATATTGAGACTATTTGCCTTATTTGAGGTTGAGTTTATATGTACTGTTTTAAGTGTTTCTTGGAACTTATTATCTGCGGCATCTACTAATTGGATTTTAGTATCTAACTTTCTAGCATTACTAATTGCCGATATAGCTTTTTCTTCTGTGTCAGATCCCATAATAAACTTAGAAAGATTATCTAGGTAATCATTAGAATTAGATCCAAGCTCTGCTGGTAGCGTAACACCTCTAGCGCTAGCAAGTGTCAATACGTTGTGTTGCAATATTTCTATTCTTGATTTAAGCCTATCAACGTGATTAATAGCTCTATCTAGCTTCTTGGCATTGTTTCTAGTTTGTTTCCATCCACCTATTGCAACTACAAGATTCTCAGCTTTCTTTAACTTGGAATTAAGTCCTGTAACCTTATCTGATAAGTTTTGACGATCAAATTGTTTAGACATAAGCATAGAGCTGTCATATTTGAATACAGCATTCTTTTTAGAAAAAGGAGATACCACTTTTGAGTAAGAAGAATAATACGCAGTAGCAGCTCCTATACCGCTACCTAATATTCCAGCGATAGGATGATCAAGTGGATCTTGTGATAGGCCACCTATAGCAGCCCCTGTTAATAATTTTAATGACATTATGCACCAATGTTAAAGTTTAAATTGTCTGTCTTGCTTATATGGAATTGTACGCTATCAACGTCTACTCCACGTTTATATAGTTCACTTTTAATACTAGCGGAAGATCTTTTTTCTTCCTTGATGGAATTTTTGATCTGCTCGATTTGTCCAGTAACTTGTTTTTCTTGTTGAACTATTGATAATCTTCTTAGTCTATTCTCATCGCTATCCCAAAAGCCATACTCTCTTACATCTTCTTTGCCAATTGATAATGTTTGTAGCTTGATATCTTTCATATCTATCCTAGGATCCCATCCAGCAAAGTTTCTATCTGGAACGCCAGTTGTTCTTTTTACATAACTTTCTACTTCTTTATCTTGTACAAATTCAGAGAATGAAGATGATTCTTTTTCATTACTTCTTTTGTATTGTTCGTATAGGCCTCTATTATCTGATATTAAGTCTGACTCTTCATTGCTAACTATATTCATAACAGCAGCAGTTTGAGCTTCTGGACTTGAGGCTCCAGCGATAGCGTCTCTACGTTTCCACAACTTGCTATATAAATTTGCTATATCTGTAGGAACCATATCAACTATTTGAGATCTTTCTTCTGAACTAGTAGCTCCTGAGAATGCTGCGAAGTACGCTTTCTGTCTATCTGGTAATGCTATGTAAGCTCTGGTCACTTCCATATTCTCATCTAAGCCAGTAGTCAATGCCCCAGTAACGGTTGCTTGATATTTCTTTTTATACTCATGTGCGTTGCCATCTCCGCTTGCCACAGACTCTTTGTATAGATTTCTATACTTCATATACTCTAATCTGTCAAAATATGTATCTATAGCATTTCTTTCTTGTGCTTCTTCTGGCATATCATTTGACGGATCTAGCTTATTAGCAAACGGTTTAAGGAAATGATCGTATGGCTTTGTCCACATACCGACATCAGAACCTTCTATTTGTGTTGCTATATAATCTTCTGTAGCTGTTCTTTGATGTATAAACTTAGCTGCTGGTCTAAAGAATGTTAATGTTTCTGTTGGAGCTTCAGCAAGACGTGATGAGACGCTCCACAATGACGATAGAGCCGTGTCAACGAATCCAGCATCTTGCATATCCTCTTTGGTTAAAGGTGTGGCAAAACGCTTCTGTATGGATCTCTGAGACTCTTGATCCTTGATTGTGGAATACATTCCTTGTTCATAGTCTGTTAATTGACCCTGAACAGATCTTGCTTCCATAATATCTTTGTATTGATAGTATTCGTCACTACCTAAAGCGACATCTGAAAGGATTTTATACTTGAAGATATCTGGATAATCTTTTGGATCAATACCTTTAAGTTCTGGGAATAATTCAGAATAGCCTTCGCCAGGAAGTCTATAGTATCCTCTATCTACTTTTGAATAAGGGTCGCCAATAGAGAAGTCTTGCCAGTAATTATTAGGATCATGAGGTAGCCATTCTGGCATTAAGTTTCTTAAAGGGTTTGCAGAATCAACAATAGATCCTGAGTTTGTAGGAATAAATCTTCTAAGTGATTCACCTATTGGACCCATACCGCCGAGATTTCTTTCTAATAAGTCTCTAGCTATATTATTGCTTTCACCAGATCTAGCTAGTTGTAATCCAGAATCACCAACTCCAGTATGGGTATAGTCGTTCATCAACGACACAGCCCAACCTTTTAAGCCAGCAAAGTCTGTTAAAGCATTATAAGATCCATCTGCAAGTTCTCTATTCAGATTCATCTTTGCATTTTCAGGGGCTAACATTTTGCCTTCCTGAACTAAAGATGCTTCCTCGTCTGTCACTTTCTGCTTAAGAGATACGCCCTGTTCTGAATCTAAAGATCCGCCATCAACATATTCACTTAGTCTTTCATTAACTAAGTCAGGCTTAATTACTCTTCCAATTGTTCCTTCAAATATTTTACCGAATACACCAGCATGAGATACTGACATTCCCCAAACTGGATATGGAGATCTTTCTTGGTTAAGTTCTTCGTATCTGTATGGGTTTCTTAAATAATCAAATGGATGTAGGAATGGATTAAGATCGCTCTTTGTTTCTTGATCGCCGTACTTACCAACTGTTTCGGCATCGTTCATTAACTGTGAATACCAAGACTTTGTAAAATACTTAATCTTACCGCCTTCATATTCAGTACCACCAGATGTCCAGAATCTTGTTGATCTGATTGCTACATCTTCTTCACCAGAATATTCTTTTCTTAATTGCTCTGAAGACTCACCTACTAGTGCTCCTGGAAGGAATGGTAATGCTGGAATTGCACCGACTATAGCACCTAATGCTGCGAGTTTCTTAACCTTGGTCAGCTTAACTCCGTCTGCTGGATCTCTAAGTAAAACCTTATTAACTAGAGAAGACTCTGTTTCTCTAGCAAAGATCTTTTCCGTTTCTGCAAAGCCTCTAATCGCTGTTGAGGCAAGTCTTGTTGAATAACCTACAGTACCACCAAACATGGCACCAGCTAATGGAAAACCTGCTAATGCAATTACGCTAGTAGACCCAGGCGCATAATATTCTTGTCTTTCTTTATATCCCTGAAAGTTATCAGACCATGCAGATGCAACACCAACTCTAGCAGTTGTATATCCAGTTGCTAATCCAGGAAGTATCCCTTTATCAAATGGAGAAGACTGATCTGCTACTGATTTAACTACTTCATTAAGAATGCTTAAACCAGCTCCAGCCATCAATGATGCTTTTGCTATATTGCCAGCACTCATTGCAAATGATCTAGGAACAGACTTTGTATAATCTCCTTTAGTGCCTAAGCCTAAGCTAAGACTATCTCTAACGCCATGAAGGAAATTGTACTTCTGAGGAAGACCAGTTTTATCTATTAGTTCTGCAAAGAAGTCTAATGGCTTATCAAATATCTTAAAGCCAGGCTCTATAGATAATCTACCAAAAGCCCTAGACCATCCAAGCATCATGTCACTTTGACTCTTACCAGCTATAACACCTAATTTTCCATTCTCTGATAAAGCAGCGTTATAGAATCTAGAAGCATCTTCTACTCCCATAACATTTCTAAACTTTTCATATACTCTGTTTAGGAATGGAGAGCTTTTTTCACCAAGACCTTTATCTACATCTGGAGACAGGGAAACGATTCTTGCATGCTCAAGTAAGGTTGATGACATATCTGCCGAGTATAATTTACCAGATTGATATACGGCACCACTTCTAAATACTTCATCTATTACTTGTGGATGTAGATTATTACCCTTCTCTGCAAATAGTTTTCTAAAATATTCTTCATCTAGAAACAATTGCGTTGCAGTTATGTTAATTGGAACTGTGTCTTTTGGAAGATTAGTTACCGATAACAGACTTGATGTATGAAAGGTTCTTAGGATTTTAAATGGAGATAGTTCTTCAGCACCTTTAGCGAATGCAAGGCTTAGGTCACCAAGAGTAACCTTTCTTTTAATAGCAAGATCTGACCATGCCGTATCATTATATCTAATATAATCATTTAAGATGTTTAACTTAAACAACCTAGACGCAGCAGACTGACCTATATCTGTATTTAATAAATAGGCAGCACCAGCCATAGATGCAGAAACGCCACCTATTTCTAAGATGGCGTTATTACTTTTCTCTTTTCTTGCTCTCTCAAATTCCTCGTAGGTATTCGCAGATGAGCTAACATAGTTTGCTTCATTCATTTTGAATTGTTTCTATTGGATTAACTTCTTGCTGGAACGTTGTCAAGCATATTGTATAAAGCCTAAATAGTTCATTAACTGGAAACTGTTCAACTTCTCTAAATGGAGTAGACATAAATCTTGATACTATAGCTTGCATAGAATGCAGGACATTTATCTGTGCCTTGCATTCTTCTATATAGCCTAGAACGTTTTCCACATACTGCATGCTCTTGCCAACTATTGCGGTTGCCAAGGTAGATACAATACCAGCTTCCATTCCGTCCCAATCAACCGCATCGGTTATGCCAATAAAGCTTTCAAATGTGTTGTTGACAATATCTTGTTCTATTTCTATTGATGCAACTGGTTCATTAAGATCAAATAGGTTTACCCTTTCTAATTCTTTAACAGTTAACAACCTAGCTATGCAAATCGGTTCATCATATACAATACCATTAATAGTAACGCATTGCCCTAAGAGAGGAATTGATACTCCGCTTATGCCAGCAGAAAGAATATTGTCTAGCTTCATTAGATGACCTTAATTAAGTTCAATGCCATTTGATCCGAAACAAATCCCGATCTGTATAGTATCTGTTTTGCTAAAGTAGGAACAACTCCAGCATCTGATACAGATACATTCTCTGCCGATACTTTTGGCCAAAGAACACATCTACGAACAACGGTTTCTTCGTATAACATTGGATTCTTTACGATTCCGTTATTAACCATTTGCTTATATTCTTGCCTGTTAATAGTTCTCCATACATAAATAGAGTCGTCTCCAAGGACAGATGATACAAAGATTTTGCCGTAGTTATCTTTCCATGCTTCTACAGTTAGTTCATCTGGTGCATCTTCGTATGTTGACAGAACTGCTAATAGCTCAGCTAGATTGTCGTCCTTTACATTAACCGCTTCTTCTTGTGTTTCAATTGTGTCTGACATTTAAGTTCTCATTTTGTTTGTTCTGTTATTTCTTTGCCTAAGAATGTATATCTTCTTACAACTTGAGAATCATCATTTACAGATGTCCCAATGCTGCTTTTAATAAGTTTACAATCTTGGATTAGGATTGATGACGCAAAGCCATCATTTTTAATATTATTTGAATTATCAAATTCTACAAGAATATTGAATCCGTATGGTAGCGTAACCACTCCACTCGTTTCAACAACATTCGCTTGATAATCTCTTAATAGTTTTAAGTCCTTCATATCTTCTAGACTCATATTTTGTAAGTCATCTTCTGATATGTTTTCTATATTTTTCTCTGGTTTAGTTAACTCTTCTATTGCGCGATTCTTCATCACTTCTTGAATTGCAAAAGTCATATAAGAAGTATGACACATGTTTAAGTCTATGTATCCACTAACTATGTAATTGCCTTGTGTGATAAATCCAAATTTACTATCTCCTAATCCGTACACTGGATAGGATGTAGATTCTTCTTCCATCATAATGCCGTTTAGTTTATCTAGATAGATTTGTTGACCTCCTCTAACAAGATAGACGTAGCAGTCTGCAGATGAGTAGTATTGATTATATAGTGCCATATTATTTAACCTTTCTCATTAGTAGAGCTGTTGCTGAATTTGCTATTCTATTATTAGCTATACCAGCAGATCCACTGCTCACATCATCCATAGTCTTAACGCTCCTTGCAACATAAGATAGTGTTGATTCTGTAATGATATCATTAACCGACATGACTTGGCCATTGTTGATAAAGTTAGCACCATAGATGACTTCATGTTTAACTGCACCTGTAAGTTCTGATGCATATACGATATTAATATCACAAGTTATCAAATCATCCTTCATGATGTTCTGAACTTCTTTTGACTTAGCTGGGATTATGATATCTGCTATTTGTTTATTTTGTAGATTGTCTTTTACTATATTTAGGAATCCATTAAATTCGTCATCTGCAAAAACTGATTTGATTAAGCTGCCAGCCACGTATTTGTTTCCGATAGCAAACCCATCAATAGTATTATCGCCACAGTTAAATACTGATTGCTTGCTTCTGTATACTGAATAACTGATTGTGATTACGGATCCAAAGTAGATTGGAACAGATATGATGTTGTCGTTTTTATCTAGTAAGTGAAAGTCGATATAGATATGAGTAGAAGATCCGCCATAGGATCTGAATTGATTAAGTGATTCTTTTGATAAGAACTTAGTAGTGTCTTTAACTATCTTGTTATTGGCTTCGTTGATACCAAATCCAGTAGCCTTATTAAACTCTTCTGTTATTCCATCCGTATTAATTTGTAGTGCCATTAAGTTTCCTCCAATAAAAATGCCCAGACATACTGGGCATTATATATGAACGGTTTATGAAATTTCTATTACATTATTTCAATTTTGCTTTGATTGGGTTACGAACCGCAGACCAAGGCTCAATACGTCTTGCGATGAATGAAACTTGTTTTTCAAGAACCATATCGTCGATAGACATACCACCAGCTTCAGTCATCAATTCTACGCCTTTGATAACCATTCTAGATACGTTACCATACTCGTTAGAGCCTACGATTGTAATATCGAATGGTAGTAATTGATCTAGATGGAAAGCATATTCTTGTTCAGTGAAGTCTTCAGGATTGTTATAACGAGCTCCTGAAAGAACACTAGCTGTACCGCCAGATTTTGCAGCTTCATCGAACACTCCACCACCGTTTCTTTGTGCAAGTTCATCTTTGCTAATGAAAGGACGTTTTTCTTTGCCGTTCTCTAAGTTCATCGCTTCAAGTAAAGCATCTTTATCAAATACAACGAATACGCAAGCGCCTGTAATTAATCTCTTACCACGAGCAATAGTTCTAAGGTCTGGTGAGCCCATTGTGTAAACTGGAGCCTTCTCTCTGTCCTGCTTGTAAGAAATCATTTGGATTTGACCAAAGATAGTGCTACCAAACACGGCATGGATGTCAGAACCTGAATAACTTGCGAATGTATTAATATTCTCTGCCATTTTTATTTATCTCCTAAAAAGAGGGAGGCTAGCTCCCCCTTGTATTAAATATCGTATGATAATTTAACGATATTATTAATGTCTCTCAGTTCAAACACTGGAACTACTGTATAAGGTATTGTAACCCCGAATACGCTAGTTGGAATAACTGTAGCCACGTACTTCTTAATCATTCCAGCTCTTGCGCCTTCTTGGAATACGCTATCAACAGCAGTCTGCATAGCAGCCAATTTGATCTCGTCGATTCCTTTACCTAGGTAAACATCAAGTCTAGTACGAATTCTGTTTGTCAATTCTCTGATGATAATTGATGTAGAAATGTAGTCATAGTCTGAATTAGGATTTGTAGCTAACTCACCTGAACAACATACAACGCCTCTTGTTTTCTCTTGGAATACAACATAACCAACTAATGACAATTCATCTAGTTTAACTTTCTTGATTTGGAAAGGTAAAGATACTCTTGGTAGCAATTCGTTTGTTGTTGAATTACCTGGAGTAACTGTTGTCACTAAGCCAGTATACATAGCGGCAGCGTTAGTAGTTGAAGCAATTAAACCTGAAGAGCTAATTGTAGGAACACTAATAACTGCAGGTACAACTGAAAGGAATTTACCTAAATCAATTAATGCACCATTACTATCTGTTTGTGGAATGCCGTCTGGGAAACCAGAATCTGTATGGTAGAAACCACCAACTCTTGTTGTAGAACCAGCCATGAACTTGTTACCAAGTAAACCAGTACCATTCCCAATGATAGCTCCTTCAATGTCAGTCTCTGGAAGAGTACCAATCCAGGCAGCGATCTTAGCATTTGTAAATGCAACAGGACCTGATGTACCGATAGAGCAAAGAACAAATCTTTCATTCTCAGTGATAGAGAACGCAAACTCACCTAATTGATGCACAAAGTTAACTTCGTTAAATTTCTTGTAGATAATAGGTTGACCACTTGTGTCAAGATCAGTATCAACTGTAATAACTGGTTTAGCATAAACAACTTCAATGTTACCTACGCCAATAGTAGCGTTAAGAGTAACAAGATCTGTTGTAGCATCGAATGTATAAGCATGTGCAACTCCACCAACCGATACAGAAATGATTTGAGTATCAGCACTTGCAGCACCAGTTAATGCGTAATCTACAGATGCACCTGTACCATCAAATGTTTGTGTTGCTTTGTATAGAGTTTTTGATCCTGACCATTCGTAGGTTACATCGCCATTAGCGTCTGTTCCTTTTAGTAAGTAGTCAAGTTTATCAGTAGCAACTGATCCATCTGCTACGTTTGGAGCGTCAAGAATAGCTTTGTCTACGTAAACTTCAGTAGCGATTGTTGTTTCTAAATCTGTATATGCCTTATCTAAAAGTTCATAATACTTCTTATATGAAGCACCAATGTTGTTTTCACCAGCAGAATATGATGCACCTGCAACTGTTACTGGACGATTGAATTTGATTTCAATTGTTGCCAAGTTAGCTGGAGCCACTGCGAATGTGATTTCATCTGCACCAGCAGTACCAGAACCAATACCTACTGTGTAAGCTGTTGTTAATGTTCCGTTTACTTTGATGTATTCGATTACTGTTGATGCGCTTGATGTTCCAGGAAGATCAAAGTCAGTTAATACAGCGTTACCAACTTGGTTGGAAATAACATCTGCTTTTAATGCAGCTAAAGCACTTTCTAGTAACACTGGTGATGTAGGAGTACCTACTCTATATGCAAAGTCTACATCGAATCCTTCAACTGTAATCTTACCTAGGTTAACTAATGCACCAGGGATATTAGAATAAACAATTTTTGATCCTTCAAATACAACTAAGCAAGCATCAGCAGCGTTATTTGGTTGAGGACCTAGATAGATTGAATACTTAGAACCAGCTGTTGATGATTGTTCAACAGTAGCAATAGATGTGTCATCGCCAAATAAGTTTTTAAGCTCTGCGGCTTTTCCACCAATTCTATAAAGCACTACATTCTTAGCGCCACCTAGTTTGATCTCATTTGCTTTTTTAATTATAGGAGAATCTTCTCCGTATGTTTTTCTAGCCAGATTGGAATCTCTTACAAGCACTTGCTGATCAGTAGGACCTGAGTAAGCTGTACCTATAACAAGAACAACGGGACCACTAATGGTATCGTCTACAATCAAGTTACCATCTAGCAGTTCTAGTCTATTAGCTGGTAAGTTTCTATATGTTGGCATTAATTTTTTCTCCAATTAGATTGTTTAGATCTATTTAATGTCTTCTCGTATTAATTGTGGCAATTTATTTAATATTGCTTGTTTAGAACAACTAATCTCGTATGTTCTAATAAATAATCTTACAGGAACTCCAATCAATCGTTTGTCTCCATAAGAAGTTTTAATTATTGGCGTTCCTCGTTCTCTAAATACTGCTGCTCCAACGCGTTGCTTGATATAATAGTAAGAAGACAAAAATGTATTCTCAATTAGTGATGCAATGTTTTTAGCATATTTTGCTTTTTTAGCCCAGCAATAAAAAGTAATTTCATTATCATATGGCTGTAACCAATATGTTGTCGAGCCGCCATTTTCCATGTCTTGTTGTTCACATAAGAGCATTGGCCTATAGTTTGTATGTGATGCGGACATATATTCCGTTTTAGCTTTTAAATCCGCACACTTTCTATGAGTCACTTCAAATGTAACAGTACATGAGTCTGTCTCTACTTCGTCTGGATATTCCTCTGTAAAAACAAATTTATTATATTTATCGTTTTCAAGTATTGAATCGTTTCTTTCCAAAAGAGAGTTCGTATCAAAAAGATGGTAAAATAGATCGTAAATATTGTCAACACTTATATACTGATTTTTAATATCTTCTGGATTTGTTGACGATAAGTTTAACATTTCCATCGAATCTTTTCGAATCTTATTAAGCAACAGACTGTAATTATCCATATTAAGTTCCTTCAACTATGGTAGACATATAAAATTCTACCTTATTATAATCTAATCTCATAGGTTTACCAGATACAACTAAGTGTTTCTTTTCTTTAACTACTGGAACTGTTATTCCACCGTTATCGTTGCAATTCACTTCATAAAGTATATCACCACTATCTATTTTATATTCCACTGGAGTTATTAATAGATTTGATCCATTCTTCGTTCTGCCTACGTTAGCAGCATATCCCATTTGGTCAGATAGTCTTATGTATTGAGGCCTATAAATATAGCCCACTATAAGCTTCTCATCCCATAGATATCCAACACCATCACAGTCTGGACATCCAGTTCTACCTTCGTTGCTATAATCCTTGTTGCATGTTTTACAGATTCTTTTACCAATATATGGATAATGGTCAATGTCTTTTCGCATCTGTCGTTGCAAGAGGATATTAAACTTTGGCGTTCCGAAATCTTTGCCAGAAAGTATATCTATAACTTCTTGCCTTAGATCTATTTCCAGATTATTTATATTGGTCATAATAAACAGTATTAACTGCCCCTATTTTTTGATTTGATTTAGCATTGCTATTATATTGCTTAGTACCAGCCACTGGAACAGATCTGATTGGATAGTCGTGCCACCACTCTCTTTCTGAAACCTTAGACGATGTGTTACATTCGCCTTTAACAAATGTAGCCATCATAGCTGTTGAATCATTCCATGTTTGGAACATTGCTTTAATAGCTGATATGCATTCTGATGCGCTATCTAATTTATCTTTAATAAAGACAGGATTCTTAGATATGCCAAGACTGATCTTGACGTCACCCATGAACTTATCTTTGTTTGTAGAGCTTAGATAGTCTAAATAGATAACACTACCAAGACGAGCTATTCCGTAGCATGTAACATAATCTCTTTTAATAAGAGCTAATTGTTGAGCTGTAAGTTTTTGATTCAATCCGTACATTGATATAAAGTTATCAACTTCAATTGAACCATTAAACACAAGCTCTCTCACTTGATCTATATAGGCCGTAGACGTTGGTTCTAAGAATTCCTGCATGATATCATACTCGGTACAATACATAGGGCTTAGTAGAGTGTTTACGGCGATAGAGTCGATTTGTAATACTTCATCAGCATTGTTAGTTATGCCTTCAAAGCTTATTGTAAATAATTCATTCATTCTGCTACCACCTCATATCTTGCTCCTAATAGTATTCCTTCTCTATTTGTTACAGAGAATCTAATTGATCTACTAGATAGGATCTTATAAGTTATAAGATATCTTTGTGATGGATTGTAATAACCTAATGACTCAAGTATGTAATTACCATACGCTTCTGATAAGTCTATTTTAAACGAATTAGGAGTAACTGATTCTGCTTTTATGTCTTGTGAGAAGGTTAGTATGAATGTGGATAAACCAATATAAGACAATGAAACAGTTGTTGCAGTTGGTGACTGAACTACTGGAGCTGGCGTCTGACCAAATACATTGTTTTGATAAAAGTTTAATATATCTGTGTATTCTAATCTTTGAGATGGATTGTCTTCAAGCTTGATAACATCTGCATCAATGAATGTAGATATTTCCTGAATCTTATTGCCGCTTAATCTAATACAGTCATCAAGAACTACTCTAAACTTCTCTCCTGAAATAAACGGGAATGATGAATTAAACTTAATACTTGTTGATGGGTTAAGAACTAGATTTGTAGATAAGATATCAATTTCAAGATTGGAAGAGATTACAACACTATTCTTGGATACGTTAACCCTAATTTTGTGCTGACCATTGCTTAATACGGATGTTTGAATTACGTCAATATCGTATTGTGCTATTTCATTAATCAATACAGATGATTCTGTAATTACTCTAATGCTGGAATTGCCTACGCTAATAGGTTTAGTCTTTGTGTAGTATTGTGGCTGTAGTCCTTTCTCAATAAACAACATGTATTTTGAGTTTGTGTACAACTTGCTAGATGGGGTTATTTTAAGTGAGTTATCTAAATCGTTAAATGTGAATGTGTAGTCTACAAGACCGAATCTTTCTTTAACGTATTGGATTTGTTTATAATTAGGATCGCCAACCGATGGCCAAACATGATCATCATCTATTCTTGACAATGATACATATTGTTCAATGTCCTCAAGATCTGGTTTACCTGAAAACAGAATAGATACGCTCTCCTCAATTGGAAGAGCGTTTAATTGATGCGTATTGTTTTTTATTCCTATAACATCAATCAATATAGTCATGGTTAAACTTCTGTAAGTGCAGCGATAATTGTCGCTCTATTTTTATTTGCTTTTTCTAGCTCTAATACTGTTTCAGTATCTACTTCGGAAAGTTTAGCTGATCTAATCTTTTCTAATACTTGTTTCACGGATCCATCAAGGATGCCTGCGATGTCTACTTGCACTTCTTCTTTTTCATCTTCTTCGTACTCCACATCTAAAACTTCTGCTACTACTTCTTCTACGAATTCTACGACCTTCATAACGTCTTGTATGAATCCGTACTGTTTTTGTAATCCAACTCTGGTAAGAGGATCTTTAACAAAGCGTAATAGGTCTTCGGCTTGAATATCTGCCTCAACAATTCCGCCAATAATAGAAGATACTAATCCTTGAATGAAACCATCAGGCCTGTCTGATAGATCTACTTCTGTAGAGTTATTCTTTGTTAGCACTAAATCTTCTAAAAAGTAGAATGCTGATTTAATAAGTGCGACATTAATTTTCATATTTATATTCCCTAGACTTAAAAAGGGGGCGCTAAGCCCCCTTCTTTTGTTTGCGCCTTAAACGTTATTAAGGTTTTTGTACGATTGGAGCTAAACCGCTAATTGTAGCCTGTGGAGGCAGAACTAGAGCATTAGGCTCAACACTGATATTTCTTGCAATCGAGATGCCTTGGCCTTGGTTATACAATGCAAAACCATAACGCTCTCTCATCTTGATCTTATAGATATCAGTTGACTGATCTTTCCATTCTTCCATGTGTGGATCTTCACTAACAACCATAGCACCAACTTGGTTGGTATCAATCATAATGATTGAAGTTGTTTTGTTTAGTGGATCAAACGGCACGTGTGCAGTTGGGATCACTGTAATTCCACCAAATGGGAACATTGAAGGGAAGCCCATTTTAGATTGCTGTGTTCCTTCTCTTTCTTCTTTTGTTGGGTTAGTAACTGTAGGACCAGTTAACTTACCTGCTGATTTCCATGCTTGGCTCATTGATGGATACACGTTTGCTGGGGATCCATTGAACCAGTTGCCTAGCCCACTACCAGTTTCAAGAACGATAGAACGCATGTTCGGATCTTTTACAAACATTGCCCATGTTAAAGGATGACATAGAACTACGTTTGGTGTGAAGCCTCTTTCTAGAGTCTTAGCATACATATCGTAGAAATCATCTACTGTCATTGAACCATTACCAGCACCAGCTAAGTTACGACCAGTTGTACGTCCAATTTCAGCTGTTGTTGGGTTTAAGTTATCGAAGATAACAACGCCAGCAGCATTAAGCATGTTGAAAATCAATCTTTCTTTGTGTCTAGCCAGAGCACGTGAAGCTTGTCTAACATGTAGACCGATAACATCCCATTGTGATTGGTTAATCATTTCTTCAGATACTTTGATCGCGATACCGTGTTTACCGATATTCGCAGTAGCTGTACCACCACCCTTTTGGATGCTGAATTCTGGATATTCTTGACCTTCAGACATTGATAGATCAGCAGGACCAGTAGCACCAAGTGTACCGAAGTTCACCTGTGTACCATATCCGTCCATACGGATAACATCAATTAGTCTTGTACCAATAAGGATTGGTTCAATAGCTTCTTGGATAACTTCAGTAATAACACGTTTGAAAGCCATTGGAGCACTAGGAGTTGTGATGGTATCTCTTAAAGCGACTTTAGCGCCAACTTCTGATACACCACTATTTCTAAATGTAAAGGCAAGATCATTAATCTCGTCTTTCATTTTTAATTCTTTTTCGCTCCAAGGAGTTTGGTGAATTCTTGACATAATATTTAATATTCCTTTCTAGTTATTTTATTTGTCTATTAACGATTTAAGCAGATTCTAACTAGGCCATACCCGCCAGAATATGTAATGGTGTCAGACTTACCTACTGTAGCAGTACCAGGCATTGCCTCTAATACAGAAACTCCGTTTTGCGCAGTTCTTACTCTGTCTAGTAATTGGAATGGACCAGATCCTCTTACGGATGTTACTTGCCCTAGGACGTCTTCTTCGCTGAATGAACCATAATCATAACCTGAAACAACGAAGTTTGAGTTCAGATCATAAGATACAAACATACCAGGCTTAACAGTTCCAGCAGCAGCAACGCATGCAGCAATACCTGGGAATGGAGCAGCTTTGTATGTAGCTGTGTCTTGCACTAATGGCAATTCAATTTGGTAGTATCTTAAGAACCCAATACGTGATTGTAGGTTATAGTTAGATCTATTGAATGTAGCTGGGTTGATACCGTCACCACCTGGATGTGGCCAGCAATCCATATATGTAATACCAATGGCACTAGATATAGTGTTCAATTGAACAAGGGGAAGAGCTGTAATATTGAAGAATGATTTAACAACTGGTTCGCCAACAGTAACTGCTGCGCCTGCTGCATTCTTAACACCATTTTGTACATCTACTGCTGTATATTTGTCAATAGTAGTTAGTGCATCACCAAGAGCAAGTCCAGCGCCAATGTTTGCGCCTGCATCAGCTGCAACTTTATAAGCTGCTGCTTGAAGTCTTAGACCAGCAGGTACTACATACCCAGACACGTCAAAGCCAACTACTTTACCTTGTGAAAGAACTTTAAACTCTCTATTGTATGCGTCATATCTTACAAGAGGTAGATATGGTGCTATTTGGAATTCCCCAGCAGGACGGTATCCTTCTGAGAATTCAACGTTAGGGGTAATATGACCCCAATCATCCCATTCCTTATAGCCTTGAGTTGGGTTGATTGAAAATTGGTTAGCTGCCATGTTTAGTTAGCTCCGTGGAAAGTGAAATTTTCTGGTATTTTATTTTCGTCTTGTAGACCTTTAATATATTGTTTAGCTGCATATAAACCTTTTTCTCTAACAAGGTTTTTATACGTATCAATAATCTCTTCTGTACTAGTTTTTTCTACGACGTTCTTAGGGTCAGCAACTGGTGGAGTACCATCTTCGCCTTCTACCTTTGCTGCGTCTGTAATAGTAACAGAATTGGGATCTAGTTGTTTCGAGTTATTATCATTACTATTGGTTTGTGTGTCAACAGTTTTCTTTTGTCCTAGGTCTGATAATTTATCTTCAAGAGATAAAATGTTTCTTGTGTTTAAAACAGTATTATATTCTGCATCACTAACTTTATCTTCTAAAGCTAAAATTTGATTGATAATACCTTTTCTATATTTATCTGAAAGACCTTGGACTTCTTTTTCAAGATTAATATTTTCTTTTTGCAAAGCTTTAATTCTTTGTGCTGAGAATGAATCGGAAACATTGAATGCTTCTTTTAAACTCTTAGTAACGCCAGCAATAATACCTGCAATTTGATCTTCTGACAATACTACTTTCAGATTATCTGCAACAACAGGCTCAACTTTCGTAACTGGAGTGTTTTCTTCTTTATCTTCTAATTCTTTTAATGCATCTTCAATTAAGAATTTGCCATCATACAAAGTATTTAGTAAGTCTTCAACAGTCTGAATCATTACTTTTCTATCATCGCTTGTATCTGTTGAGTCATTCAAAATCATCAACGAAGCTACGGCATGAGCCTTATCGAATACTGGAAGAATTTTACCTTCAGCAATTAAGAACTGAGATTCTTTTGCATTGGTAAATCCATCTTCATTAATACTCTTAGATAATTTCTTGCCTTCCATATATTTCTTAAAATCTTCATAAGATCCGTAAGTAGATTTTAGAAAGTCTAAAAATGTCATTGGTTGTGTATCCTTTTTATCTTCTAGAACATAATCTAGTATTGTTATCTTTAATTGGTCTGAACTATCTAATATTTCAGATGTTGTATTCATATCTGCTGGGCTGTTCACGTAAGAGACATGATCAAAATCCATAATATCGCCTGATATGAAGTAGCATGTTTGGTCTTCATACTTTTGTCCAGGATAATGTTCGCAGTAATTGTCTTTATTGTCAACACCGCAAATAGAACAATACATATGGTTTGATCCACCACCAATAGAAACCGTCATGTATCTTTTGTCCATGATTCTTTCTATAGCGACCTCATCCGAGATCTCTGCTGTCAAATATATATGTCCTAATCCTTTATATCCTGCTTCACTATAAGAATCAGAAGATATAAATTTTTGAACCTTATCTAAAAACTTTGCATTAGACGATGGATTAAGAGTATTAACATCTGTCTTAATATTATAGCTAACATATTTTGCATCTATTACTCTACCGATAGGTGGAGCAGCTGGATCATGATTTACTGTTACTGGTTTATTGTATGGTTTTACAAATGAATCGGCTCCATTACTCATTCCAGCTGGAAGATAGAATTTATAATTCTTATTAACTATACCAGCATGAGTAGCTTCTATGCCAACCTTTATACTTTTTATTTTTTTAGAATCAGATATTGCTGATTTCATACTAGCGATATCAGAATCTTTTAAAGTAAGATTCAAGACGGTTCCTAGTTCTGCTATTTTTGTTTTTGGCAATTTAATCTCCCATAGTTTCTAGTATCAAATTCAATATATCGTTTGATATGATATTTGATAAATTATTTTTGTCAACAGTATTGTACATATTTAATAGCGTTTTACAATAGCTGATTATCTTATTGTCATTAATAACATGATCATTGTCTGTGTCGATTACATTGTATTTAATAAAATTATATAATCTTGCAGCCTTCATCGTTGATCCTGAATCTAGAATGGATATGATTCCAGTTGCAATATCAGAATGTTGATTCTTAGGCTTAGCAATAGATTTTGTTGTGTTAGAAGATCCAGCGGCCTTCTTCTTTGCAGCAGTCGTCTTAGATGCAGCTGATGCCTTAGCTCCAATTTTAGCTGTTTCATTAGTCATCTCAGCGTTTGGATCATATTGCAATTGTTGTTGCATCTTCTTAAGCTCGTTATCATTAACTGGTTTAAGTTTAAGTCTGCTACGTGTTTCATGAATACCTTGAGCACCTTGAGTCATCTTGTTTAACTCGTGCGATTCAATTTTAATTCTAGATCCAATATCTAAATCATTAAATTCAAAAGTAACTAAGTCAGCATCTGGAATGGAATACATATTCTTATATTTGCCACTTTCTACTAATAACTCTTTAAAGATGAATTCTGTAATATAATTCTTAAATGAATCTTGATAAGCCATAACGCTTTCTTTTAAGGATTCTGATAATACTTCACCAGTAGCTCTACCAGTTGAATCACCAATACCGAAGTCGATACCAGACATACCTAGACCAATAAATACCCTTTCTTTGAAATGGCCAAGATATCCTTCAACCCTTAATGCTAATGATTCAGCACCAATGGCTTTAATCTCTACCTTTTGATCTGTAACAATACCACCGTCGTCTTCAATATGACGTAAGTGTTGAGTTGCTATGTCTACTTCAGAAGTACCATCTGGAAACTTCTTAGCTGGATTCTTATCAGTACCAACCTTAACGTGTATGATTGGGAATAGAGATTTATAGATTAATGTTTCGATTGATTCTTCAATACGTCTTAAAGCTAAGATGTCGTCCTTTACTGGTTCTAATGGTGGAGTTCCCATTAAGAATCCTGTTCTCTTATTAAAGTGTAAGTGAATAACGTCTTGGGCACTATATTCAACATATCTAGATGCTGAAACATATTGTCTGTACTTCATCACTTTGCCACTCTTGTCAATTTTAACCTGAACTGTTTCTGGAGCTATATTAAAATAGCCAGCAATAGGATCAACTTCTACCGCACCTCTTTTAACTCTATTGCCACTAGATGCATTTTGATTTCTAATCTTAACTAGATATGCATTATGGAATGTAATAAGGTTTGTTGCCGTTTCCTTTAAGAACATGTCAAAAGGTTGGCCAGTTACGTATCCAATCTCATTAAGTCTTTGTGCAATGTATTTAGCATTCTTCTCGTTTTCAGAAGAAACAGAATATCCAGCTTTGAACATTAAGGTTATTTTCTTATTAAATGCTCTAGCTACAAATGATTCTGTATCTATGATTCTACCATATTCGTAAAGGTCGTAAGCATGACTCTGCCAGTATGTAACTCTAAGAGTGTCCTCAAGTGGTCCAAAGAATGATAGTGTAGGATTCTTAACCATCTTAAATCTTTTAACTTGGAAGTCTTGAACTACAGATCTGCCTTTTGACATATTTGTTTTATATAAAATATCTGACATTAGTAATCCTAAATTTTGATTTTGCCAATATTTCCAAATACATTATCAATTTTTAATGATAGTGTTTCTATGGAATCTATATCTAAGTTATTCTTTTTAGCCTTATCTCTTAGTATTGATACTTGTTCCTTAAGGTCTATGTTGTTGTATTGTTCACTATTATCAACTGGATTGATTCTGTCGTCTACAATATCTTCATACGGATTCTTGATATTTAAGAATGACAATATAGTTTTTACATGTTCTAGCACATCATCATTTTCTATGTCAAATGGAATAAAGTTGTCGCCAGCATTTACCTTTATGTATTCTGATGACACATATGTAGGATCGTTCCCTTGTCCAACAAGATTATTTTCAGCAAATGTTTTAGCATCTGCAATGATATGTTGTAAATTTGCCTCTTTAATAAAGTCGTTTAGATTACATCCACAGATATCTAGCGGCTGATTCAAAGAATTCTTTGGCTTATCAAGTATCAGTATCCCAATATTGTCATCTGCTGATTGTGCTATTGCAACGTTAGTATCTATTGATTCTCCTATTGCGTCAGCTATATCTGTCAAAGATAAGTTGTTGTGCGTAGCATTATATGTAGGAGTGTTATTGTTTCCTACTATGTTCATTGCAAGGTTTCTTGTCTTCTTTTTAATGATTGATCTGATTAAGTTGATAAGTCCAATATACTGAGTAAGTTGTTGAAGCTTACTTGATATCTTATTAACTGATCTTTCTGATTCGCATTGTAAGTATTGAGCGATACCAAAGATTTCTAAGATAGTTTCTTCTACGGCAACTATTGAGGAATTAATTGTATCCTTTAGCTTTGATATATCTTGTTGAAACTTTTCTACGCCTTCTTGAGTTGGTAACTTTTTCTTTAAGCCTTCTCTTAGTGCTGCTGCCTTCTTTAGATTTGGCACATTGAATGATGCGGCATATACTTTTTGTCCAAGGAAGATAGGCTTTTCATCAGAGTCATCTAATTTCTTTAATTTAGCATCTCTTTTTTCTATACTCTTTAATACTTCTTCTTTTGTATCTTTATTAATTTGTAATCCATAGTTGCTAATAGATAAGCCAGTATTAATATCCTGCTTCTCCGATAAGTTCTCGCCCAATTGTATTAAGGCGTCAAGGATACACATAACAGACGACATAGAGAAGTTGATGGATGTATGTGCAAACTTTAACAAGCTTTCTAATAGTCTATTAATAATTGCCTTGATTAGGGCCATTAAACTAAACTTACTAAAGTCCAATGAAAAGCTGAGTCTTATTACGGAAGCTAATAAAAGAGATAGTAATTTAATCAAGTCTGGGATACAGAATGAAGAGAATAAGAAAGCAAATGATGGTAGCTGACTATTAAATACTGCACCTTTTAAGCTCTTTATATTTTCAAGGAATTGTTTAGCGTCATTTAAAAAATCTCCTCTCATGCCAGCTAAATTAATGGTTGGTAGCTTTGGCTTACAATCAAGACAGTCCTTACCTATAGCTTTTTTAATTGCTAATGAGATTGGATCATTTGCAAACGGAGTAGATGCACTGTCTGGATTGGTTGGCTTAGTGTCTACGTTTGGATTTTCTATTCTGTCAAATATTCCAGATATGGTTTCTAGGTTGGTCTTATGCTCATCTGCTTCTTGGTATAGTGTTATGGGAATTGGTGTTAAACAATTGCTGCTTCTAATCTCTGAGTAGAAATGATCTATAATTTTTTGTGCACAGAACGATCCTTGCTCTGATGACATTGAGTCTTTATTAAGATACGGCACTTTTAGCTCCTTGTACTAGATACTGTGGAATGCTAGGCATTTGAAGAATTCTTATTGGTGTCGCTCTTCTTTTATGAGGACCATCTTCACCAGCATCTACGTTGGCAGATATATTTAAGTTAATTTTATTATATCTATTAGTTATTGCTGTAGTTGTATTTGTCAGTGTTAATGGCATTCTTGTACGAGGCCAAAATATTCTTGGCTTCTGAGTTGGTAGTAATCCTTCTATTGGAAGATTTGGTAAGGTTACCGTTGGAGTCGGTGATGTCGGATCTCCAGGTCTTCCAGATATATGAAGATGAGGAGGAATGTTATGCGTATGTGGCACTATCTTATGTGTATGGTTTTGTAGGATAACGAATAGATTTATAAGCTTTTGTTCTATGGTGTTAATATAGATAAATAATTCTTGTATAAAACTGTACATGTCTTGATAGTTAACAAAGTCTTCAGACGCATATTGGTATAGGCGACTATATAGATCCGCTCTTCTTTTCTCATTCTCTATACTTGTAGGATTGCCTCCTCTAAATATGTTCATAGTATATAAGTACCCATTAACTGCTTGCCTTTGTCATCGCCAGCAATTTTAATTATTTCCATACATTGTAAAAACATGTCAAACGTAATATATGACCCGTTTGCTTTAATAAAATCTGCGCCATACAATGTAGTTACTGCTTCATAAACATCGGCATTATTAATTGGATCAAGAGAAACCCTTACGTGTTTTAATTTCTCGTAAAGGTCTTTCTGAAAATCTTTAATCTCATTAATGGCGTTTAATATCTCTAAGTCCATTATTCAGCCTCTAAAGATATATTAACTGATAGTTTTGTATTTGATGACAAAATAGGTTCTATTAATATCCATACTGGTATCAAATGATTTTGTACAGGATTTAATACAGTAGCTTCATTGTAGTAAACCAGATTATCAAAATCTGCTACAACTGGCTTAACTTCATTAATTAAAACCTTTGTTCCGATATATAACTTGTCATCAACAGAGGCATCTAGTTTTATCTTGATATATGATAACGGAGCTACTGTGTCTGCAACTAAATAATATTTTTTAATTATAGGTAGCATAGGCGCAATAGAGCACTCATTAATATCTAGTGACGATAATTCTAGGATAGTTTCTGTTTCATAGTCGTAGTAGCACAGTCCGATGTCCGAAACTGTGCCTCCTGTTATCATTGCATCAGATGCAGTGTTTATTATATTTATCATTTAGAATTGTGCTCTTTTACCTTTGTTTTTAAATAATGTTCCACGTCTTGAAGTATTGACAAAATCCATTCTAACTTCTGAAGACTTATGAGGCCAATCGTTATCTCTATTAGCTAATGAACCAGCTATTTGTGATACTCTTGAATTTGGAGCACAATTCTCTCTCTTTTTGAACTTTATTTCAAGTCCATCTTTCTCTTCGTTTTTACTGTAAGTATTTGATGGATTTAAATGATCAATATTTTTACCATGCACATCTTCTGCAGAAAGTATTTTAATTGCTAATGGTGTTCTTAGGTTTGCAAATAATTCTGAATACTCAAAGTTATAAGCTAATGAGGCTAGCATCAATGCATCTAAGTCATGGTCGCCAACTGTAGAGCTAGCAGCAAAGTAAGTAGGTCTGCCATGAATACTTCTCTTCTCTTGATATCCTTTTAATTGATCTATCAACTTCTTATCCTCAATAGGATCAAGTTTTAGAACACTCTTTTCTATCAATCTGTTTAATGTTTCAACCATGTATGGCTTAATATCTTTCTTGACATCTTGATCGCTATAAGGATCTCTAACCTCAATTTTAGATGAGAAGTTAATTGATTTTAATTCTGCCAATAGTAAGTCTGGATGATTTGGAGGTATCTTCCCATATTGCCCTATTGCGAATCCTTTTAAAATCTCTGCTTGCGTAGCGCCGTATCCTTCGTCGATGTATATCTTATCAAAACGATACTTACGATTCAGCTCAATAATCTTTTCCATAGCCGTTGTTTGAGTCCAGCCTTCTTTTGATATTTGAACCTTTTCAGCGATAAAGAATACCTTCTCTGTCTTGTCAAATGCTAATACGCATATACGTGTACCTATCTGATCATGGTTCCAATCGCATCCCATCGTTACGATAAAGTTGTTTCTATAACGCAATAAGTCTTCTTCTGTTTTCTTAAAGGCTAATTTGACACATTGGTCAATATAATACTTCTGGAACACACCCATACGCGAAGCACCGAACTCGGCCAATACTTCTTGCACATAGCCCATCTCGTCACTTTGACTTCTTAAGTCTTTGTCAATATTGTCATTATAGTGAGGCAATACTGATGAAGGGAAATGGAATTCTTTAAATGCTGAATCCTCAGATAATTTATACATTTGTCTTTCACCATCTGGAGTAGATGATACCCATAATTCTGTATTTGGCTTATCTAATAGAATAGCTAAGATTGAGTTAAAATCTTTTTGATCTAATAAGTCTGCTTCGTCAATATAGATAACATCAGCTGGTTGTCCACGAATCTGTCCACCACCGCTACTACCTACTGTGAAAGCTTTTAATCTTGAACCATTATGAAATTGAATTAAATAGTTTGGAGATTCTTTGGAACGCTTAACAATAGAATCAAATGTCTCTGGCAAAGCATTAAGAATCTTTTTCATTGTTGTAAATACTTCTTCAGCTTGAGCATCAAATGGGGTTACAACTAATATGTTATAGTTCTCATTTGTCATCATTCTATGCAGAAGAGCTAATACAATACCAAATGTTTTACCGATACGACGACCAGATCTAATTGTTTTACGCTTTGCACTACAAGATGTATAGAACTCTTGATACCATCTTCTACTAAATAGTCTTTCATCTTTACCAATCTTTTCTAAATCAATATTCTTATCGGCCCAATAGTAAGGATTAAACGTCTGTCTTAGTAGATCAAACTCTTCCTCTGTAAACATATGTCTAACTTCATCCGTAACCATATTTTCAGCAGTTAGCATTCCACTACATTGTATTGTAATTTCTCCATATCTTTTCTTCTGATCAGCTATACATGTTGTACACATATTGTTGATATTTTTATCATAGTTTTTAGATTGTAAATAATCTTTCCACGGAATTTGGGCAAAGTTTCTTACTTCACCATTGTCTCCGTTAAACTTCCCTATCATTTCTACCATTACAACATTCCTCTCATTAGCATTGCTTCCGATCCAAGCAGACTTCCTCTATCATTCATACCTGACTTAGATAGCTTATTTAAAGCTCTCTGTCTTGCAGATAACGTGTTTTGTGTTTGCATTCCTTGAGTATTGAATAAAGGTTTATTTAAATCCCAAGCTGTTTTCTGAATTATATTATCATTTGATCCCAGTAATGATCCAGCGTAGGCTGCCGTACCAGTCGCAACACCTATTGCCGTACCTACACCTAGTCCTAGTGTGGTTCCAAATAGCCATGATGACTTAGTACCCATTCTAAGAACACCTTTGCTTAATGCGTGTCCTAGCTCTTTAGCTGGCCTAAATGCACTAAGGAATCCTATCTCTGCTCCTGCAAATCCTGCAAATCCTGCATAGTCTCCAGTATCAACAGCATCATACGCGAAATATCCAGCAGATGCTGGAATCATTGTTCTTGCAAGCCAACTATTCTTTTGATGCCTAGTGGTCATACCTAAGGCATTCATTACGTTTTCTCTGAATACTCCGCTCATAAATGGCATAGAGAAATTACCAGCACGTTTTAAATGGTCCATAGCAGTAGCCTGACCGTACTTACCCATTAGACCAAAGTCTTTTACTTCATTCTTACCAGCGTACTTATATCCCTGAAAATACTTTCTTCTATCTTTACCCTCAAGACGTGCTGCTTCTAAATCTGTTAATTTATTTGACATAATTAATACTCATGATGTTTTGTTCTTTCATTCCAATCTGCAAATCCAGATCCATGATATGTTTGTATTCTTGGCTTTTGATTTGAGTATAACTTCAAATTACTTTCTACTGATTGTCCGAACTGATCTTTCATTTTCTTTTTATTCTTCACTTTATCAATATCTTCTTTTGAGTTATCCAATGCCATAGTTGCCAATAATGCAATACCACCTAGTCCCATTGCAAGCTTAGCGCGATTATTTAATCCTTTAGCAGCAGTTTTACTATTCTTAATATCCTCTGCTACTCTTTCAAGTATCTCTTTCTTCTTAGGTACGTCTTCTTCTTTAAGTAGTTCTTCTGCCAGTATCGTCTTATCAACGTGCTTTGTTTCTATATTCTCATATCGTTTCATCGTATCTGCAATAGCAAGATTAGGATCATTAGTGGCATGACCTGATGTTTTAAACATCCTTGTTATCTTAGTTGTCTGACCAGATGAGTTGATAAATTCTTGGGTGTATGGAGCATTCTTTCCATATGTGTCGTATAACTTATATCCAGTTGGCTCTGATGCCTCGTTTACAGCCCTTACAAGGCCTCTCTGCAATTGGTTAGCTGCTTCTATTGGTTGAACTGCCCTAATCTTTTGTAGCGTCTTAAGCGTCTCATCAGAAGGATTACCAGTCTTAAGATCCTCGTACAGAGTTAATATATGATTAAATGCTGTTCTTGCTGTTTGGCTAGAGTCGGATCCAGATGTATGGCTTTCTGCTTCTTTAAGGAAGAACTCAGATAAGAAGCTTTGTGCAGTGCCTACAGATGCGTATTGCTTATCTAGCAATCCCATATTAGCAGCTTTTATATATAGACCTTTGGTAAAGTCTAATTGGTCAACTACCTTAATCCTGCCACTTCTATTATGTATCTGGTCTAAGTAGCTATCCATAATGTCGTCATAAACGGCTGCAGCTTCTCCAAACAACTTCTCATTTTTCTTTGGATCTGCAAGATATTCTGAAAACTTACCAGATGCTATATTCTTCTTTTCTAATATATCTGGTGATGGTCCAAGATATGGAAGGCCAGTGTCTGCGTATCTAGTTTCAAATAGATCTCCAAATGCCTTTACATCTGCCGCACTTGATATCTCCATTAAGCCTTCTATTGCTCTTCTTTCAAAGTTGGCATTCTGCATCAATAGAATATCTGTGCCCTGCAGCTTGGCTGTAAGATCTTTAAGAATACTTTTCTGATCTTTAAAAGTCCCAAAGTTTTGGAAGTATGAATTAAATACACCAGCCTTAGCTTGATCTTGACCAAACTTATGAAGCTCCATTATTCTTTGGGATTCTTTTTTATCTATACCAATTGGCCTATAGAAGTCTTCAGTAAATGAAACTCCATCTTTTGCAGTATCATCAAATTTAGACACACCAACTGACCACGTAAAGAACTTTTTATCCTTTGCGTTTAGGCCAGATGTTTCAATATCGAGGGAGGCTATGCCTTTTTTATCAATCATATTGTTTTAAGTAGATCTATATATTCTTTATAGTTTTCAAAAATGTCTTCTTCAGTTATGAACTTATATTCTATAACTGCGTCTTTATGGTTTCTCTTTAAGAAGGCTCTTGCTGCTGAAGCTTTTCTTTGTACTCGTGCATTCTGTAGCATTGATTTTGGTTTAATTTCTATAAGGTCAATATTACCATTGGCTTTAAGAACTACAATGTCTGGAATATACACATGCTTATGCCCTCTTTCATCAAGGTATGGAATCTTAAATGGCTCCACAATAAAGTTGACAACATTGTCATCCTTCTCAAGTTTTACTAAGTATGCGTATTCATATGCAGATCTATAAACAAATCCACTATTGTTTTTCTTCGAAAAGAATGTGCCAGTCTTATATTTGCCGCCCATATCATTCTTCCTTTTGTTAAAATATACATTAGTGGATTTTCTCATTACTCTATAACCTCGCCATCTACCACTTTCATCTTTTCTACTTGTTTTGATAGTTCAAATATTTTAGATTTTAGATCTGCCATCTTTGATGAACTACTTGTTTTTTCTGAAACAGTTGCAATCACTTTCAGCTTCTCTTTTCTTGTAGCCATTAATGCTTCAAGCACTTTCATTCTATTTTTCTTAATTCTTTCCTTTAAGTCGAATGCTCTTGAGATTTCTTGGTTTTGAATAATATTCCCATTAGGATCAACGCCAGTCATTACGTCTTGCAGTAATGTTTGATGATTCTCTGCTAAGTATTTTGTTATTCTCATTTCATATATATTAAATTCTGCTAGTTCTGAAACTAAGTGCATTTCTGTAATATGATTAGGATCAACATTAAACTCTTCTAAATATTGCTCTGTCCAATAATGGATTAGTTGTGCCTCTACTAAGCAAGATTGGCCAAGAGGTGGTTTGCCAATTTGGAAGTAAGGACATGAATTCTTAAATGCACATTGGTCTCCAGTGCATCTAATAGGAACTGCTGCGTTAATACCTGTCGTTAATCTTTTCATCTGATTAGAGATTTGTTTAATCTCAGCTTCTGAAAATGTTAAGTGACCGTATTTGTCTTCATCTACATTTAATAAGTCTAGATAGTTTGTTTTTGTTATTGTTCCATCTTCTCTTATTTTAATTCCACTAAGACCTTGATATCTTGCTGGTAGATTTTCTTGTTTTGGTAATTCTTCTTTTACAATTGGTATTTTCTTAGATTCAGGAATACGATCCCTTAGTGCCTTTGCTTGAGAAAATATATCCTTAACCTTGTCGTTATAATCTAAAATGTTCTGCTCTTTCATATGTTCACCTATTTGTATTTGTCCTTAATAAGATGTATTCTTTATATAACGCAATGTTAACATATAGGAGATATTTATGAAACACGTCGTATTCTTGCATGGGTTGGGTAGTCATGGTATGACAATGACTTTTTTAAAAAAATACTTTGATCTTTATTATGATTGTAAAACTTATTCATTTTCTTATATCTCAATTACATCATCTTTAGATAAAATAACAGATACTTTGGTTTGCGAATTTAATAATCATTTTTCTTGTATGGATGACGTTTATATAATTGGCCATTCTCTTGGCGGAGTAATAGCAAGAAAAATATCGTTATCGTCACAGATAAAATGTAGAATAAAGAAAATAGTAACACTAGGAACTCCTCATAATGGTGCTATTCTTGCTTCTAAGATTATTAATAAATTACCATTTATTAAATATGTATTTCCTATAGTTGGTGAATTATCAACTAATTCAGATAAGTTAGATTACACTATTAACAGAGATTGTAAAGTTGGAGTTTTGTCGGGTAATAAGCGTAGGTCAAAATGGAATCCACTTGTATTTATTGGATCCGCAATAATAGGCAATAAATATATAAATGATGGGGTTGTTTTATTAAAGGAAAATGGTATGGCATGTCATGATTCTATATGTATACATGTCGATCATATTAATATGCTGTGGAGTGATGCCGTTGTTAAGCAATGTGTTAGTTTTATAAATACTGATAAGTTTAAATAAGTTCTAAACAACAAAAAGGAGGCTTAGCCTCCCTGTTGTCTTTATATACTATCGTATCTTTAGTGGCCTAAAAATCACCTGACTGGCCGTAGCTAAGCGCGGCTTTAGCCGTCATTTTATTTCTCTTCTCCTTCAGCTACCGCAGACATTGCAAGATTTTTAATTTCTGTTGCAAGCAGGCCTGATGGATTATTGGCTAGTTCCATGTAGAAAGATTCGCTTAAATAAGCTTGAATCATGACTCGAATAGCATCATCTGATAAAAGACGACTGACAACACAATCTGTGCCATTAGCAAAGAATGTCACAAAATCGCCTGCCTTCAATAATTTACCGTTAATAATGCTATTTTCATTTGCACCCGTCACTAAGTAGGTTTTGCCATCTGAATTTTCAGGTGCTTGTACCTCATACGCTACTACCTGCATGGCAGGGTAATCAGTATTTGATATATCAAAAGATACAGGCGTATTGCCAAAAATAAATAGTGATCGTGATTCTGCGAAAGATGGGAAATTTCCCAAATCACATGAGATTAGTCCTAAATTTTGTGTTTCGTTTACAAAAGAAAGAATGTTTGTACCGTACTCTAAAGTAATGAGAATGCTGTCACCTGTCGCTACTTCATTAGGTAGAGATGTGCTAGCGGGGCTATAATTTAGATATTTGTATGTTTGCATCAGTATTCCGTCAACACAGCTAATAGCGACAAGTTCTGCAGTGCCAGTTACTGAGAGTTCATCCATGTTAGTAATGCTGGTTGGAGTCCACAGCCCTACTATCATCTGAGTATTCTCATCAGTAGCAGGCCATGTAAATCGTAACTGTGCTTTAGCGTCAACCTCTTGAGCAATATGAGTCGCGCAAGCCGTCGCATAGCCCTCAGGTGTAAATACATTATTAACAATAGTGCAGTTAGTTAACGCATCAAACACAGCTATATTGGCT